TATATATATTTTTGCGAAGCTATCGCTCCGGTATATCTTTTTCTTGGTATTTTTTCTTTTAATTTAATCCTTATAGTTTAAACGAGATTAATTCTTAACTTGTCGCATAGCATACGCAAACACTATTTTTAAAATTTTTATTTTTTTTTCTTTTTTTTGAATAAAGAGTAGAATTCATGGTATATTAAGAGTATAAGAACAACTGAAAGAATCAATTATTTAATATCTTAGGGTGTCTTCTTATAGAGCAAACAGTGTCAATTATTTTTCCGTTATATTTGGTACATAGACGAAAATAAAAAATATTTTTAAAAAAAGTGAATATATTTTTTAAAACTGGATATAATATTATTAGGGAGTAAAAAAACTTAATATCTGAGTTGACAACATTCTGATAATTACAATCAGAAAGTAGGAAAGATATTGTTAGCAAATTACACGTTTAAAGGGAAGATAGATGGCAAGTCTATTAAAGACTATCAAAACAAAATAGATTTAAGTGTTAAAACAAGCCAAGAGATAATCGACCAAGTGAATAAAATTTTAAATATAGAAGAGATTAATGGGGTTCAGTTTAATGGTGATTTATTTTGGCAAGTTATTTGGGACGAAGGAGTTTGTAAAACAGATATAAATACAAACGAATTATGTTGGAGCAATACAGAAGTATGCAAAACACTAGAGATATTAGCATCGTACATACTTATGAAAGACGATAAAGAAAAAAGAAAAGAATGTAAAATGTATGATGATTACAAATTAACAAAAAGAGCAGAAAAAGATAGGGAAAAGGTTTGTCAGATTGGAGTTAACGAAGATGATGAGGTTGTAGTTCTTAAAGATGTAAAAAATTATAAAAAATACAAGAAAACTACTGTTAATAAATCTGACATTAAAGAATATTCCGAACTTAAATGTTATGATGACTATAAGGAATATATGAAAACCTTATTCCACGGTGAAAATGCCAAAGAGAATAGACTTGAGTTAATAGAAAAACTAAAGAATAAGGGTTATGACATTTCTAATGGTAAACTTTATAAATTTGTTAAAACAACACTTCCAACTATATCAGAAGATATGTTAAGTGTTAAGTTAAGTAAAACACAACCAATTAAATGGAAACAACCACTTAGAGACAGTCATCAATCATTTAATTTTGAAATGTTGGATATGTTTGACCCTCAACAAGTTAAATATGCTTTAGTAACTGATAAAAATTTAGAATTTTCTACTAGAAATGAGTTTTGTATAACTCTTGACGAAATTATTAAAAAAACACACCTTACTAAAAATCAAAAGATAATATTAAGCAAGTGGAGAAAAGATTGGCAAGTAGTTAAAATAGCAGAATATATGCAAGTAGATGTTGCTTATGTATCTAGGGAAATTGACACAATAGCTAAAAAAATAAGTAATGCCTACATAGACGAATATGAAGAACAATATTATTATATGAATTTAGTTAAGGGAACTTATAAGAAATGCTCTTGCTGTGGAGAGAATAAGTTGGTAAAGCATTTTAATAAACATTCTGTAAAGAATGGAGAAATAATATATATGAGTATTTGCTCGGATTGTAGAAAAAAACACCGAGAAAAAAAGAAAGGAAGAGGAAAAGATGAAAAAGAAAGATTTAATAAAAAGAGTAGCAGATAAATGTGATTATTCTCAAAGACAAGTAGAAGAAATGTATGACGTTCTTAAAGATGTTGTAGAGGACGCTATAGCAGATGGTGAAGAATTTAAATTATTAGGCTTTATAAAAATAGGAACTAAAAAATTAAGTCCTAGAAAAGGTAAGATGACTAATAGATTTGGTGAAGTTGTAGAATGGGAAAGAACAGAAGAAATTACTGTTCCAACTGTAGGATTAACTAAATATATAACTAAACGTTTTAAAGAGTAATATAGAACTTTAAAAAGTGGATAATATGAGCTTATAGACACACACAGCTAATTTTACATATAACAAGCTACTTTTGGTAAGAGTTAAGTTACTTGTGTCTAGTAATTTTTCATATTATCCTCCAATTTTATTATACTTAGGCGATTACCGCAATTATTTTATAAAGGAAATTAAAAACAAATTTTTATAACTAGATTAATATATCGCCTAGCGAATATGGATATATAGTTTAACAGGCAAAATACTTACCGGAAAAGAGTTATAGGTTCAAGTCCTATTATATCCTCATGATATAACCCCCTTTCAATTATATTATTATACTTAAAGACACATACAGCAATTTTTAAATACTTTATTTTACAAGAAAAAAAATAAAACAATTTATATTAACTTAAATAGAATTTTCATAAATACCTCCTTTGATTTAATGATATATAAGAATGTGTCTTGTAATACCTCCTATAGGACTACTGAACGGGAAGTAGTCCTAATATGACAAGGTGGAGTAATGGGAGCTCGTTAGATTAATTCTAAAGATGTAGGTTCAAATCCTTCCCTTGTGAATATTTAACATTTTACCTTCTTTCTGCCCCTCTTTTGAGGGGTTTGCATGGAGAGGTGTCCGAGTGGCTTATGGTTCATCTTTGCTAAAGATGTGATGCCGTAAAAAGCATCCGTGGGTTCGAATCCCACCCTTTCCTTTAATTTATAAAAGATATTAACAGCATAATTAAAATAGTATCTTGAGAGGTGATAATATGAATAAAACGTTACTTAAAGAATTAAAAAAGGCAACTAATTATACATATACAGAAAATGGTGGCTTAACACATAAAAGTACTTTAAATAAATGTTATGATTTATTTGCTTTTGGTGGAGCATCAAGAGGGAAAAGCGAAGAAGACATATTAGATATGTTTTATGATGCTTTAAGAGAAGACAAACTGTTAGCGATGAAATTATTGTTTTACATTAGAGATGTAAGAGGTGGGTTAGGAGAGAGAAGAACTTTTAGAATTATTCTTAAATCTTTAGCGAATTCTCACCCTTATTTAATTGAAAAGAATATAGATTTAATCCCCTTTTATGGTAGATATGATGATTTATTAGTATTATTCGACACTAAATGTGAAGATAAGATGGTTAACTTAATAGCTAAAACATTAATAGATGATTGCAGAACTAATCAGCCAACATTGTTAGCTAAATGGTTACCTAGTGAAAATGCCAGTTCTAGTGATTCTAGGAGACTTGCTAGAAAGTTAGCTAAAAAGCTTTCTCTTACTAATAGAGAGTATCGAAAGACATTATCTAGTATAAGAAATAAAATAAAAATTGTTGAAAATTTATTAAGCGAAAAAAAATATAATGAAATAGAATTTGATAAATTACCTAGTAAAGCAGGATTAAAATATAGAGATGCTTTTTTAAGACATGAAGAATTATGTGCTAGATATGTAGAGTTTATTGATAATAAAAATAGTAAAATAAATGCTAAAACTTTATATCCATATGACATAATAAGAAATGTTTGGAATTGTGAGACTCATGAAAGAAAAGTGCTTGATAAATACTGGAAAAATTTGCCTGATTATTTTGATGGTAAACCTTGTAGTATATTGCCAGTAATAGATAATTCAGGGTCAATGACTTGGAATTTAAATGGTGGCGTAATTCCAATAGATGTAGCAGTTTCTTTAGGAATATATTGTGCAGAGAGAAATATTGGAGATTTCCATAATCACTATATTAGCTTTAGTAGAACTCCTAAATTGGTGGAAATAAAAGGTAACAATATAGTTGAGAAAACTTTAAGTGCAGTAAATAATGTTTTTTATGAGAATACTAATATAGAAGCAGTATTTGATTTAATATTAAAAACTTTAAAGAAAAGTAATTTATCAGAAGAATACTTACCTAAACACATTGTTATAATTTCTGATATGGAATTTGATGAAGGAACTAGATGTAACGATAGCGTAACATTAATGGAACGTATTAGAAAAGAATGGGCAAAAGAAGGATATACAATGCCACACTTAGTTTATTGGAATGTATGTTCTAGGAGAAACAATATATCAGATTTAGGAGCAGATAATATTACTTATGTAAGTGGTTGTACTCCGATGATATTTAAGAGCATTATGAGTGGTAAAAATGGTATGGATTTAATGCTAGATACATTAAATAGTGATAGATATTCAAGTATAAGAGTATAGAGAGGAGATATAATATGAAAAAAGTGTTACAATTAGATTTTAAAAATGCAAGTATAGAGGAAGGTTCAAATGGAAAACAGGTTGTTGAATACGATAAGGAATTGTTACCTTTGTATACAAGAAGTTTAGATAAAGTGTTGGAAGATATAGAAGAAGAACAAGAGTTGCAACTTAAATTAAATATAAAACTTCCTCTTTCTCAATTTAGATTGCTCACTGATTTCCTAGTAGATTGTTCAGATTTAAACTTATTCGATTTGCAAATAAAATCAGTAGAACAAGATGACTAATATGGAAAAGTATAATACGAAACAAAAAGAACAGATGATTAAATTGTCCCTACAAAAATTAAGTGGGGACGATGAAGTAGATTGGGAAGATATAATAGATAGTCTAGGAATAAGTTTACATAAAGATACTTTAAGACGATGGGCAAGAGGAATGCAGATTTATGATGAATATCTTAAAGAAACAAAACACAAGTCTGTAAGAGACGATTCAGAAAAAACAATAAAAAAAATATTAGAATTAAAACAACAAAGAATTTTATTATCTGATGAAAAGAGATATGTAAATGAGAGACTTAGAGAACTAACAAGAGTAGAAGATTTCTATAAGAAGCTAGAAGATAAAATATCAAGTAGCGACCCTGTTCAACTAAGAGAGATTGAGTTTAGTGATAAAACGAATGAAGCAGTATTAATGTTATCTGATTGGCATTATGGAATAGAAGTTGATAACAAAGTTAATAAATTCAATTCAGAGATAGCAAATAGTAGAGTTTCTGAATTAGCGGGTAAAGTTATAAAACATTGTAAAATAAATGACGTGAGTAAATTAAATATATTTTGTTTAGGAGATTTAATATCTTCTGAAATTCACACTATTATTAAAATGGAAAATAGAGAAGATTTATCTACTCAAATATATGAAGTAAGTGAACTTCTTTCAAAATTTATAGAGACAGTATCGAAAGTTGTTCCGATAGAAGTTACATTTACTTTTGGAAATCATGAGAGAACGGGATTAAAAGACTTATCTAAAGATAGCGATAATTTTACAATTCTTATAGAAAAATATGTTATGCTTCTTTTAAGGGATAATGAGAATGTTATTATCAATAGTAGTGAAACAAATTCAGATATTATATATAAAAACATTATGGGAAATGACTTTGTTGGAGTTCATGGACATCAAGAAAAAAGAAAAGGTGTTGCTCCTGATTTAAGTGCAATCCTGAGTGGTAGAAATGTCGATTATGTATGCATGGGGCATTTACATTCTCAATGTAATTATATTGATAATACATCAGAAGTTTTTATAAATGGAAGTTTATGTGGCACAGATGCCTATGCTTATGGGAAGAGATTGTTTTCTCCCCCTAGTCAAAAGTTATTGATAGTTAATGACGAAGGTGTTGAATGTATCTACAATATTAAAGTTTAGTGAGGATTACGATATGGCAAATAAGAATGAAGAATTAAGTAGAGAAATATATATAAGCGGTGAAATAAATAACGAAATGGCAGCAGAGATAATTGCTCATTTAAAAAAGATAAATGATGAAGATTTAGATGTTTATGAGAAAAATCAAACTTTAAATGAAAAAAATCAATTACCTTATAAACCTATAAGTCTTACAATAAATTCTCCGGGAGGAAGTGTAATGGACGGTTGTGCAATAATGAATACTTTAGAATCTTGTATTGCTCCTGTTCATACTCATGGTATAGGAGAGGTATCTAGCATGGCGGTTCATATTTATGCTTGTGGAGAAGTTAGGACAGCAGGAGATTTAGTTACATTTGGGCTACATGGAACTGGTGGCGGTACTTGTGGTTATACTAAAGAAATGATAAGTTCATTGACTCATTGGAAGAAATTAGAGAAAAAGTTAAATGATAGACTTTTAGAAGACACAAAATTAACACAAGAAGATTTAGATGCTTGTGAAACTTGTTTAACATTTTATGATTATGACGAAGCCTTGGAAAAAGGTTTGATAAATACAGATTTGTATGATGATGAATTTCTTAAAGAAATAATAGACGGATTAAATGTGTCTGACAAAAAAGAAGAAACAAAAGAAACAAAAGTGACAAAAACAGAAACAGAGGTAAAAGAAGATTAATTCTTTTTACATAAAATGCGAGTTCATATCATTTCATTTTGATTAGAATAAAGGTTAATAGAATCCATGTTTATTGGCGGAACATGGGTTCTCTTTAGTCTTTATTTAGACTAACATATATCTCCCTTGTTAGTGGTATGGTTGCTATTCCTCGTAGCCATACCCATTAATAAGGAAATAAAATCATATATTGATAATCTATTATTATCAAACCATTTAATAACTACCCTTCGGGGTAGTTATTTTTTTATAACAAGAGAGGTGATAAAGTGAAAAAGGAAAAATCGCAAAAATTAGCTAAGAGAGTATGCCCTTATTGTGGAGAAGAAAAATTTGTATCTAGGGATTTCTATGGCTCAGAAAGCCTTATGTATTCTAATGAAAAAAGACACCTTATTTGTAAAAACTGTATGAATATTAGATATAATTTCTTTTTAGCTAAATGTGACGGAGACGAATTACTAGCTTTAAGAAGAACTTGTGATAACTTAGATATTGTATTTGATGAAGGAATAGTTAATAGAGTTGAAGGTCAAGACGGCTCTTTGTTTTTGAATTATATGAAAACAATAAATACTAATTCTATCCTTAGAAGTTTAAGTTCATTAGATAGCCCTATGTTTAATGAAATGCACTCAAAGCCTAATATAGAGGATTTGGTTGTTAATAATGATATAGTTATGAAATGGGGAGATGGATTTACTAAAAGAGAATACCAACAGTTAGAATATATTTATTCTGAATATATGGAAGAGTATAAACCTAAAGACTTGTCAACTAAAAAGATACTTAAAGATTTAAGTATGACAGAGCTTCTTAGGGAAAGAGCTAGATTAAAAGGTGATGACAAAACATACGATATGTATACAAAACTGCTTTCTAAAAGTAGAGCAGATGCAAATATACAACCTAATCAAAATAAAGACGAAGATGATGAAAAATATATATTTGGTATGATGATGAAGATATATGAATTAAAGAAGCCAGTAGTTAAGAGACTTAAAGAATATCAAGATGTTGATTGGATTGAAAGATATATAATGAGGTTTTTATTTAAACCATTAGCAGTGGCTTTAGGATTTGGTTCAGCTAATTATTCTTTAGAAGAAGGAGATGCAGGAATACAATTAGACGAAAAAATTGAGAGAGCCATACAAGCCGTTAAAGAGGAAGAAGAAGAGGAAAAGGCGAAGAGGAAGAATGGTGATAGCTAATGGAAGAAAAGAAATATATGGAAACCGAGTATGAGGATAGAGGTAATTTAACAGGAGACTCCAAAGAAGATTTACTTATAGGAATAGGTGAATATTGGGGTTGTTTTTATTTAGCTAATCCTCATAGATTTGCTATGGATTATTTGAAGTATAAGTTACATATATTTCAACAGATATTACTGTATTTTATGATGAAAAGTGACCAGTTCGTATTTATTGCATCGAGAGGTCTGGGCAAGTCATTTCTTACCGCAGTATTCTGTACAGTTATATGTATATTAAAACCCGGAACCAAAGTTATAGTCTGTGCTAAACAAAAGAAACAAGCAGAAAAAGTACTGACCGAGAAGATACTTGGTATATTATATCCCCAATCATATGCTTTAAGAAAAGAAATAGATTATAAAGGAATTAAGTGCAACTCTAATCAGGTATTAATACCATTTAAAAATGGTTCTTCTATAGAAGTACTTGCCAGTTCAGAGAACTCAAGGGGTGCAAGATGTAATGTTTTGGTAATGGATGAGTTCCGTATGATAAATGAAACAATAGTTAGAAGTGTTTTATCTCCATTTGGGGCAGTTCCAAGACAAGCCGGATATTTAACTAATCCTAGATATTCTTTTTATCGTGAAGAAAACAAAGAGCTATATCTAAGTTCCGCATGGTATAGTGACCATTGGAGTTACTCTAAGTGGAAAACAACAGTTAAAGATATGCTAACTAAATTTGATTCCTTCGCTTGTAATATTCCTTTTACCTGTTCTTTAGAGCATGGATTAAATACTAAAAAGAAAATGGAAAGAGAAATGGATGCAGAAGGTATGAACTATGCATCTTTTTTAATGGAATACTGTGCAGTGTTCTTTAATGAAGCAGATGACGCTTTCTTTAAATCTTCTATTATAAATCCTTGTAGAGATACACTCGATGTATTTTATCCTCCTACAGCGGAAGAATGGATAGCAGAGAGAAAAAAGAAGAAATCCGAACAATCATGGTATATGCCTAGAGTTAACGGTGAGATAAGAATTATGGCTTGTGATATCGCCTTAGCTAAAGGAGTGGCAAACGATAACTCCAGTTTCTTATTAATGAGAATGATACCTGATAGAGGTAAGTTTAAACGCCATGTTGTATATATGGAAGCACATAATGGTATGGCGGCTAAACAACAGGCTATAAGAATAAAACAATTATTCTATGATTTCGGTGCAGATAAACTTATTATAGATACAACTGGTGTTGGAGAAGCAGTTTGGGAATTTATCAGAGAAAGTAACTATGATGAAGAGAGGGGAGTCAGATATGATGGATTTACTTGCTTTAATGAGGACAATAGAGTCGATGATTTATCTAAAAGAACTGGCTTGCCTTTTGTTTATTCAATGCAGGCTAACAGCGAAGTTAACAGTAGAATAGCAGTAAGTGTAAGAAAATTATTAGCAGATAAAGATTTAATACTTCCTATGAATGATAGAGAGGCAAAAATATTAGTAACTGAAAAAGTAGCTAGTTTAGATTTAGATTTAGAAGAGGCGGCTTATAGAGAAGCTAGATACCTTGCTCCGTTTGTTCAAACAACTATTATGGTTAATGAAATGATAAGTTTGAACCATGAAAGTAAAGAAGGGAAAATAAAACTTTTTGAAAGAGGGGCAAATAGAAAAGATAGATATTCTTCATTAGGATATGCCGTATTCTTGAGTAATTTAATCGCACAAGAAGAAGGCTTTGGTGATGACGATGATGATATCTTATTTTTCGTATAACGAGGTGAGGATATGGAATTAAATAAAGTTTATTGTATGGATAATTTAGAACTGTTAGAGCAGCTACCTACTGGCTCTATCGACCTTATATATTGTGATATTCTTTATAACACAGGTAAAAATTTTAAAGATTATAATGATAATTTAGGAACAGTAACACAGGCTATGAAGTGGTATCGACCAAGATTATTTCAGATGAAAAGAGTTCTTAAAAGCACAGGATTAATTTATCTTCAATGCGATTATAGATTAGTTCATTATTTAAAGGTGGATATGGATTGCATCTTTGGGATTGATAATTTCAGAAATGATATTATTTGGAATTACGGAGGGCAATCTAGGAGTAAAGATATAAGTTGTAAACATGACAATATATTAAGATATTCTAATGGAGACAAGTATGTTTATAACACACAATATCAGCCTTATACTGAAAGAACACTAAAAGAATTTAGGCATAGAAACGAAAAAGGAGAATTATGTGTTCGTACTTGTAGAAGAGACAAAGATGGCAACAAAGTTTATTATTATACTCCTAAGAAAGAAGGGGCTAATATAACTGATGTATGGGATATTAAACCTTTATCTCCTTCAAGCAAAGAGAGATCAGGATATGATACTCAAAAACCTAAAGAGTTACTAGAGAGAATAATTAAATCATCTTCTAATGAAGGAGATGTAGTTGCCGATTTCTTCTGTGGTAGTGGTACAAGTTTAGTTGTAGCTAAAGAATTAGGCAGAAATTATATAGGATGCGACTTAAACCCTAAAGCAGTAGAAATAACAAATAAAAGATTAGAATTAATATAAAAGAAAGGATTAGTTATTATTATGCAGAATAAGAAAAGAATAATTTATGAAATATATTTTCCAGCATTCTGTAGGGACTTTCAAGATTTAGCAAATAAAATACCATACTTTGTAGAATTAGGAGTTACCACTTTATGGTTAACCCCTATATTCCCAAGTCCAACAGAGCATGGATATGACATTATCAATCATTTTGATATTAAAAAAGAATATGGTAGTTTTAGAGATTTTGATAATTTCATTGAGAAAGCACATGAGAATGGGTTAGAAGTTTTATTAGATTTAGTATTATGTCACACAAGTTCAGAACATTTAATGTTTAAAGAATCTATTCAAGGTAAAAACGATTGTTACTTTTGGAGCAACCATAAATTAGACGATGCATGGAAAATTTGTAATGAGAATAAACAGTATTATCTAGCCAAATGGTATTACACAATGCCCCAACTGAATAATCAATCAGCACAAGTCAGAACTTTAATAAAAGTATTAATAAAGTTTTGGTTGGTAGAGCATAAGGTAGACGGATTTAGACTTGATGCAATTAAATATGCTAGTGGTGACCCAATAGAGTTTTGGAAGTGGTTTTGCGATGAGGTATACAAAATAAAACCTGATGCTTATTTAGTTGGTGAATGTTGGGAAGAATTTGAAATAAGTAATAAATATGCTATAGAAACAGGAATGAAAACATTCAATTTTGAACAAGCTGGTTGGATGAAAAATAAAATATTACACAATAGTAGGTATGAAGTTAGAAACGATATAAATAATGCAGTTATTTTCCTAGACAATCATGATATGACTAGAATATCTGTTGATTGTAATTTTAACGTAGATAAAATTAAAAACTTACTAAAATTAATGTTTATGTTTAATCACAACGATATATGTATATATTATGGAACTGAAATTGGAATGGGCGTTCCTAATGGCTATGTGCATTGTGGAGGTCATGGAGATTTTCACTCAAGAACAAAAATGAACTGGCATGAAGTAGAAAGACAGAGAAGAGACCCAAATAGTATATTTAATTATATCAAAAAATTAATACATGAATATAAAAGTAAGTAGGAGTTGATGATTTAGATAATTTACAAGTATTAATATGGTTTGAAAATAGACGTAAAAATGATATGGCGTAGAAAGAAAGATTAAATTCAATGTAAGGAGTTGATATATTTGAGTGAAGATGTAAAAAAAGAAAATATTGATTCTTATGATGCTTATGATTTTTCCGAAGATTTATTATATAGCTTGAAGACTTATAATTCCCAAATTTCAACAATAAGGGATAATAGTGTAAGAGTTAAAAATAACATAAGAAAAATGTTAAGTAATCAAACAAATAATCAATATACAGAAACAGAACTTCAAAAAATAGGAGATATGCTTACTAAAAAGAACGGTCAGTTAAAGGAATTAATTACTTATAAATCTAATTTACTTACTTATGACCACTATATAATGCCATTAGATGTTAGTAAGTATAAAACAGAAGAAAGTATAAAAGAAGCTAGAAGAAAAGCTTCAAAACAAGTAGAAAAATACAACCTAAAATATAACTGCAAATGGATTGCACAGGATATTATAGAATATGGAGAAATTTATTTGGCTTTAGTTAAGGGTAAGAATAATTATTTATTTTTTAAATTCCCTAGAGAAATGTGTATGATAACTCAAAAGACTGGTAATATGGTCTCTAAATTTGCTATAAATTTAGGATATTTAAATTCTACTAATTATTATACGTTCCCACAAGATATACAAAATTTATACTGGGATTATCAAGAGGGCAGATTGGATAAAAGAAGAATTATAAAAAATTCATGGTATCAAATGACAGAAGTTACTTATATGGCTTTTACATTAGATGAATGGCAAGAAAAAGGTACTCCGTATTATTCTTATTTATTTGATAGTTTAGCATCATTAGAAGAATTATCAGATTTAGTTAATTTAAATGCTTATATAGATAGTTTTAGATTATTACATCAAAAACCTGAGCTTGACGATAGAGGTCAGTTAAAAATGGAAAGAAAGAAAATATTAAACTACCATAATTCATTAAAGAATTTAGTTCCTTATGGTTATTGTACTTTAACTTCTCCTTTAGATTTAAAATTAATATCTAGTGATGGAAATAGTTCTAGTATACTTGATGCCAAAGAAAAGACAAAAACAACTATATATGATTCTAGTGGTGTAAATGACAACTTATTCAATGGTAATACGACAAATACAGAAGCAGTAAGTATAGGATTTACAATAGATACTTTAATGCCTTTAAGAATACAAAAAGAAATAGAAAATTGGGTTAATGACCATATGAGAAGCGTTAGAGCTACTTCGAATTGGTTCTTAGAATTTATACCTACTAACGAATATAATCAAGGATTAGAAGCAGAGAGACAAAGAAATGCTTTAACTGTTTATTCTCCTAAATGGAAATATTTAGGTACTATAGGATTAACTCCTTTAAGAGCGTTAAGCACTATAGAATCAGAAGAATTAGAAGATATAGCATCTAAAATGTTACCATTATCAACTGCATATACTCAAGTTGGCAATGAAGTGGGTGGAAGACCTAGTAAAGCAGAAACAGGAGAATCTAATGCTAAAAATAGTAGTACAAATCCAAATGAATAAAGGTGATATAAATGAGTGATTTTAAATTAACTCCCTGTTCTTTAGGGGAGATAAAAGATGATATACCATATAAAATCCCTTCTAATATAGAACTATTAGGAGCAGAATCATTTTGGGATAAAGGAATTTATGGTAAAGGTATAACTGTAGCTATATTAGATACAGGAGTAGATTCAGGTCATGTGTGTTTAAAAGACAGAATAATTGGTGGTAAAAACTTTACAAGTGAAGGTAAGGAAGATGATTTTACTGATTGGAATGGTCATGGAACTCATGTAGCAGGTATTATAGCAGGTAATAGAGCCGAAAAAGGAATTACTGGAGTTGCACCTGAATGTAATTTATTAATAGTAAAAGTTTTAGATAGATTTGGTGACGGTGTATTTCCTAGTATAATAAAAGGATTAGAATATGCTATTGAACAAAATGTAGATATTATAAATATGTCTTTAGGTGGTAAAGCAAATGACGACTCTTTGCACGATATTATCAAAAAGGCAGTAGACAAAGGTATATGTATTTGTTGTGCTAGTGGAAACAATGGAGACGGAAGTGCAGATACAGATGAGATTAATTTTCCCGGAAATTATCATGAAGTAATAGAAGTTGGAGCAGTAGACAGAGATAATAATATTGCAAAATTCAGTAACACAAATTCGGAAATAGATATTGTATCATATGGTGTCAATATAATGTCAACTTATAAGAATAATAGATATGCAACGACAAGTGGTACTTCTCAGGCTACTCCACACGTTTCAGGAGCATTAGCATTGATTAAAGAAGATTTTGTTAAAACTTATGGCAGAAAGCCAACTGAAAGTGAATTGTGGGCAAGACTTGTCAAATGTACTAATTTCCTCAATGATATAGATACGAAGGCACAAGGAAACGGTGTTTTATACTTAGGAAATGGATGTGAATAATATGGGAAAATATATAATTGCAGATACAAGAGATAAAGCAGAAAAGTTAAAACGAATAGGTTTTGAATGTATCGCAATACAAGAAATAGGCAAGGAAACACATTATGTGTTTGAAAATTCAGATAAATATTTACTTTTTTCAAATGATGAAAAAAGCGAATATATAATAAGTGATGAACTATATATGTGTTTTTAATTCTTATAGAAAGGAGGAAATCCTTTGATAATTAGAATACCATGTTCTATGACTTTAGAAGAAAATTTCTTAAACTTTTCAGAAAACAATGAATCAAATCCAAGTGTTAAAATGCAAATCTTACATGAAGGAGTTAATCCAAAAGGAACAAGTTTTTCAAAAGAAGCAATAGAAGAGGCTAAGGCATCAATATATGATAAACCAATATTAGCATATGTTAAGTATGATGAAAATGGTGAACCTTTAGACTTTGGAGAACATGAAATGATACTTGTTCCAAAAGTTGTCAATGGTAAAAGAAGTTATGAGATTAAATATATAGAACAACCTATAGGAACTTTTTCTCAAAACTTTGACCTTTCTTACGAAAAAGGTGAAAACGGAAAAGAGTATCTTACTGCTACAGGTACTATATGGAACAGATATTGCAAAGATGCTTATAATCTTCTTAAAGAAGGAGATAAATCTGTAAGTATGGAAATCAATATACTCGAAAGCGAAAAAGATAAATATAGTGGAGTTTTAAATATATCTAAGTTTGAATTTTTAGGAGTTACTATATTAGGTGACGATTATGCTCCGGGAATAGATGGTGCTAATGCAACTCTTGAATTTACAAGAATAAAAACTGAAAAAGATTTAATTAATTTTTTAAATAATATAGAACAAAATGTGAAAGGAGACGAAAGTATGGATAACACTAACAAATATTCTCTTTCTAATAGAAGTATGGCGTTACAAATAAGAGAACAATTAAGTAATAGACTAATAGAAAAACAATACTCTTGGGGAGAAACATATCAAACTAGAGAGTTTTACTATGTAGATACTATACCCGATGATTCTGTAGTAGTAGTTCAAGGAAATGATGGCTATAAATATTATGGAGTTCCTTATTCTGTAAAAGAAGATACTCTTACTTTAGATTTTGATAATAAAAAAGAATATATAAGTGAGTGGAGAGAGAAAAAAGTTGATGAATCTGCTAATTTTGCCTTAGATGAAGAAGATGCTAAAGAAATGGCAGAACTTACTTTTAATGCAGAAGTGGAAAAGGTTGGTCAAGAAGCCAAAACAGTTGTCGACACTTTTAAAAATGATTTAGACGGTGTCAATAAAGAATTAGAAGAAACTAAAGAAGCATTAAAAAATGCTAATGAAACTGTATTCTCTTTAGGAGAAGAAGTTAAAGAATTAAAAGCTAAAGAGGCTCAAGCAGAACAAGAAAAACTTGTAGAAAAGGTTGAAGAAGTTCTAGCTAAATTCTCATTTGACGAAGAAGAAACTAAAGAAATGAAAGAACAATGTTTAAATGGAGAATTTAATGTAGAAGAATTAAGTAATAAATTATTTACATTATATGGTAAAAAAGCATTTGAAAATATGCAAAATAAACAACCTAAAGAACCAGAACAAGAGCCTAGTTTACACATGCCAACTAAGGGAGATACTCATATTCCTTATGGTGGTATATTTGAAAATTTATAAAATTAAAAGGAGTGAATAAGTGTGATAAGAACAGTTATGAGAGCAATAATGAGAAAAGATAGACAACCATATCCAAATCCTATAAATGGTATATGCGAACAAGTATTAGAAAATGGTATGGTAGTCGGTGTTAAAAGTTTTGCTGAAAATGGAGAAAGAGAACTTTACAAAGTTGGTCAATTCGCAGAAGGAGATTTAGCGGCTATAGTTGATTGTTCTGTTTTGATGTATGATAATCAAATGGACGAAAGAGACTTCCAACTATTAGCAGGTGAAAGAGGTAGATTTGAATATTTAGGACATGGTGATGTTTATACAATATCTAACGCTTTCTTACCAGAAGGATTAGTAGTAGGAGATAAATTAGCTCCTGATACTGGAAATTTAGGAAAATATGTTAAAGATGCCGATAATGGTATATTCTTAGTTAGAAGAGTAGGTATAGACTTTGAAGGACAACCTTCAACTATGATAGAAGTATGTTTACACGCATAAGAAAATAAATAAAAGAAAGGATGATTATAGTGGAAAAAAGAAGTCAAGTTGCTCAAATGGCAATAGATATATTAGACGGAAACCCTGATACATACGATTTAAATACTGCTGAAGACAAATTAAGAAAATTAGTATTAAACGAAATGGGTGGAACTTGGGATTATTATACTTTCCAAGATAACAAATATAAAGTATTCGCAATATTATCAGAAATATTAACTGAAAGTACTTCTCGTGTTTTAAGAGAGGTATTCGAACCATTCTGTGAATTCAGAGATTTTGAATTAGGAGATACTGTTGAATTTACAGTAGAAGACGATAGATTATTTGAAGTATCTGTAGTTGCAACAGATAATAACAACCTATTAAGACAAAAATTAATGAACAGAAAAGTTCCTATGACTGCTAGTGAATTAGGTGTAAAAATCTATGCTCCATTTACTGCTTGGTTAGCAGGAAGAATAGATTTAGCAAAATTAGTAGATAGAGTTCAAAAATCTACTCAACAAGATATGGTTAGAAGAATAGGTAACGCTTTTGTTAGTGCTTATGGTCAATGTCATGCTAACTTAGTTGAAAGTGGTACAGTAACTAGAGATGCTTTATCTTTATTATGTGCTAAAGTAGACGGTTTAGGATTAGGAGACCCAGTTATATATGGTACTAAAACTGCATTAGCTAAAATACCTGCATTAGAAGGATTCGTTTTAGACGGAGAAGATTTAAGAAACAATGGTTACTTAAAAATGTTCGAAGGTATGAAATGCGTAGAATTAAAAAATACATTCAATAAAGAAACTGGTAAATTTGGTTTAGGTGACGATGAACATTTATACATAGTTCCAAGTGGAATGACTAAACCTATAATGGTTGGTTTTGAAGGAAAAGCATTTGTACTAGAAGATAAATCTGGTGCTAGAAACGACAGAGAAATCGAATATCTATTCACTAGAAGAGTACATATAGGTGTTGTAAAAGCAGTTAACTTCGGTAGATATGATATAGCTTAGTAAATATAAATAGGGAGATGATAGTAAATGGCAACTAAAAAAGTAGAGGAAAAGGTTAATTTAGGGAAGGAAACAGTTGAAGAAACAAAGAAAGCAAGAAAAAGAACAAGAGCAGAAATGATAAGAGAATTAAAAAGAGAAGCATCTAAAATAGACATTGAAGTAATGAATTTAACCAATGGCTCATTTATTTATGAAAATGGTTATGATTCTATAAGAATGAATGAACCCGGAGAAACAGCCATAGTAGGATTAGATTTATTATTAAAAATGAAAAATTCTCCAACTATGAGAAAATTATTTTTATCAATAGTAGATATATATAGTGATGAATATGAATTAAAAGATGTGCTTGATATATTAGATTTAACTAAAATATATAACGACAAAGTTCTTACTTTGGATTACTTAGATGAGGTATTAGAAAATAGTACTGTTGATGAATTTGTGGGAATACTTGAAAACGAATCCCCTGAATTAGCTAAAAGATTATGCCAAAGAGCAGTTTATTTAGCTCACTTAAATGAATTTGATTCTATGGGTAAGCGTTCTGCAATCGAAAGCAAATTTAATAATGCTTATATATTTAAATCAAATTAGAAGGTGTTAATATGAGTACTCCAATAGAGAAGATATTTGTTGTTTTTTTAAACCAAGTTGAAGATGACGGACTGGCTTTAGCACCTGAAGAAATACAAATGAAAACAATGACCAGATATCTTCGTGGAGCGACTATAAAATTCGACACTTGTGAAAAGGATTTAACTATCGTTTCCGAAGATGATGGAGTTTCAGGTTATATTAAAGCTGATCTAACTGAAAGAGAAATAGAAATTCTTGCTTTGGGTATGGTATGTAGATGGCTACAAAGAATTGTAAATAGTGAAGATAATTTAAGGAATATTATTACAGACCACGATTTTAAGAAAACTTCAAATGCCAATTTATTAAAAAATTTAATGACATTGAAGAAACTTCACGAAGAGGATTTTCGAAAAATGAAAGTCGATTACACTTACGAAGGGCATTATGGTTTTGAGTAAGTTTTTAGATGAATACAAAACTTTTACTTTACGTGGTCAAAATAATAAAAGAGAAAAATTAAGGGCAACGGCTAAACTAACATTCGAAAAAATGCTATACAGGTCACCCACAGTAATAGATATACAAGTAACAGATGTCGATGAGGTGCTTATAACAGAAAATACAAAAACTGTTATGGCAGTAGTTAATAATATAACAGATAATGACCAAACATCATTAGATGAAAAAGAAATATATTTCCCTGTCGACACGAATGTCGATATAGGGTGCTATTGTTTCTTTGATAATTGTTATTGGTTAATTATATTTAAAGAGCATCATGAAATGGGTGCTTATTTACATTTTGTAGCTAGAAGATGTAATCAAATTATTAATTATGCCTATAATGGCATAGTATATCCTATCCCAGTTTCTATATTAAACCTAACAATGTATAGTGATGGTGTTAACCAAACTAGATATGTAGATATAGGAGATGCTAAAAGGCATATATTCATAGGCTCAAATCCAATTACAAGAACATTTGATACTGGAACAAGAGTAATGTTAACTAGAAAAACAGTATTTAGAGTTACACATATAAATGATTTTGAATTTAATGGTAGATATAGTGGTGCTGACGGGTTGATAAAAGCACTAACTCAACAAACAGTTCGCATTTTAGAAGACGATTGCGAAAATAAAATAGCCTACAATATAGTAGGAGAAAAAAAGGTTGAGGAAGATAATGACGTAATGGGATTAGATTACATTTATCTAGGCGAAGAAAACGAATACAATATCGACACAGATAAAGAAATAGAATTTATACTAGATATAGATTATCCAAATACAAGTATTATAAAACAAGAAAATAATAAATGTACTATTAAACAATCATCTAATATTGAATCAATAGGAGATAACATTATGCTTATTGCTAGAGATAAGAAAACAAAAGAAACAATAGATATGTTTGTTATTACCGTAAGAGGTGTTTAAGATGATAGAACAATTTCCAAATAAATATTTGATTAAACTCTCAAATGAAATAATGTTAGATGATAAAATAAATAAATTGATATATTATAACAACGAAAAAGAAAGAGACATATATAAGCTTGAGGATTTAGAAAATCCAATTAAAAAACTTAAAGAGAAAAAAGTATTTATAAATAAAAAGGCTCCGGAAGTAATGAAAGAATCAGATGTTTCTTTATTTGTTAATATATATAGAGACTTTCCTTATACGGGAGTATATAGACAAAGCAATAAAATACAACAATTTAAGTTTGAAATTGGCGTGTTATGTCATAAAGATTGTAGATTTACATTAAATGGTTTGAGAGATATTTTAATATATAAGGGAATAGAACAAATGCTTAGAGAAAATAAAAATTTAAAAGCTATTGGATTCCCAACATTAGAACAAACTTACCCAATGTATAATATTCCTAGTGACTATATAGGATATATGTCTGTATATAGACTTGAATATTTTGAAGGTATGTAATGTATTTTACTAAAGAATATGTTACAGGTATCCCTTTAGACTTAAAAAAATATACATTGGGAATCATAAAACAACCAATCGTAGATTATTTTATGTATGATTATGATTTCATAGATTTTATAAAACCATATTATATGGGGTTGTCCTTATCGTATGATGAAGTATGTGAAGAAAGTAAACTTTTCTTCACTATTTTTTTGGAAATGATGAACAAATCAAAGAAGATATTAAATGACTTTTATAAAGGGTTAACTTTATTATACGATACATCTCTTGAGGATATGGGATTTTTTCAAGATGAAGAAAAAAGGTATATTCTTAGAATAGACGAAAAGGGTAGTAGAAAAGAAAATAAAGACGGAATAGGAAATCCGATAGCATTTATTACTGATGAAAATTTCGTTATTCTCTGTAAAATAATTTTAGAAATGAGTCATTTTGAAGAACCTCAAAAGCCAACAGAGCTAAAGGGAGACCCTGAACTTGTTAAAAGATTTAAGCAAAAACAAAGAGAATATTATCAAAAAAGAAAAGTTGATAATAGTATTCTTTTTGAAAATGTTGTCAGAGAAGTTATGTATTTTAGGAATATTAATTCTTATGAAGAAATGAGAAATAAAACTATATGGTGGCTAAGAGATTGTTATTCTGTTGAGGCTTTAAGAAGCTCTGAACAGAAACAATGGCAAATGGCAAGTGGTGGAAAATATAGTCCTAAAAAAATAAAATCTTGGCAAAAAATAACTAAATTAAAAAAATAGAAAGGATGAATGATTATGGGATATGCGATAAAAAGTGCTTGTGACTTAACTTTAACAAATTTAGCTAATGCTGAAGACACTACTACTATAGATTTCCTTAATAGTTTTAATATAACTACTGAATCAGAAAACTTTGAAGCTTATAAAAGAGGGGACTTATGTATAACTATAGCAGGTCAAAGAAAAGGAACATTACAAATGGATGCCCAAGTTATAGACGACTTCTTCTTAGCTCAAATGCTTGGTGGAGAAATAACTGGGACTAAAATACAAGTTAAAGGTACTATACCAAGTAAATACTATAAAATGGAAGGTACATTTGAAGTTGTTAATGAAGATGGTAGTACAGAAATTAAATCAATAAAATTCAGTAAGGCAAAAGCACAGCCTAATGCTGACTTAACAATTTCAGCACAAGAAATATCAGACTTTAGTTTAACTTGGGATATATTAGTTGATGACCAAGACTTAATATTAGAAATAGACAAAAAAGCAGGGCAATAATTTATAGCGTCAGCAGATTAATTTCTGTTGGCGCATTTTTTTTTATCTATTTTTAGAAGGGAGAATAAATAAAAATGAAAGTAAGCGATTTTAAATTAGAAAAAGTGAGAAAAGAATTTGTAGTAGAAATTAACGGGGAGTTAGAAAAAGTAACAGTTTATAATATATTAAATGAGGAAAGAGAAGAAATAAGATTACAATTAGAGGATATTATAGAGGGAAAAACTGAGCATACTTTAGATGCAGAAGATATAGAAGATATATACAATATATTATTCCCTGTATGTACGAATATAGAAGTTGATGAAAACATTATAGGGGCGTTAAATAATCCTAATAAAGATATGATTTTAGTATTAAACGAAGTAAGAGAAATATTAGATGAAATATACCTAGAAGTATTATTGAACCAGTCTCAGCAATTAACCGAATTAGAAAAAGGATTAATATTGAAAAGAAATTTATTAAAGGGAGAGAAAATAGAACTTTTAACTAAAGATTGTGAAAAGTTAAAGAAAGAAATAGAGGAAATTAAAAAAGAAGGCGAACAAGATGATATTTGATAATTTAGATCAGGTTGTCGCCCATATAGAAAGAATAGTTGCTGATGAGTTAGATAGCGTAGGAGAAAAAATGGAAGAAATCATGAATGAGGTTCTTATGCAAGAAACAGGATATGATGAGAGAATCCCAAATATGTACGAAAGAAGTGGAGATTTTAAAAATATAGTTACTTCTGAACAAGTTAGCCATATGGAAATAGATGGGGTATTCCAAGATAATGGTGGATGGGTAGATAAGCATGGGGCACATTATTTCCCATTGAACCGTTGGGAAGAAGGAACAGTTTGGGCTCCGGGGTATAGAGATGATAATCCTGTTTATTATCCAGCAACCAACGTAGTTGATAATTCAAAAACAGCTATAGATGTTATGATTCCTACGGAGTTAAAAGAAAGACTTTTAGCTAGGGGTCTTAGAGTAGTATAAAAAAATTAAATTACCACTTCGTATAGGTGGTAATTCTTATGCGTATTAAAGGTGGTGAATTTAATTGGCTGATGATATAAGAATTAGAGTCTATCCAACCGTTGATAAAGGACAGTCAGCATCAGAGTTATCAAAAGTTATAGCAGATTTAGAAAAAAATGCCAAGAAAATAAAGGTTGGAATAGATGACAAAGAATTGCTTACACAAATCGAAAAACTTAAAGAACAAATAAATAGCTTGACTAAGGGTTCAAATACAAAAGGCAATTCTAAAATGTTTCAAGGCGAAGCAAAAAGTGCAAAAGAATTAGTCGCAGAATATAAAAAGTTAATATCTGAAAAAGATAAACTTGAAAAGAAAATGTCTAAACAAACATATCAAGGACAGGCTTATAAAGCTTTATCTAAAGATTTAACAAAAGTTAATAAAGATATTGAATCAGTTGGTAGTAAAATTGATGCTTTAAATAAAAAGAATATTAAATCCGACATTACTTCTAGTTTAAATTCTTCATTTGAATCAACAATTAAAAAGGTAACTGAATTAGGAACTTCTATCGAAAATGCTTTAGGAAAGCGTAAACTTGCAGGTAATCAGGTAGCTGATATTAAGACTTTACAAAACCAAGTTGAAAAGTTTAAACAAGAAGCGAATCTTGAGAATATACTGAAAGCAGATAAGCCATATGCCGAAATGTCTAAGTTAATCACTAAGGCAGATGAACTTTCTAGGTCTTTTAAGAAACTAGAGTTATCAGATAATCTTTCTAGGAGTATAAGAAAAGCAGAATCTGATGCGAGTATTCTTCAAAATAAAATTAAATCTTTATATACAAAAGGGTATGGAGATAATAATGCCATTGATAAATTATTCACTAGAGCAAAAGAATTAAGCAATATTAATATAAGAGTCAATGGTAAGACAGCAGAGGCGGACTTAATTAATCTTAATAATAAAATAAAAGATTTAGATACTGACTACAATAAATTGGTAGCAGATATGCAAAGAAATAAAAAAATGGATGTTTTCAAAATAAATGTATCTGCATCAATGAAGCAATTAGAAGAATTAAGAACTAAATTTACAAGTTTAGGGAAAGACACATCTCAAATAGATTCTTTAAAAGCTAAATTAGAAGGGTTAAATAAATTAACCTTTGCACAGGCACAAGAAGAATTTTCTAAAATAAAAACTCGAATAAGCGAAGTGTCAGGAGAAATCCCAAAGGCTACTTCTGCTATGAATCAATTTAATAAGTTGATGAATGAAAGAGCTTCTTTAGAAAAACAAATATCTAAGACTACAAATAATCAATCTTATGCAGTTTTAAATAAGCAATTAGATGAAAATTTAGTTAAGATTAGGAACGTATCTAAAGAGTTAGATGTATTAAAGAATAAGAATTTTGAACCAAATATAACTAAAAGTTTGGCAGCAACATTTAATCAATTACAAGATTCTGCAACTAAAACATCTCAAACTATAGACAATATGTTCAAAAATAAGAATCTAACAGAAGGGCAAATCTCTCAATTAGAAGCTTTAAGAAAAGAAATGGATAGGATTAAGGGTACAAAATTAGATAATATTCTAAACGTATCTAATTCTCATGAGACAATGGCTACGCTTTTATCTGACTTACAAAATGTAAAAAATATAGCGAAAAGTATAGAGATAAATGGTAACTTTAATTCAAGACTTGAAACTGCATATAAAAAAGTAGCAGACATTGGGTCAAAGATTTCCGATTTAAAGAATAAAGGATTTACTGGCAGTCCTCAAATGGTCGCAGATATTGATAAGGTAGTAGCATCTTATGAAAAATTAAAAAATGTAAAAATAAATATTAATTCTGATACTGCGGTTTCAGAGTTGATGGAGCTTAATCGTTCGATAGAAAAGACAGAATCAGAAATCCAAAGATTGAATAATGTTGCTAAAGCAAATAAGCAATCTTTTAAGATTGATGCGGGCATAAGTGAATCTTTAAATAGATTGGAAGAATATAAACGTGTTATACAAACACTAGGAGAGAATACTGCTCCTATTCTTACTTTAGAACAAAAATTATTAAATCTACTTGAATTACCTTATGATGAGGCATCTACAAGATTAAGCCAAGTAAATAAAGAAATCAATAAAATGATTCAAAATACAACTGGTATTAAATCTCAAACAGATGCTTTAAATGCCTTTAATAAGGCAATAACACAAAGAGATGCTTTGATTAAGCAACTTGGAAAAACTCCTGTTGGGACAGAAACTTTTAAAGCTTTAGAATCAGAACTAGGTGTTGTTGAAGGTAAAATAAATACTATAGCTAAATTGCTCCCTAATATAAAAATTACTGGAACTTCAACAGAAACAACTAAAGAATTTGCAAAATCTTTTGATAACGTACAAAAATCATTAACTAGTGCAGAAACTAAATTAAATGAATTTGGTAGCAAAACTAATCTTACAAAAGGACAACTGCAAGAATTACAAAGTTTAATGACTCAATTAGGAAATCTTAAATTAACTAAATTTGGAGATATTTTAAGCAGTTCAGTTCCTTATAATGAAATGACTAAATTAATACAAAGTACAAGAGAATTAGAAAATGCTTTATCTAATTTAGGCAAAAATATTAATTTTACAGGAAAACTTGATAGTCAGTTTAATACTGCTATTAGTAAATTTAAGACTTTACAGTCTCAAATGGACTCCTTTAAAGTTACTAAGATGTTCGGAGATACAACTCAATTAGATAGATTAATTCAAAAAGCAGACAGATTATCTAAGACTAAAATAGATTTAGATTCAGAAGCAGCAGAAGCAGATATTCAAGATTTAATAAGATTAGCAAACGAATTAGAAAATGAATTTAAGCAAGTTAAAGAGGTTTCTAAAATTAATGAAGGTAATTTTAATTTAGAGACTGCTCTTAAAAATGCAAATGCAACATTAGACCAACTACAAAGAAAATATCAAGCTATGGGTAAAGATGTTACACCTATAACTAATTTAAGAAATCAATTAAACGGGCTAAATGGGGTCTCTTTAAAAGAAGCAGACGCTCAAATTAGAAGTGTTACAAGTGAAGCAAGACTTTTAGATAAGGCACTTAGACAAACTTCAAATTCTTCTAAACAAATGTCTTCAGCAGTAGCTACTTCTGCAAAGAAAACAAGCTCATTTGTTACTAATTTATACTCTACATTATCTACTTATTCATTGGGTAATATTTTAGGTATGCAAATAACTAAAGGTATCTATGCAATAAAAGAAACTATTGTAGACTTAGATAGTGCTTTTAGGGATATGGAAAAAGTTGCTCCTGCTAGTTTTACAGGAACAAAAGAAGAGTTACAAGAAGTTAAGGAATTAGCGTTCCAAACAGGACAAGATGTTGCTAGAAGTTCTGTTGATATTATTAATTCAACTGCGTCAGCCTTCCAATTAGGTATAGACAATGTTAAACAAGCGATGGAATATGCAAAAGATGTAAATATGTATGCAAATGTCGCAGATATAAATGAGGAAACTTCTGATAAATATTTAAAAACTATCGCATCAGCTTATGGTGGTGTAACAAAATCATTAGAACCTATGACTAAGAAGGTTAAAGGGGCTAGTGATTCTTATAATATGTTAACTGATTATATGGATCAGGCAAACAAAATTGCCTAATTGTCGAGAAATCGGCAATGGATTTACACAATTTGAATTGCAGGTAACTCCTAAAGCCTTGCACCACAATATCGGAGAAATCACGATATGAAGGTACGAAAGTAGAAACAACGCAAGGATAAGTATATGGTTAAATCCTAAGTACTTAGATATAGTTAAAGTAATTACTATATCACAATGGATGTTCATGCAGGTAAGGTTCTTCGATTTATTTTATGTTAACAACAATATTAAAATGGGAACAATGAAAGTGAGGTGATTAAAATGAAAAGATTAAGCTATGAATACATTAAAGAGCAAATAGAAAATGAAGGGTATATTCTTTTAACAGATAAGGCTGATTATAAAAATACTAAAACAAAATTAAATATAATCTGCCCCGATGGAACTCCTTGGGAAACAACTTATAATAAATTTTACTTAGGAAGTAGAAAGCCATGTGTTCCTTTAAGTTACGAATACGTTAAGGAATATATTGAAAAAGAGGGATACGATTTATTAAGTGAGAGTTATAAAAATAATCGTACAAAATTAATTTTAAAATGTAGAAAATGTGGAAATATTTTTAAAGTTCATTTTAATAATTTTAAAGATTGTCAATCAAGATGCCCTCAATGTTATAATAAATCAAAAGGAGAGGAAGAAGTTAAAAAATATTTAGACACAAATAAAATAACTTATATAAGACAATATAAGTTTGATGATTGTAAATTTAAAAATAAACTTCCTTTTGATTTTTATTTGCCAAAACAAAATATATGTATAGAATACAATGGCAGACAACATTATGAGAAAAGTTTCAAAATGACGGACAAAGAATTTGAAACTCAAAAGAAAAGAGATTTAATTAAAAAAGAATATTGTTGTAAAAATAAAATAAATTTAATTATAATTCCTTATTGGGAATTTAAAAATATAAATAAAATTTTAAATAATAAAATAAATAAAGAATCAACCTCAACGACTAAGCCTTTGGATGTTGAAATACATCAATAGCAGTACGGCTCAAGCTAATGGAGTGGGTGAGAACCCCTTAAATGGAAGTGGATTGCCCCTAGCACATAATGGTGAGGGTGAAGAAATAGTCTGGACTTCTAGTGAAAGCTAGAGAAGTTCATAAGAGAACTGTATAGGTGTTGCGAACCTATATGAACATTACGAAACTATGCCGGCAACAACTTTGCAGTCACTTCAGGTGACATAGGTGAAGCATTACAACGTTCTGCATCACAATTAAAAGCAAATGGTAATAGCATGAGCGAAGCCATTGGTATGATTGTTGGTGCTCAGGAAACAGTACAAGATGCTTCTAAATTAGGTAATGCATTAAAAACTATAGCAGTTAACATAGGTGGGGTTACTTATAATGCTAAAGAAGGAGAAGTAACTCTTAATAAAACAGCGAAAGCATTAAAAGAAGTAGCAGGAATAGAAACTGCTGACTTAGCAAAAGGAACTACAAGACCTTTATTCGATGTATTAAATGAATTACATGACAAATGGGATTCACTAAATGACGTTGAACAAAAAACAGTTACAGAAGCAATAGGTAGTAAATATCATGCCAATGTGTTACAAGCTATGCTAGATAACTGGGAAACAGTATTACAATATGTGCAAGAATATAATGATGGATTTACTGTTGATTCAGCTAAACAAGAAAATGCTCGTTATATAGACTCTCTTGAAGGGAAAATAGTAGCATTAAAAGACCAATTTAGAGATTTTATAACAACTGTAATATCAAGTGATATGACTAAAGGGTTGGTTACTGGTTTTGCAGAAGTTATGGAAATGGTAAATAGAGTTACTAAATCATTAGATAGCATGGGTATGGCTCTTCCTGCAACAATAGGTACTGTTGCAAGTTTATTTAGAACATTAAAAGCATCTGCTAAAGGAGAACAATTAACTCTATTTGGTAGTGGTTTTTATAACGACCTAAAGAAAGCACAAACCCAAACAAAAGTGGTAACAAACCAATTAAAAGATTCCTCTGGTACTGTAACAAGTATGATTTCTAAAAATTCAAATAAACTGGCTAGTAATATTCAAACAAGTAATATGAGAATTCAAAAATCATTGGGGAATTCTAACAAACAATTTAAAGTATACAGAAAAGATGCAACAGGAAATTTAAAACAAATAAGTAATACATATAGTAGCGCAACAATAGTTGCAGAACAAACTCAAAAGGGACTTGGTAAAACAGCAGGGTCAATGGTGTTAGCGGGTGCTAAATCTATGGCGGCATCTGTAGGTATATCATTATTGAACGGAGCTATGATAACATTAGCATCCACATTAATTGGTAGTGTTATAGGAGCGATAGATAGCTATGTTCATAGAACAGAGGATATGTACCAAAACACTAAAGAGAATATAGATAAAACACAAAAAGAAATCGGAGATTTAAATACCAAAAAAAGTAACCTAAAAAGTATGGCTGATGATTTTGAAGAATTGTCAAGCAAAATGAATCTTACTAGCGAGGAAGCCGAAAAATTATCTCAATATAAACAACAATTAGCAGAGATGTTCCCTGAGCTAGTAACTGGCTATGACGAAAACGGTGACCCTTTATTAGCTTTAAGTGGTAGTGCCGATGATTTAATTGAAAAATTAGATATAGCAATTAAAAAGAAACAAGAATTGCTTAGATTAGAAGAAAAAGATGCTGCCAATGAAGCAAGTAAAATGGTTGGTAAATACAGACAAGACCAAAAGGGAAATATAGAGGATAATATAAAGAAAAATGCTCTTACAAACCCTTTCTTTGATTATTCTATATTTAGTAATGGATTGGCTGACTATGAAAAAGGATGTAAAAGATACGAACAGATTGCACAACGTACAGCTGATAAAATTAATTCAATAAATATTAGTAATATCGAAAAAAGTTCAGAATATTATTCATTAGAACAAGACCAACAAAAAGATGCTATGAATGAAATGAACAGAAATGCTCGTCAATATAAAAACTATGCTAATCTTGGAGATACTCAAAAGGGTAAATTAATAGAGTTAATGGGCATATATGACTGGTCAAATGAATTAGTTGCAGAGAACATCAATAAAAGAAATGAGTTTTTAGCAGGTTTTGATAAAGTAGCCGATTATGCAGTAGATAACTATGATAAAGTTGAAGAATGGAATAAAACACTTAATGCGGCTAATGATGCTTTCCAAGCAACAGGGAATATAGATGATTATAAAAAATCAATTTCCGGAGTGGCTGAAGAACTTGAAAAATTAACCGGAATAGATTCTAGTGAATGGATTGAAAGTTTTGTCCCTCAATTACAAGGAAAACTAAACAAAGATATGATAGAGCTAAACGGATTCTTAAAGGGATTTGGTAAGAATCTTATGGATGTTAATTTAGGAGACGATGCTGCCCTTCAACTTCAAAAACAATTTGATGACTTAAAAGAGGTAGCCGATGAACTAGCAGGTAGTGATATTCCTATTGAAACAAAAATAGACTTAGTTACTAAAATAGGTAAAAATGATGACCCATTTGTTGATTTACCACCTCAAATAAGAAATCTTATTCAAGGTATAACTGATGGTGGAGATAAGGTAACTACTACGGAATTAGAAGTAATAACAGCGATTTCTACGTCTTTTAAAAACACTGGTGGTATAGCAGATGATGAAAATCTTAAATTGATTAATAAGATGTTGAATGGGGAACTTACAGAAGCAGAATGTCAAGTAGGAATATCTCTTAAAGACGGAAATAAAATAAGCCCTGAGATAACTACAGCTATAAACAATGCTCAAAAAGACAAAGATAATCAAATAAAAGTAGACCTAGATAAAGATTATCTTAAAGAGCAACTTGAAAATATTAAATCTGAAATAAAGAAATATACTAAAGTAAGTGAAAACGAAAAAATATCAGACTTATTTACTAGCGGAACTATTGATACAAGTCAGTTAGAATATGTAAATAAATTACTTGAAAGTATGCCTTTTGGAGACAAAACTGTTGATTTAATTTGCGAATTAGGTGGAGCATTTAATAATGGGGAACTTACAAATTATAAAAGCATCATAGAATATTTGTTAGACCACCCTAAAGTAGCAAATAAAGTTGGAGTCACAGTTGTAGGAGAAAAAACAGTAGATACTGTTAAAAATGAATTAGATAAATTCATGGAAACAGATGAAGAAAAGAAAATAGCAGTTAGAGTAGAAAACGGATTAGCAAAGGGTGATATAGCATCAGTAGAAGAAGCTTTAAGTGAGTTAGACGAAGAAAAAAGAATAAAAGTAGTAAGTGATATAATTGATGCTTTAGACGGATTAGATACTGTAGACGCTAGAACAATAAAAGAAAAACTTGTAAAATTCTTTATAGAAAAAGATGAAGTAGATGAAAAAACATCAGAAATAGAAGGTAAACCAGCACAAAAATCAGTAGTATTTAAGAGTGAAAATTTTGCAGAAACATTAGGTCAAACTATTGAACTAGATGAAAAAGGCAATCCTGTTATTAAGCCTTTAAAATTTACTACAGAGGGATTTAGTACAACTGTTCAACAAACAGATACAGTTAGCAGTAAATCAAAACCTGAAAATAAAGCAGTAACAATCTCTACTAATGGATATACTATTACTGTTCAACAAGAAGATACAGTTAGCAACAAAGCTAAACCTGAAACTAAAAAAGTTACAATGGATGGTAAAAACGGGTTTACAGATACAGTAAATAAAGAAGATACTGTTACAAAAAAAGCCAAAGACGAAACTAAAAAAGTTACATTCATTGGTGCTATGTCGGACGGATTAAAGGGGATATTTGCTAAAATAGATAAGTTTATAGCAGGGGCAAGTATTCCTGTAAGATTTGGTAGTGTTGAAGGATTTAAGAATATTTCTGATACGCCTGTTGAAATAAACGCTCCAACTCCTCCTGTAACGACTCAATCTGATGTAAGTATGAGTTCTATTGACGGAGTATCTCCAACGCCAACAGAAGGCACTGATGGAGTCTCTGCTACAGCATTTAAAGATTTTGGGGCAGTAGGTTCTAGTAAATCTACTAAAACAAAAATAGACATTACTTCTAAAAATTTACTTTATGCTTTAAAGAACGGCATTAATATGTTCCAAGAATTAGAGAATAGAATTTCTCGTTGTACTAACCAACTAGCTTTATTAGACAAAAAAATGGAACGTGCAACTGGAACAGAAAAAATAAAGAATTTAAAGAAACAAAATGAATTATACGAACAACAAGTTGGCTTACAAAAAGAATACTATGATTCATTAATGGACGAAAAGAAAATATTAAGAGAGCAACTAAAGAAAAAAGGATTTACTTTTAATAATCAAGGAAATCTAACTAGCTATGAAGAAAAATTAGCCAAGATGCAAAAAGAATATGATAGATTAGAAAAAGCATATGATAAAGCTCAAAAATCAGAAAGTGATTATAAAGGTAAAAGTGACAAAAAGAAAAAATCATATAGCAAAGCTACAGAAAAAGCAAAAGATAAATTAGATAAATATAAAGAAAAATTAGACGAAACAAAAGACCTTACAGAAGAATATATTAAAATCCAATATACAGATTTACCTAAAGCCGAACAAGAATGGCAAGATATGAAAAACTCTATTGAAGAAAATAAAGATGCAATTGAAAAACTTCTATTAGAGGATAGACTTTATAAATTTAAAAACGGTGTGACTGAATTATCTAACGAATTTAAAGTGTTAGGCAATCAATTAGATTTATTAGATGCAAAATTAGAATATGCTACTGGTAAAGAAAAGGTTGATTTATACGGACAAGAAATTAAACAAATCGAAAAACAAAGAGTCAATCTTCAAAAAACAATAGACCAATATAATGAAATGGTTGATGCTTATAAAGATAGTTTATCTTCATATGGATTTAAATTTGACGAGAATAATAATGTGACAAACCAAAAAGAAATCTTAGACAAGTATCAAAATACAGACGATTTAGAAAAAGTGACAGATTTACTTGAAGAATATATAAAACTTCAAACAGATGAATTACCTGATGCCATCGTTCAATGGGAAGAATTAGGAAATAAAATCAAAGATATTCAAAAAGAAAAATTAGATATAGCAAAGGATATGGAAGAAGAGATAACAAAAGTATATGAAGACGAAATAGACAAAAGAAAAGATGCAATAGAAAAAGAAAAAGATGCGAGAGTTAAGGCTTTAGAAGACCAGAAGAAAGCTTATCAAGATTATAGAAGTGAAGTTGATTATAAAGATGATTATAATGAACAATTAGATAAAGTTAATAAATTAAAAAATAAAATTTCTATACTTGAAAGAGATACTTCTTTAGCTTCGAGAAGTAAGTTGCAAGAAGCTTATGATGAATTAGCAGAAGAAGAAAAGGCATTAAAAGACATCCAACAAGACAGATTAGATGAAAAAATCGAAGATATGTATGATAAGGAAATAGATAAAGCAGAAAAAGAATCAGAAGATAAAATAAAAGCACTTGAGAATTTATGGACACCTGAAAAAATAGCAGAAATGGTTACAAAGAATTTGTCTACTAATACTTTTACAGATTTAGATGGGAATGTTAAAAATCTACAAGATACACTTATAGAATTTGCAGAAACTTCAGGAGACGCATTAGGTATAATGGGAGATTCTATTAAAAATGACTTAATTAATAACTTACAAGTTGCAACAGATGTATTAAAACAATATACGGATATATATAATTCTTTAGGCTTAAAACAATATGGAACAAATTATAAAGATATGTACGAGGGTAGCAAGTCTAATAACACGAATCTTCAATTAGGAGGCATACATATTAATATTCAAGGAAACCCAGATGAGGTTACAATTGATAAATTAACAAAAGCAATAGAAGAAGAATTTAAATATATTTCAAATAAATTATAGGAGCTTTAATTAGCTCCTATTTTTTTTATTATAAGGAGTGATATAATGTTTATTTCAGATAAATTTATGTTTAACGGAGTGTCATGTGATGAATATAATGTTAGATTGGTATATTTTGAAAATAATATAGTTAATGATATGAAAATACCCTTTTCTGTATCTGTTAATTCAGATAGTAAAGATAGTATTTATCCGGTATACAAAGAAGAAACAAATATTCCTGATCAAATTATTTTAAATTTAGCTTATGTAGATGAAGCGGGTAATTTAGCAACTTTTTCAAGTGAGATATTTAAAAGAATAAAAACGTGGTTGATTACAGATTCTTTTGCACCTTTTATAACAGAAGATTATCCCGATTATGTTCTTTATCTAAAATGTGTAAAAATACAAGATAAATTGACTTTTGGAAATCAAGGTTTTTTAGAGGTTACGTTCCAACCATATACTCATTATTTCTATAAACAATTTGAAACAATCATTCTTTTAAGCGGTGATAATGCGACAACTATAGAAAATATAAGTCGAGAAGTTTGTTATCCTATAATAACAGCTGAAACGACAGACGATATAATTAACACTATAGAAATCAATGATATGACCTTAAAGCTACAACTAAATGAACCTGTATCTGTAGATAATAAAATGCTTACAGTTTTAAATGCTAATGGCGAAAATAGGTTATCTTATTGTAATAGGAAATGGATTAAATTATTACCCGGAAGTAATAATTTAAAATTATATGGCTATGGTAAAGTTAAAATAAAAGCAGAATTTCCAGTAATATTATAGGTGATGAATATGGGTATAATTTTAAAAGAAATGAAACAAGGATACACTGATTTACTACTGCACAAAACTAATAAAGAGATAATATGTGCTATGCCTGTTGATTTTTTATCGAGTGTTACAAGAGGAATTAAAGATATTGATTCAATAACAATTATAGTTAACAAAATCGTAGATAATAATAAAGAATATCCTTTTTATGACGAATTTAAAATTGAAAGACTTATATCTTTAGATGGGGAATTCTTTATAATTAAAGAATGTACAGAGAATAAAGATGAAAAATCTAAGACGATTAAAGCATATGGATTCCAAAAAAAATTAGAGAAAAATAATATTGTTTTAACCAATATAGGAATAATGCTTAATAATTCAGACTACTCTGATGGGGACAATATAATTATTAATTTAAATGAATATATGTATCAAGAAACAGGGTGGAAATTTGGTCATATAGACGAAGAAGTTTTGTATTCAAATTACACAAAAGGTAGCACTTATTTAATGGATAAGGCAGGAAATTATATTTTAACAAAAAGTGCAGAGTTAATAGAGATAAAACAACATTTTGAACCACGTATGAGATGGTTAGAAGATATAGATACTGATTGGTTTACTTTTATATCTGAAAATATATCAGAAGAATTTGAATGCGTTCCTGTATTTGATAATACAAAACAAGAGATTGATTTATATTACATAGATAATTTTGGAGACAACTTAGGATTAATATTATCTTATGATAATTATATTAAAAGCTTAGAAGTTACCGATAATTCTTCTGACATAGTTACAAGACTTACATTAATAGGGAATGAAGACAAATGTATAGTTAGTGATTATATCCCTACTGGGAAAAATTATATAGAAAATTATTCTTATTTTATTAAAAATAAAGAAATGAGTGATGAGTTAATTGCCGCATTACAAAAACATGATTCTATACTTTCTTCCACAAGTCTTCAATTAAGAGATTTAAGAACAGAAAGAAATGAAGTAGATAGTCAATTAACAGATTATAAAAATCAATGGTTTTTCTATATAGAATACAATAAACAATTAAAAGAAATAGAATCAAATTATAAAACCGCAGGCAATACAGAAAGAGCAATGGAAGTAGCTCTTCAATTAAACGAGGGTATGGATAAAGAAGCTGTTTATATGGCAAATACAATAAAATGTGAAAAAAGATTAGAAGAAATAAAAGAAGAGATAAAACAATTAGGACTTCAATGTAATAGAGAAAGTTGTGTAATAGATGGAAAAAGATTATTTAGCGATAAATTATTAGATGAATTAAAGAACTTTATATATCATGATACATATTCTAATGATGCATTTTATGATGCTCAAGAAATAATATCTTGTGGAAAAAGAGAACTTGAGATGAGATGTTGTCCTACAAGAGATATATCTATAGATATAGAAAGTTTTTTAGACAGACTTATAGATAATGAATTCAGACAACATTGGAACGGAGTTCTAGGGTTAGGAGATATAATTGCAATATATGACAGAGACAAAGAATTAGAGGAATGGTTTTATTTAGTTGGATATGATTATTCTTTGAAAGAAGGAACATTACAAATTAGGTTATCTAATAAAAAATTAGAAAGTAATACTAAAAAAGTTATTTTAGATGTATTGAAGAATGCAAAACAAAATAATAAACAAATGTTAAAAAATAGAAGATTATGGACTCTATTAAAAGAAAATAAAATTAACATTGACGAATAGGACGGTGAGTATATGGCTTGTTTATCTAATACTCCTTCCTTTACTTATGTAAGTGTTCAAAACATGGTAATAGGATATAGAAATATATATTACAATATTAAAAATATGTATAGTAGTGATAAATATTTTTATTGGGATAAAAATGAATCCCCTTTTGAACTTATAACATCTAACACTACATTAGAAAGTAAAGAAGGATTATTTTTAATAGTAGTAAATAATAAGGGAACGTTTATACTCCCAAATCAAACAGAAATAACAATAAATTTTGATAATACTTCCGGAACTGATAGTAGTTCTAATTTACTCAATATGGTTGAAAAAATAAGCGATATAGAGAAAAAATATACCAACATTACTCAAACAGTAGATGGAATAACTAAAGTGGTAGGAATATTAAGAGATGATTTAAAAGGTAGTGCTGATATATATGCGAAAATACAACAAACAGCAAAACAAATAGAATTATTAGTTCAAGAAGTAAATAAAGGATATTCTGACACTAATATAGAAAACGATTTAAGACAAAAAATAATCTCATATACTATAAAAATGAATACTATGTTTTCAGATTTCATTACAACAATGAGAAATGTATTTGCTGATAGCTTTGTATCAGGGGAAGAAAATTATCAGTTGATTAATGAAATGAATAAATTAGATACAGAAATGAAAGAATATTTTAATTATATAGATGAATTAATAGATGTTATGAGTCAAAAAAAAGAAACAGAAAATGCTAATTTATTAAAAAGCCAAAAAGAGGCATTAGAAGGTGCTTTTAATAATTTTCAAATGACACTTTGGGATTCTACAGAAGACCGAGCAGTAACTCCTAGTGAAACTTCTATCCTTATTGGATTTGCAACAACTTGTCAGGCTAGACTAGATGACTTAAAGAAAACTTGTGATGATTTCTTATTTATAGGTATCGGTGGTGCTATTTATGAAGAAATTGCAAAATTAAATGTAGAAAAAAATAGAATAATAATGTCTTTAAATGCAATAACAACTACAATGAAAAGTTCTTTGAGTTTAGAAAAATCAGAACTTCAAGCACAATATGATGATATATTGGCTCAATTAAATCTACTTGAAAATTGGATTAAAGAAGCTTCAGAAGACGGAACTATTACAGTTATAGAAAGAAATATTTTAAAGGAAAGAATGACTAATTTAGAAAATGAAAGTAATGATTTAGTAGAAAAATATGAAGAATATTTAGAAACTTTAAGTTTAGACGAAGATGAATTTTCTGAAATGAGGTCGCAATTCCTAGAGTATTCTAATAATTATAATTCTCTGGTAGAAAATATTAATCAAGTAACTAAAGACAATTATTTTAATGAAGCAGAAAAGGCTCAAGTAATTACTGCCTTAGAAGAATATAGGGTTGCAGTAAATAAATTTTTTAAATATTTAGGGTCAAAATTAGCTAAATCAGAAGACAACAGATACTCCGAAGAAATAGAAAATGCCAAGGGTGAAGTAGCACTTCAAATACAAAATGTTTCAGATGCATTAGATAATTTAGATGTTAATATAGACGAAACTTTTAAAAATAATATAATAGATAAAGTAGAAAGAGCAGCTATCGAAACGAATTTAAGCTCATTATCTTTCCAAAAAGAAGAGGTAGATAGCCAATATAATAGAATTATATTAAAAGCAAGTATGAGCGATACAACTTTGGCAGAAAGAAAAAATTTAGATGAAAAATATAACGCTTTCGTAAATGCTTATACTTCTATAGTAAATGAGGTTACCAGAATTTTAAATAAAAAAGATTTAGTGTCTGATGAAGATAAAGCTTCTATGGATTCTTTATACAATGTAGTGCGAGAAGCTATTAGTAATTATACAACTGCGGCAAATGGTGCTTTAATTTATATTTCTGAAAATGAAGCAAAAGTTATAAACACAACATTAGCTAAAGACATTGAAAATTTAAAAACTAGAGTTGACAATATAGAAGTTGGATATGATGATACATTTGCGAATAATGTAATAGATAAAGCAGAGAGAAAAGAAATTAAATCAAAAAGAAATATATTAGATGTTCAAAATGCGGATATAAAAGCACAATATAATACACTTAGCTCTTCGACATATATTACTCCCGAAGATAAAACAAATTTAACTAATTCGTATAATGCATATACAAATAAATATGCAATCTTAAATAAAGCAATAGACGATGCATTAAATAAAACTACTTTACTTGATGACCCAGACGTAGAAAAAATAGATAATGCTATGAAAGAATTTAGTAATTCCTTATCTGATTTTATTGCGGTTGCAAATAAAGTGATAGAAAATATAGCCAATGAGCAAACAAAAAAATACACTTCTAGTTTCAATACTAGAATTACAAAATTAGAAGATAGTTTAAATAATATAGATACTGTGATAGATGCAACTCTTTCAGATAGTATAGTCAGTAAAGCAGAAAGAAAAACTTTAAAAGCAGCTTTAAAAGCTTTAGAAACATCAAAACTCAATGTAGATAACCAATATAAAGAATTATATAAAAATAAAAAATTATCTGCATCTGTTAAATCAAAATATAAAAAAGCTTATAATAATTATATTACTTCTTATAACGCTTATGTGAAAAGTATAAACAATATTATAAATACGAGTGGAACAATAGATAATTCTTTAAAAGAAATATATGAAAGAGCTTATGAAACATATAAAACTAACTTAGATGCTTTTTCAAAACAACATCAACTAGCAGTAGATGATGTTACTAATAATATATCTAGTGAAATGAAAGCTGATATGACTAAGGAAACAAGAGAAGTTATGGAAGCTCTAAAAACATTAGATAGTAGTATGGAAGATATATTTAATGATTCTAGGTTAACAGATGCTGAAAAGGCAACAATAAGAAGTTATTTAAATGCTTTTAAGGCAAAAAAAGAAACCATTGATACAAAATATAATAGCATTTTAAATGATTTAACAACTCAAACTAGTAGAACTCGTTTAACTAATGCATATAATGATTATAACACTGCATATAACTCTTTATATAATGCTGTAGATACATTATTAAACAGAACAGATATGCTTAGTGATGATGATAGAAATATTTTAGATGGTTATATATCTGCACATAACAGTGCTTTAGAAAAATATAGTTTAGTGTATAAAGATATGGTTGAGGAAAGTACTAGAAACTTTGTAGAAAAAACAAAACAAGAATTAGAGAATAGTTTAAACAGTATTAATAAAACAATATCTGACTTACAAACAAATTTAGATGGCGTTTTTAGAGATGGGATATTAACAGAAGCAGAAAAAAATTCTATTAAACAAGCTCTTCAAATTCTTCAAAATGAAAAAACAAAAATGAAAGCAGACTATCTTTCTATTTATTCAAATAATGATTTGGTAGATAAAAATTCTAATGACCAACCTAAAACAGACTTAAAAAACGCTTATGATAGTTATGAATCTGCTCATACTAACTTAGTTAATGTTATAAATGAAATGCTTAATAAAGACGGAATAATAGATAGTAATGATAAACAAAAATTAGATGATGCGTTTGCTGATTATAGAAGTAGACTACAAAGTCTTAAAATATATATTAACTTTGCGATAGATGCTATATCAGGGAAAAAAGTAGACGATGAACGTAGTGAGAGAATAGAACAATATCAAAGAATAGAAGTTTTAGTCGGAGAAATTAAAACTACTGTTGGTAAAACAACGGAAGATTTGAATACTTTAAAAACAATAACAGGAGAGTCTTTTCAAAGTATAAAACCAGAGGGAATAGTAAATGTCGTTAAAGAATCAACGGAGCAAGACGGAACTAAAACATTTGCAAGACAATCAGAAGTAACACAAACAGTAAATTCGTTAAAATATGAATTCTCTAGTATGAATAATAAAATAGAAAATAATATTACTGTAATCTCCGAAGAAGGGGTTACAGTTAAAATGTATGATGATTCTTCTTTTGATGAGAATGGAAAAGTTATAAGTGGTTCTACTCCTGTTGCTACTACAAATATAAACGGACAAGGAATGTATATATATAAAAATGATGATGGTTCTCCTATAGCTTATTTTACTATGAATGGATGCTATGTGGCTAACTTAAAAACAGACGGCATGACTGGGTCAGACTTTGTAATGTCAACAGAAAACAAAGGTCTCCCTACAACTTGGTATGTTGCCCCTAATGAGACTGGTGATGGAACAGGAAGAAATTCCAGTAATAAAGCCAGTACAGTCAATAGGGTTATTAATGAAATTAAAGATAGATATGGAACATATTTTGATGACGAGGATATAACTATAAATGTATCTTATGGAGAATATAATGAAGAAATTGCAATTAATGGGTTTTTAGGAAGTGGAAATTTAAATGTAGTGTTTGATACTTCTGCTGTATTATATGGACAAATTCAGGTAGAAAATAATACAGTTGATGTTTCTTTAGATGGACAAAAAACAAATTCTTCTACATCAGGTGCGACAATTTATTCTTATCAATCAAAATCACAAGATGCAATAGTGGTAAAAAATTCATATTGCTCAATAAATGGATTTAAAGCTAAAAATATATCTAGTAGTGGTACAACTTATTACGGGGCTTTTGCTAGATTTACAAGTGGAGCAAGAGGTGGCGTAGGAAATTGCGATGTTATATATTATGAAACTCCGATTAAAAGTGAGTATGGCTCACAGGTAGGATTTTGGAATGTAAAAGGTAAGACAAAATACAGAAGAGCAGTTGAAAATGGTGGAATTATTATATCAGGTGGGACTATACCTGAAACTACTAGCTCACAAGATGATATTAATAGAGGTCTTATTCATCAATCCGGAACATTAAAAGAAACTACTACTATGGGATGGTATAGCAGTAGTGGTAGTGGTGGTAGTGGAGGACAAGATGGGTCTTCATCAAATACTCAAACTATTACAAAAACATTTAGTTTAATTAATTTAAGAAGTGTTCCTGAAGGAAGTGGTAGTGCTACTTCAGGATTTAAAGGAAAAATGGCTCAAGGTAAATATGGTTCTTATAAACTTCATAGAGGTAAAGCTGACTTGCCTACATCTGCTTTAAGTTTTATTAAATCTGCATCTTCTATTACATCTGTATCAATAACTTGTCATAGATTAAATACAAGTCACGGATATGCTGGAGCAATCCCATATCCAAGATTAAGATTTAAAAATACAAGCACAGGGTCTTATTCAAGTTACTATACTGATAGTAGTATTAAATTTGCTAGAGGGGACACTAAAACGATTCCTATTAATGATAGTTCTATTAGAACATTCTTACTAAACGGAGGAGACGAATTACAATTCTATGTTGAAAGTGGTGGAAATCCTACACAACAATATTCTCATTACGATAATGTAAAAATAAAAATAACTATTAAAAAATAAGGGAGAGGATTTTAATGGATAATAAACAAGTTAAGCCAGAGTTTGTCTATGTTGTGGCTATGGAAAGAGTTTTGGAATTACAACAAAATATACTTCTAAAAGAAGCATTAATTAGACAACAAGAAAAGGAAATAGAAAAATTAACAACGTTATTAAATAAAGCGTTAAATGATTCGGAGGTGGAATAATGGCTTTTATTGAAGATTTAACAGAAAAAAGTATTCCGAGTGATTCTGATTATCTTATAGTTGAAGATAGTGAGAGTACTAAAAAAATACAATTTAGAAATTTGGCTAAAAAAACACCTATTGATATAAAAGTAAATGGAAACAATAAAATTTACCTTATTTCATCAGATGGTACACAAATCGGAGATGGAGCAGTTTTATCTATCTCCGATGAAAAAGCAAAACAAATAGAAATGGTTTTTGACGGAGTATGGGTAAAATGGAGATACCAAGGAGATACCTCTTGGAAAAACTTATTTTCAGTGGCAGAAATAGGTGGTTCAGGTGGTGGAAGTGGCGGTAGTTCAGGTTCAGGTGGTGGAAATACTGATGTTAATTTTACAATAGGCACTGTTACAACTCTACCAACAGGAAGTGACGCTACGGCAGTTATAGAAGAGCCAACAGATAACAACTTTATTTTAAGTTTAGGATTGCCTAGAGGTGAAGCAGTTACTGTAGATGGAGAAGGAGTAGATATTACAAATCAGATTAAAACAAACACCGATAAAACTTCTTCTAAAGTTTCTGTAATAGTTAGAACAAATAATAGATACGTGTATGGAACATTAAATTCGCTTACATTGTTAACAAATACGGCAGAAGCCTCTTTGCCTAATTATAATGTTACGGTATCTTTTAGAACTCAAGATAATACTCCTATAAAATTTTCACAATCTAATAATCTTTATATGGTTGGAGACGATTGCCTATTTGGAGCATTAATACCTAGAGTATCAACAGATTATAGGATAGAAATTACTTATGGTGGAACAAGACTACTAGGGAAAGTTTATGGTGCTAATTATGGATATGTAGCTAATTTATCTAACTTTTCTGGTGGGGCAAATATTTCAGCCGTAGCAAAAACATATTTTGATGCATCTTCTGATTTTTGTTATGGGTCAACTACAATATTATCTGGTAACGCTACTTCAAAATCAAGCGTAACAGATTCTAGTGGTAAATATTATATTGATTGTTCTACTCTTACTTCACTAGCTTATAGAGGAATAACTTATTCCGATTCAAAATATAGCGATTGGTCAAAAACTAACTCTGCAAGAACATCTAAATATTCTTACGCTATAGAATTACCTAGAACCTCAGCAGAACAAGCTAGATATTGTATTGAAAAAGGATGGATTTTACCTAAAGAATATTGGGGAGAAAACTTCTCCAACTTACAAGCAGGAGATTTAATATTCTATTCTGAAAGACCTGTTAGTAAAGCTAGTACATGGGGAACAAGATTTATGAGAGCAGGGCATGTAGCTTTAGTATCAGGAGTAGAAGGAGATACTGTTTATGTATATGAATCAACAAGTAGTTCTTCTGTTGATGGACTAAGAAAAATAAACATACTAGATAATACTCCTGAAAAAATAAGTATAATTGCTAGACCACAGTTAACAGTAGGTTCTTCTGGAGGACAAGACGGTTGGGATATTGAGGATGACCCTTCTGAAAATATGTTAGAAAATGGTGGGATATCTACTTCTACAGGAAATAATATAGTTTCTTCTATTTATGTTAGAAATAGAGGATATATTAATTTAGGAAATGTAAAAGGTGTAAAGTTATCCATCTCTAATAAAAATATGGTAATAGCTAATGTTTATTATTATAATTCAAACAATAGCTTAGTGTCTTATCAAAACGTGGGTGATACTTCTTATAACGGAACAGTACCATCAGGTGCTACTAAGATTAGATTTACTTTTAGAAAAACAGATAATAGTACTATAAATTATTATGAAGTAGATTATAATATTACTTATACCATGAATGAAAATGTAGATGTTAAACCAACTCCTTCTGTTATGGGCTTTAGAGATTTTCCAAGAGTAACAGGAAAAATAACTAACCAATATGAACTTGTAGCAAAATTAAATGAACTAATTGAAGATTACAATACAATGTATGTTTATGGAGCAATAGGACAACATTTAACTGCTTCATTAATTTCTGACAGAGCAAAGGCTTATCCTAATTTTTATACCTCTTCAAGACTAAGAGTATACGAAAAGGCTATATCAAGCGGAAAATATATTTGGGGATTTGACTGTGTAAACGTTATAAAATCTGTCCTTTGGGGTTGGAATGGAGATAAAAGTAAGTCTTATGGTGGAGCAGTTTATGGTAGTAACGGAGTTTCTGATGTAAGTGCAGATGGATGTATTAAAATTTGTAAAAACGTAAAAAGTTATTATGGCTCAAATGACAATGTAGACCCTTGGGATGATATACAAATAGGAGAAGCAGTTTGGACGAATGGACATATAGGAGTCTATGTAGGAGAAGGTTTAGCAATAGAATGTACTCCTAAATGGGATAATAAACTCCAAATAACAGGCATAGGGAATAAACCTTTTAATAAAGCTTATGATGGCAAAAAAAGAACATGGAAAAAACATGGTAAATTACCTTGGATTACTTATCTTGATAAATGTCCTTGGGGAGAAACATCAGGAGATAATCAGGTTTCCGAATTTAAAAGCAAAACATATAATGCGAGTATATCTACATATTATCCTACTGCAACTTCAACAGATACAACTTCTAAATCAGGGGCAAAAAAAATTCTTACCGATTTAAACATGGGAAAAGGATTAACTTATTCAAATTATAAAAATGCTATAAAATGGCAGTCTTTAGTTGATGAAATTGCTCCTAAATTTGGAGTAGACCCTGCTGTAGCAATAATGATAATTGCTGCAGAAAGTGGAGGAGACCCTAATCAAAAAACTGGTTCAAATGGTGGTTATGGGTTAATGCAATGTGAGAGAAGTGTATATATAAAAGGATTTAAAAACCCAAATACAGGTAAAACAAATTCCGGAGTACATACTATAAAGTATTTAGATGGAACAACTAAAAGGGTAACGTTATCTATGACCACAATGGATGGGAACACAGAAAGTGGTAGAAGACTACAGGTAGAATTCGGTTGTCATGAACTTAGAGATAGAGCTAGAAATTATTATTGGAATATTATACACTCTTTAGTCGCTTATAATATGGGAGCAGGAGCTTTTAATCTTATATGTAGTAAATATATCTGTGAAAAATATGGATACAAATTAGTTCGTAGTGGTTCTTTATCTAAACAAAGTTCTCAGGTTCAAAAGAAAGTTAAAGAAATGCTTAAACAAGGAGACTTGGGATATTTAAAATATAGAAAATGGTATACAACAACAGGACATAATTATCTTAATGCTGGTCCGGGAACTGCTAATAATATAGAACTTTATTTGCAATATTATAAATCAGTTAATGGGCAATTACCATATTTCTATGATGATGATAATAAAAAGTTAAATTTTGAAGATGTAATATCTGTAACTACAAGTTCAACAACTTCTTCAACTACTACTTTAATCGATGCTATGGGAAATACTTGTATAGGATATCCTACTGAATTAATTTGTTCTGCTCCTGAAAGTATTCCTTTAGGTAGCAAAGTATTTGTACAAGGAACAGGGTCAGATTTAGATGGCAAAATGTTTACCGTAGTAGACAGATGTGACGAATTAAATGATTCGTTAAATATAAAATTATGTATGGAAAACAAAACTATTGCAGACACCTATGATGAAATGACAGGAAATGTTCTAGTTGGAGATATTGTAAATGATGGAAAGATAGTAGTTACAACAGCAGGAGTTAATATAAGAACTGGCACAAGTAGTTCTTATCAAAAAGTTGGGCATGCAATAAAAGATTGCCACTTTACATGGTTGAAAACATTTAAAAATGGGTGGCATAAAATAGATTTTAAAGGAAAAGAATGTTATATGTCAGGAATGTATTCAGAAGTTAAGGATGTGAGCTAAATGAAAAAATGGCTTAAAAAAGAATTTTTTATTTTTATAATATTTGGTATATCTTATTTTACATTAGAAATTCTTTATAGGGGATATTCACATTGGACTATGATATTTTTAGGTGGAATAGTAAGCGTTCTTATAGGATTAATTAATGAAATAACTCCAAATATGAGAATGTGGAAACAAATGCTTTTAGGAACAATACTTATTACTGTTTTTGAATTTATACTTGGATATATTCTGAATATAAAATTAGGATTAGGGATATGGGATTATTCTAATATCCCTTTTAACATTATGGGACAAATATGTTTGCCGTTTTCTTTTTTATGGTTTGTATTATCTTATTTTATAATTATGTTAGATGATATATTAAAGGAAACATTTTAAACATATCAAATATAATATAAATTAACAAGGTATTTTAAGAAAAAGGAGATGGTCAAGATGGCAATATTTGTAGGCGTTGGAAGAACAGATGAGTGTTCTAACAGTAAAAAAGAAGAAAAAGAAAAAAAATGGAAACTTTTATCGGAAATTAAATTAACAGCGAATAATCCAAAAATACTTATAAAACAAGATGCGGAAGGGAATGAATTTAGCTGTGAAAGAATAATAATTATTGGTAAAATTGTTTCTAACACAACAAGTAAACCTATGTGTAAAATAAATAATACTATGGAATTTTCAGGAGTAAATTCGACTTATGTGAATGGGACTAGATATATTTATGAGACATATGAAGACAAAGGTTTTTTTATAGAAAGAGACACCAAATATCTTACTCAAGACATACTTGAAAGTTCAGTCTTATTTGATAATGGATTCTTTAGGGTAGTTAAAGGTCAAGCTAATGGTATAAAATCTATTGAATTATATGGAGATTCACCTTCTTTTGTATTTAAAGCAGGAACAGAGTTGGAAATTTATGGATTCTAATACATATACAATATCTTTGGAATTAGTATTTTCATGTATAGCCATGATAATAGGAGTTGGGTCATTTTTAGCTTCTAGAAGTAAAGAAAGTGACAAAATTGGAAGAGAACGAGCGACTGTTGAAGTTAAATTAGATTATATAGCCCAATCATTAGATGATTTAAAAGCTCAAATAAATGAATCAAGAGAAGAAGATGAAAGAAATAAAAACAAAATATCCGAAATGGAAAAGATAATGCTTAAACATTCAATGAGATTAAATACAATAGAAAATGAATTAAATATTGACTATAAAGAATTTAAAGAAGATGAATAATATGACGAGGGGTTTCCCCTCGTTATTTTTTTTATAAGGAGGTGATTTCGTATGGCAATATTTTATGACTATACGATAACCGTAGATGGAGATAAAGCTAAATTAGATAAAAATATATATTTATACAAAAATAATAAAAATATAACTTATTATTTTAAGATACAAAATGCTCCCTTTAAATTTATTAATGCAGTAGATATGGTAGAAAGCTTAAATGCTTCTACGGCAGATATAAAAATATTAAAGCCTAACGGAGTAAAGAAAAGAATAAAAAATATTCCTATTGAAAATGGGAAAGTAAAATTAGAAATAGATGATAGTTTTATGGATGAGATATCTGAAATAGGCAAATATACTTTTCAAATAGATTTATATGATAACGCTACAAATAAAGGTAGGGTAACAATACCTCCTGTTATAGAACAATTTTGTGTACTTGCACCTATCTTTGAAGATAATGAAGCGACAGAATAGGTGATATTGTATGGCTATTTTTTATAATTATACAATAACAGTTAATGGTAATAAAGCTAGTATGGATAAAAACATTTATTTATACAGAAAAAATAAAAATGTAGATTATTATTTTGAAATTAAAAATGCTTGTTTTAAATTTGAAGATGAAATCAATTATATAATTAGTTATAACGCTAAATATGCTAGATTCAGAGTTATAAAACCCGATGGAACAAAATTTTTTACAGAAAAAAGAGAAGTAGAAAACGGATATGCAAAATTTTCTGTCACAGAAGACTTAATAGATGAAAGAGCAGAGGTTGGTACATACGTTTTTCAAATAGATTTATATGACGGAAACAATGGATTTATTACCATACCTCCTATCTATAATCAATTTCATGTTTTAGAACCATTATTTGACGAAGACGAATCAGGAGCAGGACAAGTAGATATATCTAGTGTGGATATAGCGTACATAGGAGATACACTAGAGAAGGTTACAATTTTTGATGAAAACGGTGTATATGTTAAAACGTTTTGGAAACCAAAAGAGATAATTTCGTCTGTAAGAATGAATAAAATAGAAGAAGGAATATATTCTTTAAGTCAAAAAGTCGCAGATTTAACATTCAAACCGATATCTATTACTTCCTTTAAGAGTAATTTATCTAAAACAGTATATGAAAAAAATATAGAAACTATAAATAGTTGCAAGTTTACATGGAGTACAAGTATGATTCCAAAATCAATTAGTCTAACCGATTGTACTGTTGAGACTAGCGATACAAGTTATACATACAATAAGACAATTTCAGACACAAAGACCTTTACACTATCGGTGACTGATAGTAAAAATAATGTAAGAAGTTCTAGTATTACTTTTACATTTGTTTATCCTTTTTATTATGGAACATTTACCAACTCACTAACAGAAGCAGATATAAAAAATGAAGTTAAATTAGTTGAATTAAAAAACAACAAAACATTAACTTTAACATATAATGACATGAAAGTTTTTTATGCTTATCCCAAGGCTTATGGAGAATTAAAAAGTATAAAAGATGGAAATGGGTTTGAATATTTAAACGACTTTAATAAAGAAGAGATGAATATTAATAGTATTCCTTATTATGTTTATAAAATAAAAAATAAAGCAAGTGTATCTCAAATAAAATATACATTTAGCTTTTAGAAAGGAGAGATATAAATGATTATTGGTAGCAATTTTGATTTGTCTTCAAGGTTATATTTAGACTCGAGACAGTTATGTGATAATTATGCAGACCTTATAGAGAACAAAAATAATATCTTATATCCTCCCGGATTTGAAGTTTATTGTTTTAAGGAAAAAACAAAGTATTATAATGCTTGTGAAAATATAGAAGATAAACCAGTATGGAAAGAAGCAGCACGAGGTAGTATTGCAGAAGTTTTTATAGAAAGTGATACTATTCCGGAGAATAAAGACCTTTATTGGATTGATACAGGAACAGTAGATACTTTAGGGAATCAATCTGCTCACGAAGGAATAATTAAAGAGCTTTTAGAAACAGTTAGAAATCTTCAAAAAAGAATATTAGTTTTAGAAGAGAAAGTTGGCTCAGGAATAATTTCTCCAACAACAGGAGACTATTTACAATTAGCAGATGGAACAAATTTACAATTAGCAGACGGAACATTTTTAGAACTATCTTCAGGAGATTCTTCGAGTAAAAAATATTTACAATTAGCAGATGGAACATTCTTAGAATTAGCAAATAATACTTTCTTAGAAATAAATTAGAGGTGATAAGATGACTAAATTTAATGAACTTAATAAAACTATTGTCATTAATGACACAGACTATTTATTGTTGGGAACAAATTTAGATAGTGGATTTGAAAATAAAATAGCTAGTATAGAAACTTTAAAAAAAGCATTATTAGGAGATACTTCTAATCAATATTTAAACTTATTATCTTCTGACGGGAAGAAAGAATTTAGATTAACATTAGATGGAAATGGTAAAATGCATATTTTTCCTATAGAAGCTTATACTAGCACTCCTTATACAGAAGGACAGAATTTAGAATCCCCTTTAAAAATAGTTCCAAGTAATAAAATAGATTCGGAAAACAATAGTGGCTTAGTTATTCAACAAATATACGGCGGTGGTTCATTAACCACAAAAGAAACAGCAGTAAGTCATAATTTTGTTGAGTTATATAATTGTAATACCGTTGATATAAATTTAAATGGTTTATATCTTTGGTATAAACCTAATGGTGGAAGTTGGAGTTCTTTAGCTTTAAGAGGAATAGTCCCTGCCGGACATTCTTTTTTAATTAGGGGTAATGCACTTTATAATATAAATAGTGATATAGTTAGATGTAAAATAACAGAGTATGACCAAGAATGGAATATATCTTTTTCGGAAAATGGATTCACAATATATTTATGTGTAGGAGAAAAAGAACCCGAGGCAACGCCAGTTAAATATATAAAAAATGAATTAGGAGCAATAACATCTACTGACCAAAGATGGGTTGATATGCTTGGTGGTGGCGGAGCAGAAGATTCTCACACTATCGCAGTATATGAAGGCGGATATTATAATATGGGAATGAGTAGATATTGTTCTTTAAGAAGAATGAATTTTAATAATGGTAAAAATAATAGAGACGATGCAAGTATTATAGATTATCAAACTTGTGAAGTTGAAAAATTTAGACCAAGAAGTTTAGCGGACGGATATTGGAACTCAAGTGCAGAAACAATACAATTTAATAAATATAGTCCTTCAATGGTCAATATGTGTTATGGGGAGAATGGTGATACTTCAAGAACTTTCACTTTTGAAACTCCAGTAACAGATTACGATGGAATTATTAAATACAGAAAACAAGGAGAAACAAAGTGGATAAAGAAAAAAACAACTAAAGATATTGTAAATCTTTATGACCAAGTAGTTAATATTCATAGAGTAATTATACATGATTTAACTTATGGAACTTACGAATATCAACTAGGTGTAGAAGGTATGCTTACAGATATAGAAACATTTGAAGTAAAACAATATAACCAATCCAACAACTTAAAGATGCTATGGACTACTGACGAACAAGGATTTACAGAATACGAATATAATGCAGTAAGAACAGCCTGTGATGCTATTGAGCATTATGAATATTCAAATGGCACTCCTAACTTCGATTGTCATTTAAATAGTGGCGATATTTCACAAAATGCAAACAGACCACAGGAATGGCGATACTATTATAAATATCATGAAAATAATCTTAAAACTATGCCACATATACTTAATTGTGGTTGTTTCAGCCACCTTTATATAGCGATATATAATGAAAAATTTATTGAATTGCTGGAAACTCTTTAGAGCTTATTAAACTACAACGTAAGGTTAAATCCTAAGCGTGAATGTTTGAAAATTAATAAGATTAGACAATCAGCAGGGAAGTTTTTATAAATAGGTTAACAACAATATTAAAACGGATATAATAGAAAAGAGGTGATAAAATGAATAGAATAAATTATGAAGAAATAAAAGAATATATAGAAAATGAAGGGTATAAATTATTGACTTCTAAGCACGAGTATTTTGGTATGAAAACAAAGTTAAAAACAATTTGCCCCAAAGGGCATCGTTGGGAAGTATCTGCTGGGAATTTTAAACATGGTTTAAGATGTGCAGAATGTAAAAAAGAAAAGAAAAAAGAGCTACAATTTAAAGAAGTTAAAAAATATATAGAGAATGAAGAGTATGAATTATTAGAGACAAAATATATTAATAATTATACTCCTATGAAAATGAGATGTAATAAAGGACATATTTCCTTTATTTCATGGGCGAATTTTAAAAAAGGAAGAAGATGCTCTACTTGTTATAAATATAGAAAATTAACATATTCGGAAGTATTTAATTATTTTAAAAAATATGGATTTAAATTACTGTCTAAAGAATATATAAATGCTCATGAAAAAATGAAAGTAATGTGTCCTGAAGGGCATATATTTTTAATTTCGTATGCAAAGTTTTATAGTGGTAGAAGATGTCCGATTTGTAATTCTTCTACAGGCTCTCAAGAGATAACAAATATTTTAAATTCTTTTAAGATAAATTTTGAAAGAGAAAAAATATTTAAAGATTGTAAAGATAAAAGATATTTACCTTTTGATTTTTATTTGCCTGATTATAATTGTTGTATTGAATATGACGGAGAGCAACATTTTGAAATAAGCAGGACTTTTAAATTAACAGATAAAGACTTTAAAATTATAAAAAAACATGATGAAATTAAAAATAAATATTGTAAAAATAATAATATTAAATTGATAAGAATTCCTTATTGGGAGTTTAAAAATATAAAAGATATATTAATATCAAACCTATTTATAGAAAAACCTTCAACGACTATCCCTTCGGATGTTGAAATACATCAATAGGAGTACGGCTCAAGCGATTGGAGTGGGTGAGAATCCCTTAAACGGAAGTGGTAAACATCTCTTAGGAGATGAAGATATAGTCTCGACCTATATGAAAGTATAGGAAGTTTATAAGAGAACTGCATAGATGTAGCGAGTCTATGTGAAGATAACGAATAACGACTTAATAGACAAGAAATTTGGTACAGCTTTTGAATATTATGGCACTTTTGAAAATCAACCATTATTAAATGCTTATGAACCTCATGTAGAAGGGGAAAGAGCGGTTCCAATGGTTTCTAGTTATAGTTTTGATGTTGGTTTTGTACATTTTGTAGTGATTAATTCTAATACAGAATATATGTACCCAGAAGTAAATACAGATGAGTTTCTAAGAAAACAAATAGAATTCTTAGATGATGATTTAACTAAGGTTGAAGCAAGAGCGACTAAACCTAGATGGGTAGTTGTTACTTGTCATTTAAGTCCTTTTACAATAGTTAGAACTAAGAGATTGCAACAATGGATTCCTTATATAGAAAAACATAAAGTGGATTTTGTATTATGCGGGTAATGCTGCCCTAGTTATCGAGCAATCGGTTTCAAAAATTACAAATTTAATTGCAGGTAATTCCTAAAGCCTTACACCACAATAACCCTGAAAAGAGGTTATGAAGGTACGAAAGTAGAAAAAACGTAAGGATAAGTATATGGTTAAACCCTAAGTACTTGGATATAATGATAATAAGTAAGTTATATCAAAATGGATGTTCATGCAGGTAAGATTCTAAATTTATTTATTTAAGCTCGAATAATTTTACGAGGTGAGTAAAATAGGAAAAAAATTAAATTATAATAACGTAAAAGAATATATAAATTCTCATGGTTATATATTATTAGATAATGAATATATCAATATACATAAAAAAATGAAAATCAAATGCCCAGAAGGACATATTTTTGAAATGTCTTTTAATAATTTTAAGAAAGGACAAAGATGTTCGATTTGTTCCTTAAATAAACAATATAAATATACATATTCTCAAATTAAAAATATTTGTAAAAATAACAACTTGATACTTTTAAATGAAAAGAAAAATTTAAATATGCGAGATATAATTAAATTTAAAAACGAAAAAGGAAATATCGAACAAGTAACACTATACACTTTTGAAAGAAGATACATCAATACAAATAAATCAGCATCAAAATCAAAATATTCTAATAAAAAACATTCTCAAGAATATATACAATCTTTGGTAGAAAAAAGAGGGTATAAGTTGTTAGAGCCATATAAAAATAAAAAAACTAAATTAAAATTGCAATGCCCTAATGGTCACTATCACGAGATTCGTTTAGATAGTTTTATAAAAGGGAGTGGATGCAAACAATGTATGATTGAGAATATGACTAACGATGTAAAAGATGTGATTACAAATCTTCAAAAAAAAGGATTTCATTTATTATCTAAATATAAAAATAATCAAGAAAAAATTGTTTTACAATGTGAAAAAGGACATATATTTAACGCCACCTACGATAATGTAGTTAATAATAATAGTGGATGCCCTGTTTGTAATGAAAGCAAAGGAGAAAAGAATATAAGAAAAATATTAAAAAAATATAATATTAAATATATTCCTCAATATAAATTTGATAATTGTAAATTCTATAAATGTTTGCCTTTTGATTTTTATTTGCCTGATTATAATTGTTGTATTGAATATGACGGAATACAACATTATAAAATAATAAAGCATTTTGGAGGCTATGAAACATTTATAGATAGAAAAATAAGAGACACAGTTAAAACCAAATTCTGTGTAGACAACAATATTAAAATAATAAGAATTTCTTATTTGGAATTTAATGATATTGAAAAAATATTAAAAAATGAGCTTAAAATAAAAGAATAAGAATAAACTTCAAAGACTATCTCGCAAGAGAGTACGACAAAGTATGTCGGATAAGGTTTGCCCCTATATAGGGTGAAGAAATAGTCTAATATCCTAATGAAAGTTAGGGCGAGAGAAATTCTCGATTTATGAAGTAACGTTCATAAAAACAATATAATGCACAACCATACATATAGTAGAAGTATCCCACTATACACAGGATATAAAGGAGCGACATATGATTCTTCTACTAGAAAGTTTACACTTGCACCATATAACAATTATGTAGATGTTGTATCTACTGGTTCTACTCAATTAAAAATAGTAGATGAAAGTATAACGAGAACAGCTAATAAGGCTAATGGAACATATTATATAATGTGTCAAGCGACAGGTTATAAGCAAAAAGGTAAGGAAAAAGCTATTAATTTACCTAGTGGACAAAATTTATTAAAAACTGAAAATCCAAGCTCTATACATGACAATGGTAATGGTCAACCTTGGTGGTATGCTTATACAGGTACTCTGCCAGTACAACCAACATACATTATGGTGGACTTTGGATATGATAAAGTCACATTTAATATGTATTATATTAAAGATGTACTTACTAAAGATTTAGAAGAAAAAATTACAGTAAATGATTTTGATTCTACTAAGAATGAAAGAGTTTTATTTGATACGCTTACTGTTAATTATTCAGACAGAAATAAATAAGAGGTGATTAAATGCCTACAATAAGAAAATATAATAAAGAAACAGAGAAATATAAAAGAATAGCTACCTCCGATGCGTTGGAGGTAGCTATTTTAGATGCAGAAGGAAATTTTGAATCTGATAATGTAGAAGGTGCTTTAAGAGAATTAGGAGACGCTAAGGGGCAAATAGAAGTTAATAGAGGGATTATAGACGCTGTTAATTCTACTCTTACTGACCATATCAAAAATCACCCTGGTGGTGGGGGTGGCGGAGGCACAATGCCTACTATAAGCACCGACTGGAACGAAACTTCTATTGACGGAGATAAAGACTTTACAATTCCTATTTATTTTACATCTCCCAATTTAGGAGAAGGTACTTTATATGTTTTAATTAATAATGTAGAAACATCTATACAGACAATTTCTCAAGGTAACAATACTATTAAAATACCTGCTTTAGGGAGTGGTAAAAAAAGACTTTCTATTTATGTAAGAGATAGAGGACAACTTATGTCTAATCAATTAACATGGGATATTGTTTGTGGTGGTATCAAACTAACTGTAACAATGAATACAGATATAGATTATACTCTTAAAGATAGAATATTATTAACTTACAATATAGACTGTGATTTACAAACTGATATAAATACAATTATTACTATTGATGGAACAGAATATACAGTTAAATCCAATAAAGGGTATAACTCTTATGAGATTAAGGGGTTAACAGTAGGGGTTCATAAAGTTGAAATATATGCAACCGCTGATGTTTATTCTACTCCTTCTCAAGTATTTAATATTATAGTTGTTGCTACAGAACAATTATTTATAACCTCAACATTTGACACAACTAAACAATATGAAAAAGGTCAGCCTATGAATATTAATTACAGAGTCTCTATAGCAAACACAGATTATTATACTATTAATATGTATGTTGATGATTTTGAAAAACCTATTAAGACATTATCTCAACAACCCGGAAACTACTATTGGACTTTTACTCCTGAATTTGAGTTAGGAAAACATACTTTAAGAATAGAAGCTTATAACTCTGATAAGAGTAAAACTGCCACATTAGATTTGCCTTTTGAATTAGTTGCTTCTAGTTATCAAGCTATGGAATATGTTAGTACAGGTCTAATAGCTTCTTTCAATGCGAAAAATAGAACTAATTCAGATGTTGACAGAGGGTATTGGGTAGACGATATAAATGGATATATAGGAAGATTATATAATTCAAATTATGGTACTAACGGTTGGATAGACGGAGAATTAGTATTAAATGGTAACACATATGTAGAGATTGATATGACTCCTTTTAGTGATAATGTAACTAGAGGATTCACTTTAGACATGGTATTTAGTGTGGAGGATATAGGTAATCCTTTAGCTAGAGTTATAGACTGCACAAGTCTTTCTGCTCCTTATCCGGGGCTATATGTTAATCCTTATAAGGCTAATTTGGCTACTGTATCTCATAAGACAGAATTAGATATAGGGCAAGGAGAAGATATACAGATTACTTTTATGATTGATAGGGTTTCTAAATTTGGTAAGGTATTCATTAACGGAGTATGTTGTGACCCATTCCAGTTATCAGATTCATCTTCTGGTAGCCAAATAATATATGAACAAATTAAACATGCAGAAAAAATATATTTAAACAGTGAAAAAGGGACAAGTAATTTTGGTTCTTGCAAAATAAAAAGAATAATGATGTATGAAAGAGAATTATCAGACGAAGAAGTTCTTCAAAATAGAATAGCAGATATGAAAATAGAAGAACAAGAAGAAGAATATAACAAAAACTATAACGATGCTTATATGCCTTGTATGTACATTTATGGAGATATAAGCAATATGACTTTAACAAATAAAAAAGAAGTTAGAATAAAATATGTTTCACCCAATGCTGATTTATATGGGTCATCTTTTGAATACCCTAGATGTAAGATGTATTGGCAAGGGACTTCTTCTATTCAATATGCTAATAAGAATTTTAATATAGAATTAGGAGATAGTGACGGAAATCAAGTATTTTATACTCCTTTTAAGAATGGTATTTTAGAATATTTATTCTGTTTAAAATGTAATCAAATGGAATCTTCTAATGTTATGAATACAGGGTCTGCTATGTTTGTTAATGATAATTTATATGTAGAAAAGAATCCTGCCCAATTAAAGAATGATAAGGTTAGACAGGCTATTGAAGGCTTTCCTATGCTTTTATATATAAATGATGAATTTGTTGGACTGTATGATTTCAACTTAGATAGATATAGTTATCGTTCTTATGGATATAACTTATTTGATAAGTGTTTAGCTTATGAAGTATCAGCCAACTCTGACACAACAGCAGGTGCTTTTAATTCTTGGACTTCTTCTAGTGGTAAGACAGAACAAAATTATTATGCTTCTGACTTTGAATGTTTATATCCTCCAAGTAGACAAAATGGTAATGACAACTTTGCAGAATTAAAAACATTAGTTGATTTCGTAAGTGGCGCAGATGAAGATTTATTTAAAGAACAGTTTGATACTTATTTTGATAGACAGTCTGTATTTAGATATTATTTATTTGTACAAGTATTTGGAGGTGTCGATTCGCTCGGAAAAAATATGAAAATAGTTACATTTGATGGTGTAAAATGGTATTTGCAAGTATATGACTTAGACAGTTTAATGGGATTAGACAACACTGGCGCACTAACATTTGATGTTGACATAGAAGTTGAAAGTGGAGTATTTAATACATCTAATTCTAAACTATGGAGTAAAATTAGACTTTATTTTGCTAATGAATTAAAACAAGAATATATTAATATGAGAAATGGTGTATTCACACTTGAAAATATGTATAAATATTTCTATGATAATCAGATGGATAAAATACCTGTAAGATACTATAATAAATCTACTGAATATAAATATTTAAGATTTGGAGCAAAATATTTATATGCTTGTCATGGCAATAGATATTTCCAAATAAAAAGATGGTTAAAAGAAAGATTGTTATATTGTGATACTTTATTTGGATATGAACCTTCTACCTCTAACTTTGTTACTGTTCGTTGTAATAAACAAGGTAAGGTTTCGATGGACATATCGACTTATAGCCCTATGTATTTATCTGTAAAATGGAGAGACGAAGCAGATGGCAGCGGAATACAAACATTAAAAATACCTAGAAATAAATCAGTTAAATTTAGTTATACGATTCCTACTGCTACAGATCAGGAAGTTATTATATATGGAGCAGAATATATTAAATCTTTAGGGGATTTAAGTACCTGTAATCCAACTCACTTACTTTTATCAAATGCTACGAGAATAAATGAGGTAATATGTAGAAACAGTTCAAAATTAGTAAATGCAGAAATAAATGGTTGTGACTATTTACAAAAAATAGATTTTAACGGCTGTTCTAATTTAGGTAGTTTAACCAGTTATCAGGTTATGGAATTAGCTACCTGTCAAAACTTGAAATATTTAGATATAAGAGGAACAAAAATGACAGGGGTAAACTTTGATAATAATGGTGGTAACTTAGAGGAAATATATCTTCCTAAAACAATAACATCATTATACTTGAGAAACCAATATGCTTTAAAAATTGTAGGTTTAACAAGTGTTAGTTGGTATTCTCCTTATCACACAGAAGCTTTAAGTGGAGCAAGTGATATAACATCGTTTACATTAATTAACTGTCCTTTAGTAGAAAGACTTACTTCCCGTACAGATATAAATATGAACGGATGGAATCAAACATTTTATGATTTTAATGGGAATAAAAGAAGTGGAGATACATTAGGGGATTATGAAGATGCTACTAAGTATAGACAAATGGCACTCTTTGGGCTAGGGCTATGTAATGCAACTTCTATCCATATAGAAAACAGTATGCTATCTACTAAATATATGTCTTTTAGATTTAATTATAGACTAGAAGAATTAACCTTAAAATATTTACCTAATCTTCAAGAATTAACTATTGGTGAAACTCAAACAGGTCACGTATGGAATTCTACAGATGATATGTGTGGTTCTTTTGATTTTAATAATATCAATATCACAGAATGTCCTAATATAAAAACGTTTAGAATACATCAATATGATGAGAGAGAAACTAAATGGTTTAATAGTGGAACTAATATAATAGATTTAACTAAGTTTGAAAATCTTGAAACATTTACTTGCAATATTACAACTCAAGACCTAGATACAATACTCCTTCCTTCTACATTAAAAACAATATGGATTAAACTTATGTGCGGATTTACTACTGCCGAATACCCAAATAAATGTTTAAAAGCAAAATGTACTTTAAAGAATATATATTTTAAAGAAGACCATCCAAACGGATATGAAGGAATAGATTTTGGAAATAGAGAATTAACAGAGTTATGTTTATCTGGAGTAATTCAATCAACAGGAATTATTAAAGGAGTAAATACTAAAAATATCTATGTTAGTCCTGTATTTAATAATATGGATGAAAAAGAAAGAGGCTCTGAATTATATCCTCAAGTAAAAGTTCAGGGTAAAATAGACTTATCTAATTATAATTGGACGGAAGCATACTGGTGGTTTACAAATGTTGATTTTACTTCTGACAATTTAGAATTCGTTATGCCTAATGACTGGGATTATCTAATAGATACTCGTTTGAAAAGAGTAAGGGGCATGTTCTTTGATTGTAAGAATTCTGATTTTACTTGGGAGTTTGCAGGTAGATTTTTTAAATTATTACAAGACAGAGATGATTTAGGAAAAACATATAAATATGCAACACTTCAAGAACAATCTTCTTATGAAGAACAGGCAGTTACAATAGAAAATAATTATGATATAGCAGATTATAACTATGGAGACACACCTTTTGTTGGTTCTAATCTTAAATACATTAGAGAATGTAATTTTAAAGGAAATGCTATAGCATATGGTACTTTCAGAAATTCAAATCTTGTAAAAGTTGGAACAATTACTTGTAGTGGCTCAAATGTATGGTGGAGTTCCGAAAGTTTATTCCAAAACAGTAAAAACTTAGAAGAAGTAGAGTGTATTAATATGACTGGAGCTAATAGTACCACAAACTGGTTTGCTAGTTGCCCTAAATTAAAAAGAGTTGGAACGGTAAATGTAAATGCTAAGAATATAAATCAAATGTATGCTTATTGTCCTCAGCTAACAGAATTAGCATTACCTACTTTAACTAATTTAGAGAGAATGAGTGGGTTTGTTAGAGGGTGTACTTCTTTAACTGAACTACATCTTAATGAAATAACAGAAAACACTCCTTTAGAATATATGGACTGGGCATTTAGAGATTGTCCTAATTTAACTTCTGTAACTATTGGAGGAACTACTCTACCCCCAGCATTGGTGATAATGGAGGGAGCATATTATGGAGATAAAAAGCTTACAAAAGTAATTCCTTTGCCTAATGATTTCAGTAATAAATGTAGTATGCGTTCTTGTTGTTATGGTTGTTCTTCATTAACAGACGATAATATATATAAAACTTTTCCATATAATGTAAGTAATATGGATTATATTTATTATGCCTGTCATGGATTGACAAATCCGTCTATAGTAGTTAATTCTGACAGAACAAGTTCTCAATCTTGTTTTGAGGGGTGTGCAAACATAAAATCTGTTAGAGCAGAATTTAATGGTACATATTCTTATGGATTTAATAATTTCTGTAATAACTGTGGAGAACTTACAGATGCTTATATTAAATTTCCTTATTCTCTATATTTTAATGATGATGCACAGACTTGCTCTGAAAATGGTAATATATTTGCTTATTGTAAAAAGCTTATAAACGTAGAATTGAATATGACTAGATTAGAAAGTAAATCAGATTTTAGAGCAATGTTTAGACAGGATAAATATATAGAATCTATAAAAGGATTTGATTTAAGCAATCTTCATAGAGATGATAGAAGACCAAATGATAACGCTTGGTATTTTACTTATGATACATCTTTTGAATTTATTAAGGATTGGGTATTTGCGACAGACGAAAATGGTAATACTAAAAAATTAACAAATTCATATAAGATGTATAATTTAGAATTAACTCCTGCTGCTACTATAGAATCTCTTATGAATGGGTTAGGAACAGTACAAGCAGAAACATTAACATTAGGTCAAGCAACCTTAAATAGGCTATCGGAAGAACAAAAAGCTAATGCAGTAGCAAATGGTTGGACTTTAGCGTAGGTGATTATATGAATAATATAGAAATAATAGAAAAAAAAGGTTATAGAATATTAAGACCAAAAGAGGGTTATATCCTTTATAAAGATGGAGAAATCTTTGAAGGAGATGTGATACTAGGAGTCAATGCGACTCCTAGTGCTTACTCTACTATAGAGGATGTAAATTATAAAGAAATACAAAAGAAAATTGAAGAATTAGACCCTCTTAAAGAATTAAAAGAACAGAGAATTGAGTTGAGTAAAAATAATTTAGCACAATATCTTAAAGACAATCCATTGTTTTCTACTGTTAAATATGAAGAAGGAAGATATTACAATGTTACAATGGAAAAACAGCAATTATTAACAAGTACTTTACTTTCATATCAGTTAGACAATATATTTGGAACAGAATCAAACTTGAAATGGAATGATACTAAAAATGTATGTGAACCTTATTCTTTTGAACAGTTAGGAAGGTTATCTAAGGAGATAAAATTATATGTTGAGCCATTAGTAGAAAAACAACAACAAATGGAAGTTAATATTAGAAATTGCAAGACAGAAGAAGAAGTGTTTAGTATTAAATTAGATTTTGAAGGAGTTGATTAGATGAAAGAGTTAATTGATTATTTTAACGAGAAGTATACTAGAAAGAAAGAGTATATATGTAAAGATTTAAAACCCACTAGAATGTTAAATGAAGATGAATATAGGGATTTTTTAAACGATGCTGGTTTAATGACCCCCTTAGAAATTCATTATTATCCATTATTTAAAGTGTCAAAAATAAAAGCTAATAGTCTGATATCTATTGGCTATATTTTAAAAACAAACGATAAAGAATATAAAGGAATTACGAAACAATTCAGAGAAAACGGATATAGAGATTCCTTTATGTCGATTGGAATAAATAAAGACGAAATTGTTTTAGGGACATATGACATGTCTATAGATAAAAATAGCCGTTCCTTAACATTATATACAAATTCTCCTGAATTACCTAAATTAGAATATCCTAAAAATAAAATGGATATGTATAGAGCGTTAAATTTTATAGAGGCAGTATGCTATTCTATTTATGACATTAATTTATTTGGGCTTTTTAATGAGGCAATGAATGATATCTCCTCCCCTAATAATATAGATGAAATTGATTTATTTTTAGAAAATTCTCTATTTTGTGTTGGTTCTAACATTAGAAACAATGCTTATTTTGTAAATCCTGATAAAGATAATTACTATACAATATTAGATGCAATCAAAAAAGGAAAAACAATATATAGAAGCTTAGATACCCCTCTTGTTAATTGGAGTATAAATAATGAAGAGAAATGGATAAAATTTAACAGAAATATTGCAATAGCTAATGAAACAGGTTGGGTAGATTTAGAAAATTAGAAAGGAGTTTAAAATGAACGAATTAATTAAATTATATAATAATAAATATTCTAAAATAGAATATCCAAAAACTAAATTAGATTTTTACTATGTTTATTTATTTTTACAAAATAAAATAAATGAATATGATGATAATGAATTAAGAAAATTATTTGAAAAAATAGAAGTTCCAAAACCAACAACTTTAAAAGAGTTAGACATTTATAGAGAGTGTGTTGATTTTATTAATGGTATTAGAATATCTAAAACAGGAAACAAAAGTTGTCCTGAGTCATCTGATATACAATATGTTTTAGGATATCATCAAGTTTATGAAATGGAAGGATATTTATATTATTATTTGGAAGGAGAGGCAGAATAATGAAAAAAATAATAGATAAATATAATGAAAAAAACCTTTTCCCATTTCCTCTATCATATCCAAAAACAGACTTACAAATATTAAAAACATATAAATTTTTATCTATGATTCAAGATAATGAAATACAAGAAATGTTAAAAGATGTTAAATTACCTAAAATAGATTCTTGGAAGGATTATTTTACTTTAAATGAAGATGGAAATGAGTATTATACTATAAATATACCAAAAGAACCAGACGAATGGGAAAATGAAATAGATGAGATAGAAGAAGCTATAAGAAAAGGTAAGATTATTCTGGCAGAAAACGACGAAGGAATAATTGCTACTGTTGAAAGTATAAGCATAAATTTAACGGATAGAAAGATTATGATTAGAGTTATGGATAATAACCATGGTAATATTCCCGGATAGGAGTTGGTTAAATGAATGAATTAATTAAATATTTCAATACAAATTATGAAAAGGATATAGGGAATAACAATAAATGATATAACTAAAATACTTATATCGAAATCAGAGTAGGATAATCCTACTCTTTTTTATTTTAAGGAGATGATTTTATGGTATCAAAACCAAAAATGATAGAAAGTTTTATTACAAAAAATAAATATAGTAGACCCGGAACAAAACGTTCAAGAACTACTAAAATAGCATGGCATTATACTGGTGCGCATGATGTATCTGCTAAAGCAACCATGAATTACTTTAAAAACTTAGCAACAACACATACAACTTATGCAAGTTCTCACTTTGTATGTGGACTTGAGGGAGAAATATATTATATAGTTCCTATGAGCGAAATAGCATATACAACTAACAGTGCAAATTATTATTCTATCGGTATAGAATGTGCAACTACTGGAACTGATGACCATTATTCAGATAAAGAATACGTGTCTATGGTTAAATTAGGAGCTTGGTTGGCTCAATATTACGGATTAGACCCTAGAAAAGACTTTATAAGACATTATGACGTAACTAGAAAGATATGTCCAAGATATTTTGTTAATCATAAAGATAAATGGAATCAATTTAAATTAGATTGCTATAATCTTAAAGAAGGTAAAATAAAAGTATCTGATATTGTGAATTGTACTAATGGGGGAAAACATACTTCTAAAGTACCTAGTACTACAACTAAAAAACAATATTTAAGAGTGCTTCAAGATGTTAATGTACATAGCACTCCTGACTTTAAGTCTAGTTCTGTTTGTGGTAAAGCAGAAAAAGGAGAAGCGCTTACTATTGTTAAAAAGATAGAGAGATCAGGAACAGATATGTATTTAGTAAAAGCAGGTTATTATATAACTGCTAGTAGTAAATATGTAGAAGTATTTGAGAGATAGCGTTAATTAAATGAATGAATTAATTAAATATAATAATTTAGAGTAGGGATTGCCCTACTCTTTTTTATTAAATACAAGGAGATGTAAAATATGGATAACAAAAATAAGGTTAAGAAAAAACGTAGTACTAGAAAGTGGGTAATACCTCTAGTAATCACATCTATATTTGCTTTCACAGGTATTGCGATATGGTTACAATATGCTACTAGCACAGAGTTATCTTCAACTTTAATAACTTGTTTCTACGGATTTTGTGGTGGTGAGCTTTGGCTATTAGCATCTATCACAAAAACAAAAACAAAGAATGATAATAGTGAAAATATAAATACTGATGATTCAGAAGGAGAGGAATAAAAATGGATGTTCAAACTATTTTAATATCATTTATAATAGCTATAGCTGTTATATATGCAGTATACAAATTTATTAGTTTAAGTAAAGAAAGACAAGTAGAAAATATCAAACAATGGCTTATATTTGCCTGTCTTGAAGCTGAAAAAATGTTAGGTAGTAAAACAGGTAAAGTAAAATTAAGATATGTGTATGATTTATTTGTTAGCAAATATAAATTTATATCTTGTCTTATCCCGTTTGATACTTTTAGTAAATGGGTAGATGACTCATTAATAGATATGAGAAATATGATAAACACTAATAAAGCCATCAAAAAGATAGTAGAGGGTGATAATTAAATGAATGAATTAATCAAATACTTTAATAAAAAATATGGGAAAGAATATGGAAAAATTTCTTATCCTAGAACTACTATACAAATATATCAAGTATATCAAATAATCAAAGACTGTAATATTGAAGATAACGAATTAACTGATTTATTACATCACGTTAAGTTGCCTAAACCTAAAACAATGGAAGAAATGGAAATGTATTCAGAATGTATTAATGACGGAATACCTCAAAATAAAATGATGCCACAAATATTAAATGAATATACTATTGAATTAACCGCAGATGAATTAAATAATTTAGAATACCGTGAAAGTATGGCTGGAGACTATAGGGTATTAGATTTTTCTAAATATAATATAGATTTTCAAAAGTTAAATAAATTTGTTATCTATATGGGGACAGATTTTGATTCTTTATGTCGAGTACAAGATTCTACTTCTTATGATTCTATTTATTATGATTCAAACTATATAGAATATTATACCAATACATTAAATAATGAAATGAAAATTTATTCGTCTAAGAAGTTTACTCAAGGAAGAATTATTAAAATTTTTGAAATAACAGGTTATATTAATGATATGTATATAACTCCGAAAGATAATATTGCGATTGGAGGATTCGCACGTAAGAATAATATTGCGGTTGGTGAAGGTGCGATAGCTCCAAATAGTAATTCTATTGCTATTGGAACTGAAGTATTTGCCAAAGGAAATTCATCTTGTGCTCAAGGTTCTTATGTTACTGCCAACGGAGATTCATCTTGCGCTCAAGGGCGAGGCACGATTGCTAGGGGAGATTATTCTCATGCAGAAGGGCTAGGTACAGAAACTAATACTGTGGCTGATGCAGCTCACGCAGAAGGTTTTCAGACTAAAGCCTCTTCAGATTATCAACACGTTCAAGGCAAATATAATATAGAAGATACTAATAATAAGTATGCACATATAGTTGGTAATGGTTCTGATGCAGATACACGTTCCAATGCACATACATTGGATTGGAAAGGTAATGCATGGTTCGCAGGAGATGTATATGTCAAAGGAGACAATCAAGATAATGGCAAAAAATTATTAAGTACTAGCGATATATACTTTAATGAGAACGGAGAATTAGTAGTAACTATAAATGGTGTAACAAAAACATTCACACCTAAAGCATAGAAATTAATTGAAAAGGGGTAATTAATTTAAGGAGTTGATTAAATGAATGAATTAATAAAATATTTTAATGAAGAATATAGTAAAGAATACGGAAAGGTTTCTTATCCTAGAACTACTCTACAAATATATAGAGTATATCAAGCTATAAAATCTTATGGAATAAATGATGATAAATTGGTTGAGTTGCTACATAACGTAAAATTACCTAAACCTAGAAATACAGAAGAATGGGAGTTATATGTTTATTGTTTATATAATATGGATGATAGTGAATCAGAAAGAAAGATTAAAGATATTTCGAACAAACTAGAAATACTTCCTGTAAAAAATACACATCAGGTTATCCAAGATGGAGTGCCAGTTTCTCAACAAAATATAACTTTAGATGGAAATAACTATAAAGCATATATATTTAATGACGAACAAATAACAATACCAGACAGCTTAGTATTAGAAGATTTTGAAAATAAGTTTTTAGCCATAGCTTCTCACTCTAAAGGAGTGTTAAATGCCGTCATTTCATATAATGATGGTGTAAATGATATAACAAAAGAAATAGAATTGACACGTGACGAAAATTTTACTTCAAACTATTTTGATTATAGTGACTATACTGAATCTAGTATATTGAATATAACATTTGGATTTGACTATGGTATTAACAAATTTTTTATATACGTTTATTATATGAAACAACCTATGAAATCTCCGATTTTTTATGAGGTGAAAAAAGTTTCACTTTCATATTCGTATATTACCAACTTACTAGATGACGATTATTTAAAAAGTATTGATTATTCTAAAATTAATAATGTCCCTTATAAGTTAACTGCTCTTGTAGAGGGTTCAACAAAAACACTAAAGACTGGGGAATATGCATCTTTATTCGATAATTTATTTATTTGGGATGCCAATAAAATAAATGAACGATTAGATGATACAAGTGGAGTAAAAAAGAATGAATATTATGAGCATAATATAAAAGTTAAACAAAAAGATAGTGAAGGAATAGGTTACGGTCAATATATTCCAGCTGAGTCCATGTCTGAATATAAATTATTTATTAAAGCTGGTCCCGATGTTATAGTAAGGGTTTACCAACATAAAACAAAACAATTATTAAATAAAATAAAAGATTTCCCTCTTGGAGAATACAAAGAAATTATGGTAAGAGACGGCTTAAATAGAAGTGACGGAATATTTATTGCTTTTACTGTCAAAGATGATGTAACAGATTTTTATGCTAATACTTATGTTAGTGATTTAGTTTTATGTAAATCAGATGGATTTTTAACTAAACAAGAAGTAGATAATAAAGTAGATAAAGTAGAAGGCAAAGGATTATCTACAGTAGATTTTACTACTGCTTATGAAACTAAACTTAAAGGATTGTCTAATTATAATGATACAATTATTAAAAACAATATAGATGCTATAAATGCTAAAATAAACACTATGTTCTCATTTAATGATAATGGAGAATTAGTTGTGACAATAGGAGAAGTATCTAAAACATTCGTACCAAAATCAGAGTAGGATTATTCCTACTCTTTTTAAAGGAGTTGATTAAATGAATAAACTAATTGAGTTTTTCAATGAAAAGTATGGAGATAAATATGGGAAGATTCCTTACCCAAGAACAACAATGCAAATATATAGAGTATATCAGTCTATAAAAAGTTATGGGATAAAGGATGAAGAGTTAGTTAAATTATTGCATAATATTAAATTACCTAAACCAAAATCTATAGAAGAAAAAGAGTTGTATACAGATTGTTTATACAACAAAGATGATAGTGAAATGGTAATAGATACAAGTAATTTAATTTCCAAAGAAAACCCTGTATTTACTGGTAGTATGAGTATGAATAGGAAAGAAGGGGCAACTATAGGAGAATATAGCGTTGCTATTGGGAAAACCGTTGAAGCGTCAGGAGAATGTTCTTGTGCAGAAGGTAAGAATACAACTGCTAGTGGATGGAGTTCTCATGCAGAAGGAGAGGAAACGAAAGCTAAGGGGCAAACTTCCCACGCAGAAGGAGATAATTCAATCGCTGAAGGCATAAGTTCCCACGCAGAAGGCAGTTATGCAGTTGCCAGTGGAATAACTTCTCATGCAGAAGGAGAGGGAACAAAAGCTTATGGAAAATCATCTCATGCAGAAGGTAGTTTTACAACTGCCTCTTCAAATTATCAACACGTTCAGGGTAAATATAATATAGAAGATAAAAGTAATAAATATGCCCATATAGTTGGTAATGGTAAAAGTGGTATGGAAAGAAGTAATGCACATACATTAGATTGGAAAGGTAATGCTTGGTTCGCAGGAGATGTACAGGCTAATAACGTTCCTTACGTAGCTAGTGAAAAAGTAGTTTTAACAGTTCCTGCTGCTTCTATAACTGCAAAAAAAACTGAAATAGATAATCTTATTAATGATAATAGTGAGCCTGTTCAAATCCCTGTTGATGGTACTGTGACATATGACCCTACTAAATCATATTATGTAAAATATAATAACACACAATACCATGCAATATATATCGATGGGGCGCTTGGTATTGTAGAAAATGGTTGTGAATGTATAATTGCGACTATTAGTGGTAATACTGTACTGGCGGTGTTTTTATTAGATACAACTAATACCACTGATATGCAATTAATTGAAAAAGATATTAAAAATTTAGATAATATGTATATACTAAATGACTTAAAAGTTAATAATTCTATAACTGTAGGAGCTAGAAAAGGTAGAATTGGGGCATTTAGTTCTAGTCTTGGATTAAGTTGTGAAGCTTCAGGTGATAAATCACATGCAGAAGGTGACGGCACTACTGCTTCAGGTAATGTCTCTCATGCAGAAGGTTCTGAAACTACTGCTTTAGGTGAATGTTCACATGCAGAAGGTGATAATACTACTGCTGTAGGTGACTGCTCACATGCTGAAGGTCATGGAACAATAGCACAAGGTCAAAATCAACATGTGCAAGGCAAATTTAACATAGAGGATAATACTAATGAATATGCTCATATAGTTGGTAATGGCTCTGGTGATGATTTTAAATCTAATGCTCATACATTAGATTGGGATGGTAATGCTTGGTTCGCAGGTAAGCTATCTCAAGAAGGCACACCTACTGAAGATAAAGATTTAGTTACTAAGAAATATGTAGATGATAGCAGAGATAATCTTATTTCTAATATATATGGTAGGGTATATGATTTCCAAATAACAGAAGATGAATTTAATTCTTTATATGATTTTGTATATAACTATTTATGGATTGATAAACCAAATAACGAAATTATTCTAAATAGTATTTCTAAAGAAGATTTAAATCAAGTAATAGACGATGATATAGGTTATGAAGCAATATTATTCAATAATAAAATTATTTTAGAATTAAATTCTACTGGAAGTAATGGTATTACTCTTTATAATAAATTCGAATCGGCTGAGGGTAGTATTTATTACTATTTATTTTCATTAAAGTCAAATGAGTCGAATGTTACTATATTTTCATTTAATAATTCTATAAAATATAATTATAGTGATAAAATAATTACAATGGCAACAATTTCTAATAAAGTAAACTTAGTAACAAATACAAAAAATCAATATATTAATGTAACAGAAGATTTAGAAATAACATTGCCAAATGTAGTTGAATATACAGAAATACATTTGTATTTTTCTCCTTCTTCAACTGTGTCAATAACTTTTCCTCCATCTATTAAATGGAAAGATGTTCCAACGATTGAGGCAAACAAAGTTTACGAAATCATATTTAAATATATTAATGAAAAAATAGGTTGGATTGGAGAATATAAAATTTATAATTAACAATAATTAAAATAATAAATATTTTAATGTATAAATGTGAATAATATAAATAAGTTATTCTATTTGTATTATTTATGGATTACCCTCTAGTTTTATGGCTAGGGGGTTATTTTTATTTATAGTCCATTTTAAATGGAAAATTTTTAAAAAGTAGTTGTATTTTTGTAATATCTATCATATAATAATATCAGAAAGAACAAAGAGTCCACTTTAAATGATATGGAGGGTTAATATGAATAATGTAAGTATATGTAGTGCCGACATAGGCAATATCACAAGTATCTTTATGGGAGATAAGAATAATGACATTTTAATAATTGAAAGTAGAATAGAAAAATATTCTACGATTAAAGAACTTGGAGATAATGAAATATTTGAGACAGATGAAAAATGGATAGTAAATCAAGGAGAATTTAAAAACGAACATTTAAAATTTAAAAAAGACAACTTCTTTAATTTGCTTTACTATGGATTGGCTAAAGTAAGTAAAAATAACAGAATTAAACTTGTATTAGGAATCCCCGCAGGGCAATATAATGAATACAGTCAAGAATTAAAAGCATTAATAAAACAAAATAATATGAAAAAGATAACTCTTGGATCAGGTAAAGATAAGGTCGCTAGAACAATTTATATTGAAGATGTGATAATTCGTCCTGAAAGCTATGGAATTAAAAATTTAAAGTCCGTAAATAAGGCACAAGTAGAAGCAAAAACTCTTATCGTAGATATAGGTGGGGGAACAACAGATATAGCTATATTTAATGAGAAGAATAAATTTATAGACGGAGAATCTTTAGACATAGGACTATTGGAGTTGTATCATAATGTAAAGAAATATATCTCTATGAAATATTGTAAGATTAGTCTTGAAGATGCTAAAAAAGTATTTGACGGAGAAATTAAAATGATTAATATACAAGATTATTCTTTTCTTAAAGAGTTCCAAGATGACTTTATGAATAAATTATTGAATGAATTTAAAGGGAGCTTTCCAAGTGCTATTTCATGTAATTTGATTCTTGCAGGAGGTGGGGGAGAAATAGGTATTGACTACTTTAAGAAAGAATATCCTCAAACTATCTTAGTAAATGATATTGGAGTAAATGCAAAAGCCTTTCGTTTAATGGGGTTAAAGAAATGGCAAAAATAAAAGAGATTAGAATTAGATTTTATGAAAATGAAATAACACTATATGACTATATCATTTCTAAAAGAAGTGCATCAGGGTTTCTTAAAGATTTAGCAGAAGTAGAAAGGAAACGTGAACAAAATTATGTAAACAACAATATAAATATAGATATGTTATTGGGGAAAATAGCAGGATTAAATACTTCTAATAGTATACAAAAATCTTCTCAAATAGAAAATGAAGTAGAGAATAATTTAGACGATTTTATAGATAATTTTGATGATGAGTTTGATGATTGACAAACTGTTTACAATATTGTATAATATAAATATAGTTCGATATTTTTATATATATGACCACCGTAACCCTAATTATAAGCTCAACTTAATAGTCTTATTACGGTGGTTATTTTATTAAAGGAGGAAATACAAATGGAGGAAAGAAATCCTTATGAACTCCCTATTGTTCCTCGACAACATCAGATTAAAGTAGAGGAAGCTAGAGAATTAAGGCTTATTGATTTATTTATTGATGAAGGGAATCACGAGAAGCAACTAAGTAGAGCAGACCTTATACTTATTTATTCCCTATATGAAGATGGATTAAAGGAATTTTTAGATGATTATTTGGACTATGTAGAGAGAGAAGTAGACACAAAGGGATATAAAGTTGTTAATAAACCTCACTTCTATCTCAAATCAACAGTAGGATAATCACTCTTAGTAGGGTGATTATTTTTTTTATATATTTTTAATAAAAAGTGTAATATTTTCCATACTTTTTCATATAATGAAGTAAAAGGAGGGAAAAATAATGAAAGGAAATAAAACAGTTATACCTGTAAGTTTTAAAAATAATATGGAGGATAAATTACTATTCTCTTGGTTAGAAGATAAATTCGAAGAATATGGTAATAAAAGTAATTATATAAAATATATTTTAAGAAAACAAATGTTATCTGAATCAAATCAATTTACTCAAAAGGTCAAATAGCATTGCAAGTCCAAACCAAAATAAAGCTTCATTCATTTTGTCACCTCGGTTATTCATAATTATATTATTAGTGTTAACTAAAAGGAGGATATTATACATGAAATCTTATACTTTCAAGGAATATAGACAAATGACAGAGAATAAATGTACAGTTGTAGAAAAATGCTTAAATGTTTTAAAGAAAAATAAAAAAGAATATAAAAAGATGGTTATACTAATAGCAATACTAATGCACAAAGGATTATTTTGTTATGCAGCTACTACGGAAGCAGAAATATCTAATGTAGCAACACAAATCTTAAACCTGCTAATGATATTTGCACGATATGGATGTATGTGTATGGGCATAAAAAGTATTATAGAAAATGCATTACAAGGAGCGAACTTCCGTCAAGCCACTAACTCAGGTGTTCAATATTTTTTAATCTATATACTTTTAACATTCTACCCAAAATTATTCACAATGATTAAATTATAGGAGGGTTATTATGGAAGAGAAAATAGATAAATTAATAGGTGTCATAGATAAATTGACAGATATAGGAGATAATCTTTTACATCCAATAGAATTTTTACAAGAAACTGGTTATAAGCTATTAGTGGCTATACAAGATTATTCATTTAATATATGTCTAGTCGCAGGATTTATTGCTCTTATATTATATGCGTTCGGTTATGACAAAGGAAAACGTTGGGCGTTTGTTATACCTTGCATATATTTAATTTTAAACATTATAATAGGAGTCCTTACAGGTGCTTAAAAGTATACCTATCTCAAAATATTTTGAGATTAAAAATCAAGAATATATATATTTAAAATTAATCCCAACAAAATCCATTAGAAACAATCGAACATTTTCAATTCTATATCTTGTGAATAAAATGTTTGTAAACTTAAATAAACTTATACAAATCGAAAATAAAAAAATTATTCTAAAAACACAATTCAAAGCAAGTTATTATATACACATCACAAATGATAAAATTAATTTTTATTTTATTGTACCCAAATTATTCTATTCTAAATTCAAAGTTAAATTCAAAGAAATATGGAAGTCTGTAGAGATAAAAGAAGTTGATAACATTCCTTTAATAGAAGGCGGATCTAAATATCAACTTGTCTATAAAAATAGAGACTTTTTATCTAGCGATACAGATATGAGAAATAATGATTTATTAAATGCAAATATGAATGTAATTGAATTACTTCAAGATGAAGAAGAGGCAGGGATATTTTATAACTTCATTCCTGTATCAGAAAAGCAATCAAATTATTTTAGAGCATCTTGTCAAAAGTTTATAAAAGAATACAGAAACACTTCTGTCAAATATACTTCAAATAAAATGATGAATATTGTTATTAAGATATTAGATTTTACTGTGGATTTTTTTAATTCAACTTTAGACTTAATGTTTGGAGTTAAACAAAATAAATCAGAAAAAGTTGTTAATTTTGATTCTTTAAGTAACAATACTTTAAAAAAGGGAATGAGTGATTTATGCAAAACCCAAATCCTAATTTCTACAAAAGGAGAAAATAAGAGAAGAGATAAGATTATAGCAGATGCTATTGTTGGTTCTTATGGAGAAATAAAAGATGATAATGAATTTATATGTAGGAGAGTGAAAAAAGAAATGGATATTTTGAAACCTGTGTTAAGCAATGTTAATCAATTAAATACATCTGTACTTGAATGTAGTAATTTTATTGCACTTCCGGGAGAAGAATTAATTCAACAATTCCCTAATATAGAACATAATAGTGTATATAATAAAAAATTCCCTAAATGTTTGGCTAATGGTGATATACTTATAGGAACATCTTTAAAAAATGAACCTGTCTATTATTCTACAGATAAAGAATTAAGCCGTCTAGGAAGGATTCTAATGGGTGGTATGGGTTGTGGTAAAACTTACTACATGACAAACCTTGCTAAATCTATAATAGCTAAAGGAGATGGATTAGTAGTATTAGATATTATTAGAGATTGTAGTCTGTCAGAAACCATAAAAAAGGTAATTCCTAAAGATAGGCTTATAGAAATTGATTGCAGCAATTATAATCAACTACAAGGATTCTGTTTTAATGAATTAACTTGTGATGATAGTGAGGATAAATATAAGAAATTAGCTAAATGTATGGAAAAGGCTACACAATTACACATCTTATTAAACACTATTAATGCAGATACTAAATTAACTCCTAGAATGTTAAGATATTTTTATTCTGCTTGTACGGTAGCCTTTTATAAAAATTTTAATGCCAGTTTTAAAGATATAATAGGTATACTTATGTATCCTAATGCAAGAAGAAAAGCCTTAGAATGGCTTACAGAAGGTCAAAAAAAATTACTTGAAGATGAAATAAACGATTTAAGTGAGTTAGATAAAGAAAATAAAGATGGGGAAGTGGAAAATTACGATAGCAAGATAGATGGCATAATAGATAGAGTGAGCTTATTAAAAACTAATTTATATACTAAACTAGCCTTCAATAAGTCAGCAGAAGAGAATATAAATTTCGTAAAAGCATTAGATGAAAATAAAGTTATATTAATAAAGGCTAGAGAAGAGGATTTTACTAACAGAAATATAAGAGACTTAATTGCTACATTTTATTTAAGTAAAGTTTGGTTGTCAAAACAGATCAGCTCAAACACTAGAACAGAAATATTCTTTGATGAAATTAATCTATTTCCAACAGCACAGACAATTCTTCAAGATATATTAACTGAATGTAGAAAGTATTCTTTTATACCTACGATATCTTTACACTTCTTAAATCAATGTAATAAAAAATGCAAAGATGCAATTTTGAGCAGCGGTTGTAGTTTTATCCTCCTTGCAGGAGCTGATGTAAAGTGTTTTGAAGAACTAAGGGGATTATTCTATAAAGAAGGGTATACAGAGACGGATATGCTTAATTTGAAGCGATTTCATGCATTGTGTTTAATCAGAAATGAAGAGAAAGGATATTCGGCATTTATCGTAAAGTTGCCAAAATAACTATTGACAAAATATGTAATTTATTATATCATATAATTGCAATTGACATTTATATGTGCCTATATGAATAATTCGTATAGGTTAATTAACCCAAAATAAGAGTTGAAATATCTCCAACTCTTATTTTTTTTATACATTTTTATGTAATTTTATTTATTTTTATATACTTTTTAAAAAGGGGCATATTTCACCTAAATTGCTATAACCGATATGAACATTCCGCATATATTTCAGTTAGCTATTTTATAGCTATTACATATATGCTACATATATCATAGCATATGCAAATTGGTATTAAAAATATTCCAATTTAACAAAGTTTTAATAATTTTAATAATGTTGTTAACTATTTTTATTTTCATATTCTAGTATTTTATTGAGTACGTCTATCTGCATTTCTTGAGAAATATCTAATTTTGTTTTTAATTTAAATATCTCTTTGTCTAAGCACTTTCTTAATTCATCAGATATACTATAACCTAAAACATTTTCCATCGCTTTTATTTTATTTTTAATCGGTGCTTGTTTTCTTTCGAATAAATTATTCATTTCATTATATAAATTCATATTATCACTCCTATCCATTATACTGTTGTTCCAGTATTTCTTTTATTTTTAATAATTCATTATATAAATCTTGATTTAATTTCATTCTAAATTCCTCTGCATCAGATACAAGAGAGCCAGTAGAAGTAATCAAATGTTCTTCTGCTTTAATTGAACGTAACTCACTAACTACTAGCTCAATCAATATAAGAAGCTGTTCTTTATTCATATTATCCTCCTATCTAGTACCAGTACTACCAAACCCACCTAGTCTTTCAGTATTTGCACAAATATCATTATCTATAGTTAAATATTTTTCAAAAATACATTGACAAACTCTTTCATTCTTTTCTAATACAACCTCTTTATCAGTAGTGTTATAAAGTTTGATTCCTATATTTCTAGGATAATAAGAGCTATCTATTATACCTGTTCCATTTGATAGTATTAATCCTTTTTTTATTCCTATACTAGAACGTACAAATAATTTTAATACTTCATCTTCTTGCATATAAGCACATATATCTGTAAATATTAAATCTGAATGCGAATAGGGCGGAATAACCATTTCGCACGGTATTCTAATATCATAACCACAACTTCCTTTATCATTTCTTTGTGGTAATATTATTTTTTCATCTGGATATTTTCTATCGGGACAAATTTCAAAGCCCCTTACTCTTTTTTTCATACTATCACTCCATTCTGTTTTATTCATATATTTAAAAAATTTATTTTTATACTTTGTTATATAATCATAATCTTTAAATTCAAATTTACTCATATTATTCAACTCCAACTACTGCATCTGCATACCAATAATATCTACCCATATCTAAATCTATTTTAAACTTTACTATAGGATTAGAACTACACATTTTTGTTATAGTAGCAGTTTTACCTGCATACTGAAACATACCTTCTGTTAAATCAGTATATCTACCATAATCTAAATCACAGGCTATTCTAATCTTATCTCCTACTTTAAGTCTTCTTATTTTCATATTACCCTTTCCTTTCAATGTTATTAAACCCTTCAATTATACAAGGTGGTTCAATATTTTCAGATTCATTTAGTAACCAATGTGAAGATACAAATTTCTTCTTAAAATAAACACAATCAATTTCTACATCTTTTACGCCTTCCTTAACATAAGAAATTATATTTTTTCTTCCTTCTCTAGTAAGGTTACGTCCATCATATATAACAGAGCAACCTTTCTTTAAGTTGTCAACTATTTCTTGTTTTGCTTTATCTATTATAATACTAGATTTGCCATCAGTAAGTCTTTTTAAATAACCAAATTCTTTTACTTCTAAAACATCATAAGAAACAATTACCGTATCTTTATTTCCAAATACATATTGTTTAGCATAAGTAGTTTTACCAGTGTTCGGTAATCCTACTAACATTATAAATTTATTCAAATTATCCCCTCCTGTACAAATTGCAAGAGACTGAATGAAAACTTCTATTTTTACCTTTAGTGCATATCTGTCCTGAAGGCTTAGAGAAATCATAATATTCACAAAATCCACAACATTTAGTATTTATATTCCATTTTTTAGCCTTCAAGCAGATACCTAAAGCATCTATTATTTCACAATCATTACACTTTCTTCTCTCACAATATTCTTTAATTTCTGAAAGTGATTGATAAATGCTCATATTTTAATCCATATCCTCACAGTGTTCACAGTCATTACAGTTTAAATATCTCCCATGAGTATCAACAAATATATTTTCATCACATTCATGGAATATGGTTTCTTCATCGTAAATATCAAATAGGTCGTCAATCCAACAGTCAAAGTAGTTACACCATTTCATATTCGTCACCCTTTCTTTATTATATTTATATTATACCACAATATAATATTGTTGTCAAGTAATTTTATAAACTTTTTATTTCCTTCTTTCGTACTTACGCTGAACATTAACTCCATCTATGTTTGCCCATTGATACATTCTTGCTAAATATATTTCTTTATATTCATTTAGGTCAATATTATTTTTTTCTATATATTTATCTATTATTTCTTTTTGCTCTGAAATTTTCTTTTCGTTTTCTTTCATCTTTTTCTTCCTGCCTTGAATACAAAACATCAAACCGTCAGATAATAATTGACATAAATCATCAAGCATAGATGTTATTTCTCCGTAATGTTCCATTTTCATATTATCACTCCTTTCTATACTTATATTATATCATATTTTAATAATGTTGTCAAGTATTTTTATAAAATTTCTTCAAATTCAAATTTATCAAGTGTATTACTTATAACAGTAAAATATTTATAATCTTCTTCTCCAGTAGCAAGATTTTTTACCTTTAACATCTTTTGATAACCTGCATAATTATCAAGAGTAGAAGATAAAAGAATTTCATCTCCTACCTTTAAGTCTTTAAAAACTTTTGCTTGTGTTCTTTTTTTAATTTTTGTAACCCTTAATTTTAATTTTAATTCAAGCATACCTTACTCCTTTATGTATTTTAAAATATCTAAATCATTAACCTTAATACAATTATCTTGTAACCATTTTAAAGGGATACTCTTTCTATTATAAACTTCTTCAAAATTTAAAAGTAACTTAGCATTAAATAAAAAGATTTCGTTCGTTTGTCTCATTTCTACAATCATATAAACTCTATCTGTATAGTTTAGATATTCCTCTATTAATTCAAATTGATAAGGTTTTATATTGGATAGAGGGAAAGAGGTGCTATTATTACAACTTTTAGCTTCAATAAATACTACTTCTCCATTCTTTAAGCAACCACAATAATCAAGGAACTCCGACTTACCTCTAGGGTAAGCCGTAACTATCTTTCCTTTTGTTCCTCTGATTACTACCCAATCAGTAGGTACTTTAGATATAAAAGCTAATTTATTTTTTCTATATTCATTAAATTTATCTGATAATTTTATTTCAAAATTTTTACCTATTTTATTACTATTTTTTGCCATTAAAATTCTCCGTTTCCTTTAATTCTTTTGATATTTCTTTTATCACTTCAGGGTTTTTCTTTTCATATATAATACAAAGAATCATCATTACTACTAAATAACAATGATATATAGGTATAAAGCATTTTAGAATTTCTTTTAAACAAGGATTTGCCATCTCTTTTACGGCTTCCTTTGCTAATTCTTCTGTCATATAAAGTGAAAAAATATCTTTAGAATAAATATTTTTAGATAACTTTACAGTGAATATTTTCAACAAAACTAAAGCTATTAACGATACTAAAAGATAAATTAAAAATATTGTTCTTATCATATTACTCTCCTTTCGCAGCACTTAAAATACAAGTTTTATAATAATCATAATCCTTTTTCATCATTATGAATCCCCATATAAAGCCAACTAAAGGAACAAAATGAACAAGAGGTATCATACAGGTAAGGGCTATACTAAAAGTATTCCCAAAAGATAAGATTAAATCTTTACCACTTTTTGTTTTTATTAATTCTTCTATAAGGTCTCTGTCACTAGCAGTTTTCTTTATAACATATTCTCCTATAAAGAAACTAACAATACTTATTATTATCCATACAACTACAAGTACTTTAATTATCACCATTTTATCATTCTCCTTTTAAAATATTTTCTATTACTTTATCTATATTATTAAAAACCTCTTCTAAAGGTTTATTAGTATCTATTTCATAATCTGTTTTAGGTCTTCTTTCTATGAAATCGAGCTCATCTCTAACCATTCTATCTAAAACTTCTTTTACATTGACATTTTCGTCCCTATTTAAGCTTCTAATTAATCTAACTCTGTCATCGCAATTAAGCATAATTGATACTAAATTATCTTTATATTGAGATTTGTTAAATTGATATAACCCATGAGGGTTTAATATAGTCAAAACATAATCGCCTTTTTCAAACTCTTCTACAACATTAGCGTATCTATAAGACACATCTTCTGATTGAATGTAATAAGAAGTATGTTCAATTACTTCTCCTTCTTTAAATTTCCTATCCATTTCTTCATCGGATATAAAATAGTATTCTACTCCTTGAGTTTCTTTCTCTCTCATGGGTCTTGTAGTATAAGATATTGCTATTGGGATACTATATTTTTCAGATATGTGTTTGGCTACTGTATCTTTTCCAGTAGCAGATGCTCCTAATAAAACTATTATTTTTTTCATATCGTCACCCTTTCTTAATCATCAACAGTTAATGTATATAATATAAAAGCCAACATTGTGCAAGTTATTGAAATTATTAGTATATTATCGGAATAAGGAAGTATAGTTGGGAAAAAGATTAATCCCAACGTATAGATTCCTAATAAAATTGCAATTATTAAATATATACTTGATAATTTTATTTTCTTCATATCTTTATCCTTTCTTAACAAATTCATACAACATACATATTAATTCTTCTCCAAGTTCCCAAGAAACATTTATTGCAATATAATTTTCTACCTCTTTATTGATTCTACAATTTATACCATCATTTGCTAATAATCTTCTTGCGACTCTACCTAACTCGCCACATATTGCAGTCTTACTCTCTGTTGTAAAAGGGTGTGACCATAAGCTCATTTCTGTTATAGAAAGAGGTAAAGAGGTATGAGTACTTTTAACTTTTCTAACTTCAATTTTCGTGACCAAAGTCCACTCATTTAAATCTATTCCTGTGGCTTCATTAAATACATTTCTTATGCCATAAAACATATTTATTCTCCTTTTAAATTATTGTTATTCATATCTTTAAGAATAAATATACTATCTTCGTCTCTTAAAACTGCATATTCTCCTGTATACACTAAGTCTCCACTCTTTTTTAATTTGATATATTTTTCACTTCTAAAGAAATGCAGCAATATTCTCCCGTCTTTATCAAAATTAAAGAAACAGCGTTCTCCTATTAATTCTTTAAAGTATTCATGTTTGCTATCTACAAATAATAAAACCATAAAATCACTCCTTAGCTTAACCTAATTATTCTTTGATTTTTACTTCCCCTAAAGGCTAAGGTTATATCTCTAAGTTCTTCTATATATTCTCCGTCAACTAATACATCAACTAATTTTAAAACTTCGTTATTTGCTATATCTTCGTATTTAAAACCAGTATATAACCATATAGTATGAGTAGGGTTTTCCTTTTTATATTTAACTAAAAACGGAATTAATTCTTTTGAACTGTAAATGGGGTCTCCCCCACTCACAGTTATTCCGTCTAATAAAGGATTTTTTTTACACTTCTCAATAAATTCATTTTGTTTTTCTTCTGTAAATTCATAACCATAATTAAAATCCCATGTTTGAGGGTTATGACAACCATGACAATGATGTAAACAACCACTTATGAAGAGGGTATTTCTAATTCCTTCTCCGTCTACAACAGAATCATAAATTATTCCACTTATATTCATTACATTCCTCCTAAAGAATGTTTAACCCTATCATGTACTTCTTCTATTTTTCCGTCATTAAATTTTCTATAGTCTGTAGTTAAGTATCCAGTCACCCTTCTAAGTCTTTCTATTTCGCCACTACCACATTGAGGACATTTATCATTTATTTCAGAAGAATAACCACATTTTATACAGGTATCTATTGGAAAGTTTAGTGCGAAATATGACACATTCTTATCCATAGCATAATCAATTATTTTTTCAATAGCTTTAAGATTATTCATCATACTAGATTCTAATTCGACATACATTATATTTCCACCAGTAGCTAATTCGCTAAAAGGTGCTTCTTTATTAATCTTATCTACGATAGATATTTCATCATAAACTGGAACATGGTGAGAATTAGTTATGTATTGTCTGTCTGTTACACCTTTTATTATTCCATATCTTTCTACCAAGTTATTTCTTAATGTTTTACAACAATTTTCGGCAGGAGTGGCATAGCAACTAAAGTTTAACGAATTTCTTTTAGAACATTCTTTTGTAAAATCGTATATTCTTTTAACAACATCATATGCGAATTTATACACTTCATCATTATTAGTTTGTGTTTCTCCGAACATAGCTACCATTGTTTCTGCAATACCTATATAGCCTACTGCCAAAGTTCCATGTTTCATGGACTCTTTAACGTTTTCTTCTAATTCTAATTTTCTTCCTATATTATTTTTCATTAATCCATTTTGATGTAAGAAAAATCCACTTTTAGCTTTTTGAGAACATATCCATTCATATCTATCTAATAGAGCTTTTTCAGATAATTTAAGCATATTGTCTAAATCCTTCCAAAATCCTTCTATATTAGCCTCTTCCCTTTCGTTTAAACATATCCCATTTTTTATACCAATATCAACTAGGTTTATTGTAACAGGAGATATATTTCCTCTGCCACCTTTACTCCAACCTAGACCGTTTATATCGTATCCTACGGTCGTCCTACAGCCCATAGTAGCAAATTCCTCATCAGGACACCCTATTGCATCTTGATAAGATATATCTACATTACAGAAGTTAGGATATATTCTTTTACTTAAACTTTTTATAGCTAATAATTTTAAATCATAATTAGGAGTACCTTCTTTATCATTAACTCCCTTTTTATATTTAAATATTGAGATTGGAAATATAGACGTTCTATGGAACTTTCCTATACCATTTATACTTGCTTGGAGTAAAGATTTGGAAACTAATCGTCCTTCAGGAGAAGTATCTGTACCAAAATTTATAGATGTAAATGGCACTTGACTTCCTGCTCTTGACTCAAGGGTATTTAAGTTATGATAAAGACTTTCTGCTCCTTGCATAGTCTTTTTAATTGTGTGTCTCTCTGCAACCTTATACTCTTTCGGATAATATTCTTTTAGATAAGAACTTTCTAATTTAACTTTATCTTTAATTTCCTCAACTATTTCTTTAGCCTTTGGTTCAGTTATATCTCTTAAATCAACTAGAGCATCAATAAAAGCCTTTCTAAAAGTTATTGCCACATATGGTGCCGCATCATAATCTATTTTATTTGCTCCTACTCCGCCATATTGGACTTGACTTTCACATTGAAATACAACTGCAACAAGTTGGAAAAATGTCATAATATCGTTCGGCTTTCTTACATCACCATTTCTAGTTTCAAATCCTTTATTGTTATCAAATAAATCTTGAAAATCTATAAAAAGACAATTATGTTGCCCACAACAATAACTATCTAAATCATGTGTGTATAGTCTACCTTCTCTGTGTGCTTTAGCAACTTCTTTATCCATTAAATTATTTAAGGCATATTCCTTTAAGAAATAAGAAGTAATTTTGGCATTTTTACCACTAAAAGAACCTTCATCTACATTCGCATTAGCATTTTCAATATTTTTCATTTCCATAATATTTTTAATCTGTTTTTGAGATTCATTATATAATCTTGATTGTTCTTCTCTTATTCTTCTTTTATCATCTCTGTAAAGTATATAGGCTTTTGCAGTATTCTTTAATCCTCTTTCCATAAGTTTAAATTCAACTAAATCCTGTATATCTTCTATTCCTATATATTCATCATCAATCTCTTCACAAACGTCATCTGTTACTAATTTTGATAAAGCTACTACTTGTGAGTTTTTACATTCCTTTGTCTCAACTAATGCTTTTCTTATAGCTACCTCAATCTTTTCTTTATTAAATTCTTCAATAGAACCATTTCTTTTAATCACAAACATTGATAATTTCATTTCCTTTCTACTTATCTTACTTATTTTAGCCTTCATATTTCTCCACCAATTCATCGAAGTCTCTCTCTAAAATGTCATAATTTCCTTTTAACTCGTCATAATTTTCTTTCAGCCTATCATAATCCCATTTTAGGTCATCATACCTTTCCTCCAATTTGCCATGCACTTCTTCTAAGTTTTGCATTTCATAACTTAAATCTATATAGTCTTTCTCCATCTCTTTATATTCGTCTAATTCAATATATAGCTCATTAAGTTTTTCTAATAATTGCTCTCTTGATAATCCATTCATATCATCACCCTTTCTATATTTATATTATACCATATTTTAATAATGTTGTCAACTATTTTTTATATTTGTTATCAACACTTCTTTGATACTTTTAACGCCTTTTCTATTTTGACCTGTCCCTGTTGTGTTGGATAATTCTATTACTTGATAATCATTCTTATTGATTATATCATTTAGCTCTTTATACATAACACCATCTCTTTCAAGATAATTAAAATATATAAAATCACATTTATTTTCATCTAATAGAGTTAGTAAATAATCATTATGTTTTTTGCTAAAGTCTATATTATACATTTCATCCATTAAAATATATGGCGGATCTAATATAAATAAATCTTTCTCATTAGGAGAAATATTTAATATGTCTTCTGTAAAAAATTCATAATTATTTTTATTTAATTCTATATTCAAATCATTTAATCCATTTACTATTATTTTCTTCATAGTATCTGTAAAAAATTCAGTCTTTTTACCCAATCCTCTAAATCCTTGGTTAAATTCTCCTTTAGAATTAAATCTAACCATAGAATTACTACACATTTTTAATAATAAGGCTGTTTCATATATAAAAGCATCATCAAACCTGTTATTTTTATATTTTTTATTCCAGTATTCTCTAAAGTTATAATAATCCTCTTTGCTACTAAATCTATTCCATTGATTCAATGTAATTTCAATTTGATGTATATTAAAATTATCTATAACTCTGATACGTTCATATATATATGGTAATAACCTATTTTTATCATTTCCAATAAATCTATTAGCAGTACATTCTAAATTTAAAAGTATATTCCCTGACCCCATAAAACAATCTACAACATCATTATACTTTTTATCTCTTACTAAATCATTTATTGTCCCTATATATTTATATTTATTCCCTACCCAATTAAACGGTGATTTCATAGTAAGTCCTCCTATTAACATTATATTTATTTTTATAATATAATTTATCACCTCCTTTCTTATTTATATTATATCATAAATTAATACTATTGTCAACCCTAAATAACAAAACAATTATTTTTCTTATTTATGATTCCTATTTTTTTACTTATCCCACTAAATAAGAAATCCTCTTCTGCCGTAAATTTTAGTTGAGCCTTTGCATCCTCTGAGCCGTGATGAATCAGCATTCTACTGCAATTCATACCTTTCATATAAGAAATTAATTCTTTTCTTTGTATATGTCCTGTAAAACTATTATATACATTAACTTCACATCTTATAGGAATGCTCTTATTCTCTATTGTTACAGATTTGGCACCTCTTTGAATTTTACCACCTAGAGTCCTTTCAGAACAATATCCTATAAAACATATACAATCTTGCTTTCTAGGAAGAATATGTTTAGCATATGCAACAGAATGACCACCTGCCAACATACCTGAAGAAGATATTATAACACAAGGATTCTTCGTTTGTCTTGCCATCAATTCTGTTTTCTTATATTCGTCAATAAATATGAAATTATCCCAAGACATTACTTCTTTCCAACGATTTAATAATTCTCCTTGTAGTGTCTTTTCATACACTTTATTAATCTCATTTGTTAATCTTGAATCTACTATAACTTTAATATTTTTAAATTCTTCTTCATCTTTAAAAGTATGATACAACAAATCCATTATAGACTGACTTCTGTCAAAGCTAAAACAAGGTATAAGTATTCTATTCCCTTTATAAGTAACTTCTCTAATCTTATTAAGTAACCCTTCTACATCTTTTTCTACATCTTTTTTTGAAAATCCTCTGTCTCCATAAGTACTTTCAAAGATTGCGATATTTGCCTTAGAAACATTTCTTCTTTCATCACAATAAGGTTTATACTGTTGATTGTAACTAGAACCTAAATCAGATGAATAGAATATTTTTACTATTCTTCCACTTGGCTTTTTAATAAATATCTCTAAGGAAGTGCTACCAAAACAATGATTATTAGAAACAAACCTAAAAGATAAATTAGAATTAATTTTGTGCATTACTTCCTTATCATATATTTTAATTTTGTCTAAAATTCTAAATACATCAGATTCATCATATAACATTTCGTATTTTTTACCTTTACTATTCATACTCATTATGTTTCTTTTTTGTATAAAAGCCGAGTCAAGTAACATAGGACTTAATAGTTGAGCAGTTTCATAAGTAGTGACAATGTTTCCGTCAAACCCTCTTGTAATTCCACTAGGCATATTGGCAATATGATCAGCATGACAATGACATACAAATATATTACTTGCTAGATTAAAAGGTATGTTATCTACCATTTTTTTATTGGCATTAAAATCTTCTACCATTCTATTTGTTTGTATACTTCCACACTCTAACAGAATCAGGTCTCTTCCTCCGTTATCTAATGGATATTCTATGGCAAAACATGAGCCTGTAACATCTTCTGTTGAACCACCTAAAGAAGTAATAATTATTTTATTTTTATATTTTTTGTTATTAGCAAAATGATGTTTGAACTTTTTCTTTTCAACTATCATTAAATTTTCTTTTCTATTGTCCAATATATTTCCGTTTACATATTCAATTTTATTATCTGTATCCATTAAAAGGCTAGGCAAATCAAACGTATATCTATCTGTAGAGCCAACTATATATTTGCCTACCTTTTTCCAAACCACATTCTTTACTATATCTATATCTTCAATATCTATTAAGATTTTTTCTTCTATCTCTTCTTGATAAATGTCGTATAGAACAATTTCTGCATAATCATTGTGGATTCTAATTTCATTGGGTTCATTTTCTGTTCTATCACTTGTTGTTATACAAAACCCAAATTCATTATATTCATTTAAATGTTTGTCGCATAACATTTTTTTATTTTTATGTTTCAATTCTCTTCCACAAACTTCACATACTAATTTGTTCATATAATTATCAACTCTTTCTTATTTATATTTATGCTACTTCAAAATCTGTAATATAATAATCGACAGTATTGTTTTTCTTTCTTTTCTTAGGGATAAACCCATATAAATATAACACCTCTCCCATTACAAACGGGCATTGATTATATAACTGCTTATCCATTTTAAATGTTTTTACATTTCCGCTATAGAAACAGAACAGTTCAATTTCAATATTATATTTAAAGATTTTTAAATCAGATATAAAACAAGCATTTTTATCCATTTGTTTATAAGCTACTTTGTTAAATCCACCTGTATATTCTATTTCGTTTTTTATTAATTCTATAACATCATCTTCTACATCTTCTAAAGATAATTCTACATCTCTTATGAATGAATGATAGTCCATATTTAAGACTTTAGCAGTCTCTTTAGTTGCATTTCTTTCTGCTAATTCCTTGTAAGTCATATATAATTCAATATCTTTAGTTTTAGACATCGTCTTTTTACTACCTTTATTTTTATATAATTTAAATACTTTGAAAAGTTTACTTATACAACCAAATTCAGAAAAATATCCTAATTTAATTAAAATTTCAAGACATCTATTGTCAATTTCTTTAGCATCAAATAATACATCTGTAAAGGTTTCGTATTTTTTACTTTGACTTAATTCATATAATATATTAGCTTTCTGTTCATTTAGATATTTAATAGAGCCGACACCTTTATATATTGTATTGGTTTCTTTATTGAAGAAATATTCTGCTTTAGAATACCCAAATTTAGGAGATTGTAATTTAATACCAAGTAACTTTGCTAATTTTTCTCCATTAACAAAGTCTTCATTATTGGCTGCATTATTTAAGTAGGCACAGGTAAATTCTAATGGATAATAATATCTTAAATAAGCACAATAATATCCTATCATAGAATATCCTGTCGCATGATTCTTACCAAACTGATAATTAGCTGAGTTTTCTATTATTTGTAAGAACTCTTGAGCTTCTTTTTCGGCTATATCTCTTGGTTTATTTGACTTAGAGCAATACCCCTCTAATATTTGTGGCATAGCCTTTTCTAACCTATCTTTTTGTTTTCTTCCTATCGCCCTTCTTATATTATCTGCATCTGACCCACTTAAACCACATATGTCTTGAAGAAACGCTATAGTATCTTCTTGAAAAACAAGATATCCATTATTTTGTTTTAATAAATTATCTATGATTTCAGATGGGTTTTTATTAGGGATTCTTGCAATTAAATTGTCTCTGTAACTTTCACCACTAGGACGAAGACTTGCATTAACTAGGTTCATGTCATTTATTCTATGAGGATTAAATTGTCTTAATAATTTATTAGCATAATCACTTTCAAATTGAAATATACCATAGGGATATTTAACCATGTCTTCCCATACATTATCATCATTAAAATCTATATTATATGACTTAGGATATGGAATATTTGCATATTCACAGCAATCTTTTATTATTCCAATATTTTTTAATCCTAAAATATCATATTTTACTAAAGATACTTCATGAACTTCTTCCATGTCAATTTGTAATATCTTCATTCCGTCCTTCCAAAACGTACCATAATTATCTGTCAAGGTTACTGGACTTGCTACAATACCCGCAGGATGAACTGATTGAGATACAACTGAATTTAAAATTCCATCAAAGTAATAAAATAACTCACTATATTTTAACCTTGTTTCTTCGGGATTTTCTTCATATTCTTCTTTTATTATCTTTACTTGGTCTAAAGAATATGGAGATTCTAAACCCTTATCTTTATATTTTTTATCTAAGGCTCTGCCTATATCATCTATTGTCCCTTTATCTGATACAGTTCCTATAGATAATATATATGCCGTTTTCTCTTGTCCAAATCTGTTAATTATATAATTATAAACAAGCTCCCTTTGGTCAGGTGAGAAATCTACATCTATATCCCCAATTTCTAACCTATCTTCATTTGCAAATCTTGAGAATATAGTTCCCCATCTAATTGGGTCAACATCTGTAATACCTATTATATAAGCCAATGTACTTCCTCCAACCGACCCTCTGCATGGGCAGGTTGGAATATTATTTTCTTCACACCATTCCATCATCTCGCTCATAAATAACATAAATGACATCATATTAAGTTTTTTAAATACCCTTAGTTCTTCTTTTAAATTTTCCTTATACTTTTCATTGCTTCCATCAATTATTCCTCTATCTACTTTATCTTTATACATTTTTTCAATTCTATCTATCAAAGTTTTTTCATCATCTTTACTAAGTATAGGATATTTAAAAGATGTATCTAGCTTAATTTCTTCACACATATCTGCTATTTTATTAGTATTTTCTATCGCTTCTAATACTACATCCATAGGTAAACAATTTTGTTCTTTAAACATTTTTACTAATTCTTCATAGCTTTTAAATGTTAAATCAAAAGTGTCTTCATTAGAAAATGTTATATTTTTAGATAATTGTCTAATATATCTGCATTCAGCTTTATATTCATTTATACTATGTGTATCTGTTCCTACTATAAGAGGCTTGTTGTATTTTTTTGATAATTTATATAGTTTTCTATTAAATTCTTTTTGTTCTTCACAATTATGATATTGTATTTCAAAGAAGTCATAATGTTTTGCTAATTTATCATAATATGGGTTGCTTTCGTCAAGTTTCTGTAAAGGACTCGCCAAACAGGCTGATGTTTTTATTATATTATCAGATATATTTAAAAATTCATCAAATGAGATTCTATTTTTATAATATACATGAGAAGGATGAGTTGATAAGTCTAATAAAGTATGCAATTCTTTTAATCCTTCTTGATTTTTTGCTAATAATACAGTGTGGTAATTATCTCTTATTTTTTCATCTAGCGTTTCAGTTAAATATACCTCGCACCCATGAATATATTTAATTCCTTTTTCTTTACAATATAAAAGCCTTTCTATCCATTTATAAACATTTCCGTGATTAGTACAAGCAATAGCCTTCATATTATATTCAACTGCCTTATCAACATATTCTTTAAAGTCTGTTACGCTATCTAATAAAGATAATTGGTCGTGTATATGATATGGAACATAATTATTCATGTAACCACTCCTATCTTATTTTTCTAATGCTTTTATCCCTGCTCTTACAGACATTAAAAATTGTATAGTCTTTATATAATCATCTACTTCTTTAAAACTATTAATTCTTCTTTCGTCTTGAATTTGCTTATTGTGTTGAGCCGTCATTAATAAATCATGCCCATACGGGTTATTTAAACTCCATTTATTGAGATTATCTAAATTATCATCAATCAATATATCTCCTTGTATAACATATTTTTCTTTGCAAGGTATAAAATGAGATAAATCAAATTTTGGAATATGAGTTTCTAACCACTCGAGTTTTTCTCCGTATGAATCAGCACAATTACAACAATCTGATACTATAAATACATCATATCCTTCATCAATCCATTTATTAATATATTCTATACTATCTAACTTAGGAGTGATTGTAGTTAAAATATCTGATTGCTTAAACACTGAAAATAAACCATATTCAAAACTACTAGGTATTACCCACTCTGTTATTTCATTTATTGAATGATTTGTACCATATATTCTATTATATTCGATAATAACTTCTTCTAAAAAATTCGTAATTGTATCATCCATATCTATTAAAATTCTAAAATCTTTATTTTTCATTTATTTATTCTCCCTTCTTATTTATACTTATATTATACCATTTTTTAACAATGTTGTCAAGTGCTTATTTAAAATTTCTTCTATATTTTCATAATCATAATACCAAATTTCCAACAATTCAATATTATTATCTTTCGCATATTTTTTCTTTCTTCTATCATGTTCTTTTTGTATTGTAAAATCTCTTTTTGTTCTATGAAAATATTTGTGATATTTCTCATGCTGTATACCTTGATATTCGATTAATAAATTATATTGAGGTAAATAAAAATCATAAGAAAGATTCCCATTTCCTACTCCTATTAAATATTTAAATGTCTTTTGAGATATAAAATTAATATTATTATTTATTAAGTATTCTTTTATTTTTTGTTCTCCTTTACTAGAAGTACAATTTCTACATTTCATAGAGCGATTACTTGATATTATCCTATTTAAAGAAGTTTCAAATTCTTCCCCACAATCTTCACAATAAAATTTAAAAATTTGCCCACTTTTAGGAGCAACTTCAAAAGGAGATTCATCATTAGACTTGCTCCAATATTTAGCCTTTTGAGGATATAAATAACCAAATGAATCTTTTAGATGAATTTTAATACTGTGACAATAATTACATCTGATTCCCCTATTAAAATCGTCACAGCTAGTCAAGTAACCACCGTTATCATTATGGTAATCTTTTTCTTGACATAATATCCATATCTTATTACTACTTCTAGGCGTTAATTCCCAAGGGTTTAAAGTGTTTTTAGGACTCCAATATTTAGTTAAAAAGTTTTTATCTATATTATCTATTCCCCATTGGGCAAATGAATCCTTTGGATGAACCTTCCCATTCCTAGTAGTACAATATGGGCATCTATTTCCAATGTAAAAGCGGTTTGGAGTTGTAGGGTAAGAATTATGATAATCAGTTTTAGAACATTTAATATATACTTTTTTATGGCTTTGTTTTGCTATATAATAAGGGTTAAAAACATTCTTCTCCCAATCCCAATACCTATTAAGTCCTTCTTTTAGCTCAACTTGAATATGATATGCAAAACTATTCTTATAAGAATTACAACAGTTAGAACAATTATCTCCTCTTTTAAAACTGCCTATTTGAATATCATATTCATTCCCACAATAAGAACATTTAATTCTAATATAATTTTGTCTTTTATTTTTATTTTTACCATCCATTGTAACCTCATTTGTCTTATAGCTTCCAATATATTTATATTTTCTTTCTTCTACTATATCTTTATGATTTTTGTTATAATACATTTAACCCACTCTTTCCCAGTCTTTAATTATAATTTTTCTTCCGTATTTATATCTAAATTCTACTAAAGCATCTAATATAATAGATTCATTTTCTTGTGTGTTACCTATTAATTCCTCAAAAGCCACTTTGCTACAAAAATATTTATAAATTGTTACATTATCGTTTTCAAATTTATAGGTGCTATTACCTATTTTTGTTATGTTTTTCACTTTAAATATAGCATTTTCTAATAGATATAAAGGAGTTTCGATACTATTACACCATAAATTTTCATATGATACAATTTTCTTTACATCATCACTAGGAATATAATTATCATATATTTTTTCTACTTTTATTAATTTTTTTTCTGTTTTTATAAATTTATTAGAATATTCAATAAATTTATTTATATTTTCTCTTTTTATGCTAAATCCAAAACTACCACTATGTCCTAAACAATATTCAAATAAATGAGATTGTTCACAAAATTTCTTTAAATCAAAATCATCATATGTTCTAGCAGAACCATTAATGACTTCATCTTGGGGTTTTCCTATTAAAGTACATCTTTCATATATATCGGATATTCCATTTGCTATTAACCCAGTCAAAGGTCTTTCAATTTCATCATCTTCGTCTATATATAAAATTATATTATCAAGAATCTTTTCATTTAACTCTTCACAAATTTTATTAGATAATTCCTTTTTTCTTTCTCTTTGTTTTTTTTGATAATTTTGTCCTAATAATCTTATCTTTTTTTGATAGGTTACTGCTTTGCCTCTATGTGGTATAAAATCCTCTGTCCCAATTAGGGCATTAAATAAGATTTCTTTTTCTTCTTTACTTCCTAATCTTATTATAGCATTTATAACGGGAGCTATAGAAAACCCAAAGTCTTCAATAGAAAATTTATCTTTTTTATTTTTCCCCATATGACTAGCCATTTCTGATAAAAATAAATTAGTAATATTAGATATTTTTGACCCTTTATTTAAATAATATCTATTTTCGTAAGAATATTTAAGGTCGCATACATCTGAAACAAGGCTACAAGCAACTAAATCTAAGTATTTATTACCTATATCGCCATCGCAACATTCCACAAGTTCTTTGCAAAACTTATAAGTTACTCCGCATCCACTTAAATATATATTTTCCACATTTTCATCTTGATTATTAATTAAAGCTATATTATCTTCTATATCATGCAGTTTATCCTTTATTTCTATTTCATGGTGGTCTAAGATTAACACTTTAATCCCTTTATTTGTAAGGGCTTGTAAAGGCTCTATATCAGTAGAGCCACTGTCTGGCATTATTAACAATTTAATATCATTTTCAATTAAAGAGTCTAATTTATTTAATTCAAATCCATGTTTTTTCTTATTGTTAAGTATATAGGTAATATTTTCATATTCAAAATCGTCATATATAACTTGATACATTAATGCTGAACTCATAAAACCATCAGTATCATCGTCTATTTTTATCGCTATATTTTCATCATTAGCCATAGCATTTAATAAGAAGTCAATACCTTTGTTTAAATTCTTATAATGTTCTACACTTTCTTCAAATTCTCCACTCGCTAAAAGTAAACTAAGGGCTTCTTTTTTAGTTAAATCTCTTATTTCTAACATATTCTTTTCTACATCTTCTGAAAAACTGTTTAAAAATACCTTATTTCTTATATTTTTCATTTAATCACTCTCCATAATTTATCCCACGATGTTTTTTTCTTAAATGATTTGCCCAACAAACATAACAAGATGCAACTTCTTCTTCATTTATTTCACACTCACATTCGGGGTTTTCTCCATTAAATTTATATGCAGATATACAATAGCAACTATCTTCTATTAGTAAATATAATAAATCATCTAATTCATAAATTTTATGTTTATAATGACTAATTATTACCTTAAAGTATTCATTTTCTTCCATTAATTGTCTGACATTTTTATCAATTATATTTTTCATTTAATCACTCCTAAAATAGTTTTTTATTTCTTCTTTAAACTTATTTCTAAATCTCTATTTTTATAATGGTTTAAAATATTTCTCTTTTCTAACAACTCTTCTATAGAATCATAATAAGATGTTGTAGTCTGACCTTCCATGTTTATTAAAAAATAGTCATTACTATTATTTTTAATTATCATTCTAAATCCGAATCCACTAATTTCTAATAAATCTCCAACCTCATAAGGTTCTCTTTTACTATTTATATTAACTTCCATATTTATACCTCCTGTTTAGGTGAAACATTATAATTATCTAATACCCACGCCAATATACAAGATAAACTTCCATAGTAACCACATTCAGTCGCACATCTTTTACCCTTACAGTATTCTGCAAATTGGTTCTCTATATCTTCTATGTTTTCGTTTTTTACTTTTTTATTTTCTACTAATTTAGCATATTTCCAAGAGACTAAAATAGGATTATTTGAACGAGAAGTACTCCAAGAAGTCATTCCATTTGAAAAGGTTGTAACTTCTCCATTTATGAATCCAGCAAAGTATCTTCTATTCCATTCTCCATTTTCGCCATTCTTTACTAAAACTTTTGTATCGACTGGTATTTTACTCCAATCTATTTCTTCTCTTTTCCATATTAATTTATTATCACAATCATATATCTCCATAATATCCCATTTTTTATTGTTACTCCATTTAAAATCTTCATCATAATATTCTAACTCTTGATATAATTCTCTATGGTAACGTAATGTAATTATATCTGCTTTAACAAATACTTTATCATTTATTATATAAAATATTTCATCATCCCTGTTTTTATAACTCATACCGTTTTTTAAATCTTCAAGTCTCATATTTATACCTCCATTCCATTCTTATTTATATGATTTAATTTATTTTTATTCATATTATCATTCTCCTTTTATATCATCTATATGGACTATGTGTATATTTGTGGGATTTTCTATACTTATATATCTAGCGTAACCATAATACCATTCTGTATCAAAATCATATAATTCTATGTTTTCTCCATCTTTAAAATCCAATATAGTATAAATTCTATTTTCATTTCTTTTATATTTTCCGATAACGGGAAATTCATCTTTGATATACATTTTTCTCTCTTTAGGCTTGTACTCTAAAGCCTTTTCCCAACATTTTTTACAATCTGAATCACAATAATCATTTTTACTTATAATAGGACAACTATTCCCTACATTCTCTATAAGTTTTTTAAAAGATATTTTACCTTCAAAATAAAGTTTTAAATTTATATATTGATTAATTACATCAGATATATATTCTAAATCATCTTTAACCGTAAAAACTATGTTTTCATATTCCTCTAATAAAATTTTATTCATATTACCACCTCAAAGTCCTTAAAATCTATTCTATCATTAAACAATTCTAAATATATTTCTTTACCTTTATCGGTAGGAGAATCTTTATAGTCTAATAATCCATTCTCTAAAGAATCCCATATAACCGATACTTTTACACTAGGGGGAATTCTATAAGCTAATTTCATTATTTTAGCTCTCCACTGCAACTCTTCTTGTTTATTCTCATATTGCTTATCGAATGCAAATACTATTTCTTCAATTCCTAAAGATATAAGCATTTTAATTTGTTCATAACTTAAATTAGAACCACATACTGCAACAGAATTATTATCTTTAAGATAACTATTAAGTTGCATAGTCCCCTTTTCTCCTTCGAAAAGCACTGCCACTTTCATTTTTTTTATTGATTCTTTATTCTGCCAATAACCATACAAATTATACTTCAAGCTATGAGAATACATTTGTCCTTTAAAATAAAATGGAACGTATTTACCAAATTTTTCTGCAACTTCTTTATCTAAATTTCTAACTCTTACCCCTACAATCTCTCCTGTGTCCCAAGCAAAATGAGGAATGATAATTTTTTCTCCTATTTCGTCATACCTTATATCATATTTTTTTAATGTTCTGAAAGTTATTCCTTCATTCTCCCACATAGGTAATCTTTTAATAGGAAATCTTCTATAAGCAAACGGTTTCTTTTGTTTAGGCAAGGACGGAACTTCAAGTTTATCTATATCTATTTCTCTTCTTTGTGGTCGATTTCTTGATTTTCTACCAACTCCATGTCTGTGATACTTACCATTAACACTAAAGTAAGAATTTATTATATTCATAGCCTCTTTAAAGTCGCATTCTTTAATTTTCATAGTTAAATCAGCTAAACTATTAATTGCACCACAATGAGAAAAGCAATAAAAATTATGAGTATCTTCGTTATAATATAATTTAGGAGAAGTGCTACCATGACAAAATGATTCAAATATAGCATTATTATTATAGCCTTCACGAGTTACACATTTACCTTGAAGAATTTCCTCCACAAAATTTATTACTTGGTCTTTATTTAAATCTTGTAAGATACTCATAACTTTCTCCTTTCTTATACTATTTCTTCAACCAATCTTTTAAGTTTATTAAAGTTTTTTTCTATACAATCTATATCCATTTGTATAATACATTCTTCATTTATCTCGTTCAAGCAATAATCACAAGAGTAGAATACTCTCATATAACAATTTTCAATGTCTACAAGTTTAACAGTTTCTTTTTTTAACTTCTCAAGATTGTCTAATATTTCATTCTTATTCATATTACCCCTCCATTTTAAGAATCACCTTTAAAAATGATTTTCTCAATTATATATAATATTAAATAGACTACTAATAAAACACATATTAAACCTATCACATCATCACCTTTTCTTATTATACTTATATTATATCACACTTTAATAATGTTGTCAAGTACTTTTAATAAAACAATCCTGTATAAACGTTATCTACATATGCAACATCTTTAATTCTACCATAGTCTCCATTGAATTCTTGCAAAATAATTATATTTGAATCACTGGCTTCCCTACACTTATCTAAGAAAGCCAATATATAATGTTTATTTTTATCTAGTGTAAGTTCATCATCAAAATCTCCTTCTAATCTTCTTCTAGTAGGAGCAGTTTTATCTACTATCTTAAAATATTTTTTCTTAAAGTTGCCATTCCTATCTTTTCTCCAAACATACGGCTTTAAAAACATTCTATCATCTTCTTCGTCTAATTCTTTTGGATTTACTTTCCTAGTTAATAAAAGAAGTCCTGCAACATCTTTAACGTGTTTTGACCCTGCTAGTAAACTAGATGTTAAGAAACTTGCTTTGCCAGTCATAGAACCCATAAGTTGCATAGGTAATAATATTTTACAATTCATTTCTTTTCCAAATTTATCTAAGGCAACTGAATTAGCCATTAATTCTTTAACACTATCCTCTTGTGATTCGGCTTTAAACGTTTCTACAATTAATGTTGAGAAACCTTCTGCTAGAATTAACTTCTTAGCCTCTCTCATTATTTTATCAACAGAAAACTCACTAACACTATAAAATGCAATAGTATCTTTATATCTTTCTTTAATAAATTTATTGGCTTTTAAAAAAACTTTCTTTTCTTCATCGTTAAAATTAAAATGTTTAATCTTTGTTCTATTTAATGTGAAACAACCAAATACATATGCAGAAATATAAGATAATAACATTGTTCTAAAATATTTAATCTGTTGTTCATTACTTACTAGAATTACTTTTTCTCCATTCTCTACAAGGGACATAGCGATATTTGTTATAAGCGTAGTTTTTCCGACTCCACTAAAAGCTCCAAATATAGCTACACCATTTCCGCTACTTAATCCATCAGTACTTTTACTAAGAAGTGGAAAATTCTTATGATATTTAAACTCTCCATTTTCTGTCTCCCAAGTTAAAGTAGTATCATAATAAGTTGTGTCATCATCTACTTCTCCTTCTTCAATTTGCTCAAGTTCTTCATCAGAATAAAATAAATATTCTCTTATCATATCTGTTGCAACACTTCTTACATTTACACTTGATAACTGCATATCAAAGAAATCTAAAACTTGTTGACTGCTCATAGAAGTAAATTTGTCGGCAGGTACAATTTTCTTACCTCCTACCGATATCTCCTTATTTATGTCAATAGCTAACTTCTCTGAAACTTCTTCTATTAGATTATATTTGATTACTTCATCCAAATGTGAATAGAAATTTTCTACATTAGCTAACTCCTTAATCTTTTTAAACTCTTTTGCTCCCCCATAATCCTCAAAATCTTGAGTTAATGCTTCTGAAAGTTTAAGGAAATTAATAACAGTAAATTCATTAACTTCCCTATATCTTGTAGATAATTCAGAAACTAATTTAAAATAAAATTTATTCTTAGGAGTAGAAAAATCATCTTCTATTAAAGGCGTTTCACTTATTAAACTTAAATCTTGAAGAAGGCATGATATTAACATTTTTTCAGCAGTCTCTTTTTGTTCATTCATTATTTCACATTCTACATCTAATGTTCTTGCCATTTTATTTCTTCTCCTTTAATATATTTGCAATTCTTTCTTTTGCTATATTGAAATAGCATTCATCTAATTCTATCCCTACAAAATTCCTATTTGTTATAGCACAAGCTATTCCAGTAGAACCTATTCCCATAAAACAATCTAAAACAGTGTCTCCTTCTAAACTTGAGTTTTCTATTAATATCTTCATTAATTCAACAGGCTTTTCTACATCATGCAAATTTTTACCATTTTCATCTTTTGTTTTTTTATTCGGAACACTTAATATATCAGATGTACCACAATTATTAATTTTTTTATGTTTACCTTTTCTTAAAAATAAAATATATTCAAATTGACTCATATAACATTGCCCCATTATTTTATTGCCTTTATCCCAAATTAAACATTTTATAAAATGGAAACCGCATTCTGTAGCCGTATTTAACATTTCTTGTAAATTAACATGGTTAGTCATTATATAACAATGAGAACCCTCTTTTAAAACTCTATATAATTCAGGAATATATTCTTTAGGACTTATATCGTTGTGTTTAAATATTTTACCTTGCTTACCTAATTCACTTCTTACAAGTCCACCAGTAGTAGTTTTTTTACTTATTCCTCTTTTTGTTGTTTTATATGGGGGGTCGATAATTATTAAATCTATAGAATTATCACCCATTTCTCCCATTATTTCAAGAGCATCTTTATTATAAATTCTCATTTAATTACCTCCTTACAGAATATCCATTAAGCCTCTTTTTACTTTCTTTCTTTTAACAACAGGTTTTTTAACTTCTGTTTCTACTTCTATATTAGCACCGATATTTTCATACTCTGTTGTATCTTTAGTTGGTTTACCTGATCTACTAAAATAATCTTTTATCTCTGAACGTATAATTGCAAATATATATAAAATCTTTTGATATTCATTCATATCTCCATTGACCAATTTCTTATCTAAAGACTCTTTTATATATTCTCCTTTATCTAAAAGAAATTTATTTACCTGTCTCCTAGAATATCCTACATCGTATATTTTTGCAAATTCTTTATTTTTTGTATTATTAATACAGGTATATCCTATAATCTTGTCAAAAAGAATTTGATTTTCTCTAAGCAACTCTGTATTCTTTTCATGTTCTCTGTATTCTTCCTCTGAACAATAATATTGATTTTTCTTTTTACCATTTTTATCTATCTTAGGGAAATTAAACGCCACATCTGTTGTTAAAGGTTTCCCACATAATTTACATTTACATTTTCTAGCCATATTACCCTCCTACTCCATTTCTCTATATTTTAATTCATCTAAAGTGTGTATCCCTTCGTTATTAAATCTACATACAGAACATCCCATTTCATTAGCAACATTATAACATTGAACGTCCCAACATCGGATTCCATGTTTCTTTATTTCGCTTAAAGGTAATTCTGATGCACCCCAATAATCCCCCCATAAATTTACTTCTATTAATCTCTGATTACATTCTATAATATCTAATTTTTCTTCTTTTACTTTATGAAAAATAACGGGGCAAATATGACAATCTATATCATATTGGGAACATAAAATATCATCACAGTTTACATAATTTTCTTCATGTCTATATTTTTTAGGTAATATTGGAATGAACATTTCTCCTATTCTAACTTTCTCACTCATATTAATCTCTCCTTTCTATATAATAATTATATCATATTTTAATATTATTGTCAACTATTATTTAAAAATATTGTATCAATTATATCAATAAGCGATATAATCATTAATGTTGTAGCAATATCAATATAATTCCATTTCATATATAAAATAGCTATAATCATTAATATTAAATCTTTCCTAATTTCTTTAAACATATTCTCTCCTTATTAAAAAGGGCAGATATTTCTACCTGCCCAATTAATTATTATAAGCTTCTTCTTGATGATTTTGGTTTAGTAACAGGTTTTGTTTCCTCTTCTTCTACTATCAAATCACTGGCATCCGTATCATCTTCGCTAAATGATAATCCTAATAATGAAGTTATTTGATATCTTTTTAAGTAAGTCATTAATGAACCATAACCTTGTGCTTCTAGTTTAGGCGGAATCAAAGATATTGAATTACTCTCTATAAATTGCCCTGTTTCAACATGAATCAATCTAGTTTTAATACATATAGAATTTTCTTTTGTTCCACTTATAGGAAGTTGTATTAAAATTAATCCTTGGTCATTTAAAATAGGTCTAGTTACATTTAATATTTGAGATAAACTAGCATAACTAGATTCGTGGAAAGGATTCTCTGCATCTTTTTCTACTGTTGTAAAATGCTTATGAAATCCTGCCAAAGCCTTGTATAACTCTGTGGTATTATCACTAGAATAAAACTGAACATCTGAATTACCTATTTGTTTATTAACATTAAATTTACATTTACACTCCATGTTTTCCTCCTTTAAAGGGTGAGGGATTTCCTCACCTAATATTTTCTCATTAATTACATTTTCCATAATTATCTAACTCCCTTCAAATTAAAATGGTGCTTCGTCTTCGGATACCTCTACTTCTTCTCCAACTTCTTCTTCACCTTTTTCTTTTTTAATATCATCTACTTTTTCTTGAAGTCTTTCAATTCTTTCGTCTATTGCTTGATGCATTAATTCTATATAATGAGAAGTGAATGGAAAGTCCTCTTGACTAGGAACAGTATAGCAAAATTCTTCTTCTTCTCCTTCTTCAAGGTCGTCATATACTGGTTTTATATATTCATCATTGTCGTCTAAAGTCATAATTGGAGCAGAACAATTAGTTAATTCAAAATAAGTTTCAATCTGAACCCTATTTTTAACAGATTTACCTATACCTCTGCTTTTCTTAGCTTTAGCTACAGATTTAATAAAATCAAATTCTATATAAAGTATATCTCCTACTTTAAGTTCTTCTTTAATGTATTCGGCATATTCTTCATTATGAGTTCTTATTTTCATTATAAATCCATTTACTTTATCTTCTTTTTCTTCCTCGTTATAATAAGCATAATTATTAACCAATACACTTAGCTCTAAAGCATTACCATCAATATCAGTTATATCTTCATAACCTTCAAGCATACAATAAATCATACCTTTAGAACCTTTAGTAATAGGGAATTTACTATCTTCTTGAGTAGTACAGAATACCCCTCCTACTCTAGTTCCTCTGTCAACAAACTCTCCTTCTTTAGTAACATATTTATTTTCTTCAAATTTCAATAAACAGTTAACTATTTCGCCTTCTCCGTCATCTTCAACTGTTCTACACTCTGAATAGAGTTTTTTCATTTTAGCATATGTTTTATTTGTATTTCCGTTACCAGAGTATTTTCTAATAAAGAAATCAACATCAGTTGACTTCCCTTCTTCTGTTTCAACCTCCATAACAAATCTAATGGCTTCATCTTTTTTACCTTTATTAGTTATTGCTCCGTTTTTAATTGCTAAAACTTCACCATTTACATATCCTTCGGAATATCTCACTCTTTTCTCTTTATCTGCCATATTATCATTCTCCTTTCATATTTACATCTTAATTATATCATATTTTAATAATGTTGTCAAGTACTATTCACAAGATTTTTCAATTTCTTTTTCTATTATCTTTTTAGCCATTCTTAATTTACAAAGTTTATACCCTTTATTAACATCAAAAGTGTCACTAGGGTGGACTTTTGAGGACACCTTACCATAAGTAGGAGATTCCATCATCACCATTTCTCCATTATATCTCCACTTAACAGGGACTTTTTTATTGGCTATATTAATTACGTCTGTTTCCCAAGACGTCCAAGGTATTTTAAACAGTTTATCTACTATACCTCTATCTACTAACATAAGTTCTACAGAATCCCCTTTTTTTAAAGCCAATTCATACCCGTAACAGTGATTAAGCGTTTCTACTATTTTGAAATCATATAATACATATGTTTCTTTAGTAATAACATTCATTAATTTATCTCCGCATTTAAATTTCATATTAATTCTCCTTTCGTTTATTTTTTTTATATATATAAATATTATTCTTCGTAAGAAAACTCCCAACATATATCAAAAAAATCTGTTTCTTCATCCCATTTTAAACAATAATATTCATATCCTTTATAATTTCTTCTGCAATAATCACAATTTGCACAATAATGTTCTCTCATTTTATCAGCTCTCTTCTCGTTTTCTATACTTATATTATACCGTATTTTAATAATGTTGTCAACCCTATTTAAATAAGTTTTTAAAAATATTTTCTAACACTGGAACGGCAATACTATTACCTATTTGTTTATATAATTGAGTGTCAGAAGTTGGTACATTTTTAGCTTTATAAAAATCATCATCGCTAAATCCCATCAATCTCCAACATTCAAGTGGAGTTAATCTCCTAATTTTAAAGCTAGTAACAACTTCCCCGTCTATTACTAATGGTTGTCTCCAACCTCCTTGCATAGTGTCTAAAGTAGGAGATATAAATTCTTTATCATAAATACTTCCTGCTTGATGTCTTTTACCTTCTTCATCAAATACTCCACCTAATCTAACTGGAAGAACTTCTATAATCTGTTTAGGTTGCTTATAGTCTCTCGCAGAAAGAGTTGAGATACATTTATTGGGATTATATACCCAAGCAGAGGTACAATTACGATATTTAACATTACCATTTTCATCACATGGATGCGGAGCAGTTGTCCCTAAAACCTCTAAACATTCATTATTTAATCTATCTTGAGGGAATTTAAAAAATCTGTCTTGCATTTCTTGAGATAGATAATATTTGTCTTCAACTGAATCTTCTAATATATCTTTAAGTTTTAATTCTAATGGAAATCCTTGAGGAAATTCAAAGGTATGCTTATCATCTAATATACTAACAACATAAATACGTTCTCTATTTTGAGGTAAACCAAAATCTTTCGCATTTAATATTTTATAATAAGAAATATATCCAACTTCTTTTAAATCTTCTATATACTGATTAAAATTATGTATATGTTTTTTACTCATTACGTTTTTAACATTTTCCCAAATAACATATTTGGGTTTAACTTTTTTAATTATATCTACACTGTACCACATAAGACTACTTCTAGTGCCACTTCCTTTATCTCCGCCTTTGCCCTTGCCTGAAACAGAGTAGTCCTGACATGGGCTTCCATGTACGATAATATCAATATTTTGAGGTAATAACTTTACATCTATTGAACTTACATCACCCAAATTTAAATTCTCACCTACTCCATGTATCGCACAGTAACTTTTAATCGCAAATTTATCTATCTCACTAAATCCAACTAAATCATAATCCACATTAGCATTTTTGAGTGCTTTTTCAAATGCACCTATACCACTGAAAAGACTAAGTAATTTCATAATATCACTCCTTTTTAATAGTGTTGTCAAGGGGAATTATCCCCTTAACAAATTATTTAAAATATAAAAGATACACAGTTCTTTTCTTTACTCCCATATTATTAACTCTTCTATAATATCTTTTATTACTTTCGCCTTTAATTCTAGGAACATATACATCTAATTTATAAGGAGTGTTTAAACCTCGTCCTCCCCTGTCACGAACCGTCTTCATCCCTAACCCTTCTATATACATACGTTGTCTTAAAGGATAATAATTATTAGCAACTGTTTGACTATTTAATTTACCCAAAGTACATCTTCCTGCATATTTGCTTCCGCCATTTTCACAGGCTAAAGAAGTATAGTAATATATTTTACAAGTAACCTTTCTTACCTTTCTAACTTTTCTTCCTGTTTTTTTAGTCCAATATCGTGTGCTTGTTTTTGAATAAGCATCTACATAACTACTGTCCGTGGGGCAATAAAAAGTGCTTCCAAGCACTACTCCTACTGCTAATCCTACTGCTAATATTTTCTTTTTAATTCTTCTCATTTAATCACCTCTATAAAAATATTTTCCCACCCACCAATCCCATAAATCTTATCTATCTTTTTACATTTCTTAGTTCATTAATTATATCATCAAAGAAATCATCTATTCCTGTTTCTGATACTCTAATTACACCAAAAGGAGTTACAAAACGTTGTATGTCTTTTTTATCAGATTTTTTAGATTTACCAACAAGTCTAACACTATTTTCTCTATGATTACAAATCAATTCTTTCCCATCAGTCATTAATATAACTCCACTTTTAGGTTCAAATAATACAAATTTTGCCTTTTTCCATGTATCATTGCCTACAGAAAATTCAACATCTGTTCCTAATTCTACCTTGCTCCAGTCAGTCTTGCTTTCTTCTTTTTCTCTGTCCCATACTAATTTCCCAACTTCGTTAAATACTTTCATTATATCTTTTTTACTATCAAGTTTATGATTCATTTTTTTATCATATTCATTGTTAAAGGCTTTAAAGTATATATCCTTGCCTTCTTTTAAAGGCTTTCTTATTGCCATTATATCTCCATTAAATATAAAGCATTTTTCGTTTGCCTTTTCTTCTCTTAATACCACTCTAAAATTTCTTCCATAAGTTTCTATCATACTATCACCTATTCCTTTCTTTATTATACTTATATTATATCACAAACTCATATTGTTGTCAAGTGTTTTCTTGAAAATTTTTCCATTTATTTTAAATCATGAATATTAAATGAAAAATCTTTACACTTATCTCTAAGACTGACAATTCTAATTAATGGTCTATTTTTTATACAATATCCTTTAGTAGCTTTATCGCTACTTCTAAATCCTATGAAATAATCACACATCCAACATCTTTGCATATTATCTCCTTTCTATACACTTATTATACCATATTTTACTAATGTTGTCAAGTGTTATTTATTAAAACCTACTATGTTCTAATGTTCCCTCTGATTGCAATAGTTCTTGAAGCCTATTTATAATCGCTTCATCTTCTACTCTAAATGATACTATCTCATCTTTACTCCCTTTAATAGGAAAAAGTACTGTTGGGCATCTATTTGTCTTTCTAAGAGGTAAGGGTTTAGGCTCTTTTTTATCCATAAAAAGCGTTTTACTTTTCTTACTTTTACGTCTCACAGTCTCGCTAGTACGATTATAAATTATACCCTTTTTAGTAACTATTTTTATGTTACCATTTGCTTCATCATAAAATACAAATTTTGCATCCTTCCATGTATCATTGCCTTCAAAATATTCAACATCTTCTCCTATCTCTACTTTAGTCCAGTCAGTATTCCTTTCAAATAACAAAGTATCATCTATATCATATATCTCCATAATATCTAATAAGGGCGTTTCTTTATGATTAAATTCATCTGTATAACCACTTATATGAGCTACAACTCTACTGTCATAAGGGTTAAAAAGAGATGCTTTATCTTTTAAATGTAATCCTACAACCATATCCCTTACAATATAGTAAACCTCATCTTTATTATTCCCTTCTTTAACTCTTAAAGTAACTCTCATTCCACTTTTTAAATTACTTAGCTTCATTTTACCACTTCCTTTAAATTATTTATAAACACACTCCGTCCAATACTCAAATTCTGATAAATCTTTTGATAATGTTTTATGTCTGAATGGAGCAGGAACACAACAAACAAATATTCTTTCAACCCATTCATCCTGTTTTGAATTTCTTACTCTAACTTGTGTTCCTGCGGGAGCAGGATTCCAAATTTCATTTCTTACCCAAATAGGAGTTCCTTCTGAATCCTTTATTATCATTATATCTTTTGTTTTAAGTTCTTTATTTGTGAAATCATCATTATAGTGACCAAGAATATTTATAGCACTTCCAACAAATTTAAGAGTTGAAATTTTCTCTCTTATATAACAAGCTCCTTCAACTATATAATACTTATCACCATTTCTCAATGTAAAACCCATTCCACTTTTTATATCTTGTTTATTCATTATTTATCCACCTTTACCTTCCCATTAGAGTCATACACAGGAGACATAATCGCTTTATTATCTCTTATCCCTATATAATAATGTACACCTGTTTCCTTATCTACATATTCTGATATTCTTATTCTTCGTAATCTTCCTTTATCTGCTATCTTTATAAATCCACTATCAGAATTTACGGTTTCTTCTTCCATAGATACACAACCTATCATACTTACTCCTAGTATACATAACAAACCTAAACTAATTATTTTTTTCGCCATTTTATCGCTCCCTTTTATTTTAATATATTACCACTCTTCCTTATCTTTTATATATATTATTTCTTTTTTGCTCATTTTTATTTCACTACAAGTTAAATTATCTAATTCTTCTTTAAGAAAGTCTATAAATTCTTCTTCTGTCATGTTTCTAATCTTATCATTATTTTGAGTGAATACTTTCATTATATCTGAATAACTTGGCACACTAAATGAATACGTTCCGCCAAATTCCATTTCTAAAATATTCTTTTCTAATATTATTTCCATGTAATTTGTATAATGTCCATTATATCCACAAGTGGGGCAACCACAATTATCACATATCATATCATCACATATATCTATTATACCACCGTCTATCATTTCAACTAAATATTTGCTCATATTACCACCCCTTTACATATTCTTCTATAAGAAGATTGATATAGTCTGAAATAGAATTTATTCCTCTGAACTCATAATAAGATTTTATACTAAAACTATCTTTATCTTTTTCATTTATCATAAAAAGGCTAAGACTATTTTCGCATAACTCTATTTCTAAATAATTATTTCCTTTTTCATATTCTAATTGAATACCTCCTGTTGCTACTGGAAATACTTCGGGTTGCATTTTTATACGTTTAAGAAGGTTTTTAGTCAAATCTAATATCTCTTTAGAAATTGGATTAGCGTCATATCCATCCCATCCTTCTTCAAATTTATACATTTCGTTTATTTTTTTTAAATTGTATTCCAAAGTTACCATAATCCCCTCCTTCACCTAACCCAAAAGGGCTAGGTTATATTTAAAATAATATGATAAATTTATGATTATATTTATATAATATCACATTTTAATAATATTGTCAACTATTTTTTTAACATTTCTAATAATTCTTCTTTAACAGGAGCTTTTCCACAACTTCTTTTCTTATTTTCAGGGCAGAATAAATATCTTCCACATATAGGGACTAAATATGGCTCATATATAGGAGCAACCTTTATCACTTCATCTTTCATAAGTTGAGCAATTCTTCTAATTGGAGCTTCTGCACATGAACACAATCTTTTATTCATAAAATTCATTAATGCTTCTAAAGTAAATCCCATACTAAAGGCAGATTCAACTCCTATTGGTACTAAATGTCTAGCTATTTCATTTGCTTTTTCCCCATTATATCCTAATGCTTCTAATCTTTTTATTGCATCACCATATAATTTTCTAGCAACATTTTCCATTTCTTGGAATATCATTAATAACTCATCATCATTTTCTACTTCAGGGGGGCAATATAAATTTAAATTTTCTTTATTGACATATCTTAAAGATTGAACGTTCTTATATGTCCCTACATCATGTCTCGTAGATTGGTCTACTGCATCTCTAGGGATAACAGTTATTTTAAATTTAAAATAATCCCCTCTTGAACCACTAAAGTGTCCTGTTTTTAATACATCTTTGCCTACAGATTTAGCGTATTTTTCATCAGTGTTATAACATACAGCACTTACTTTCCCATGGTTCTCCACAAAATTCTTAACATCGTTTGCATTAATCAACTCTACTTTAAAATCTTTAATTGTAAACATACAATTCTCCTTTCTATATTAAATTATTTTAATCATTTATAAAAAATCTTGAAGAAGCAAATATATTATCATCAGAAGTCCACGTATAATAAGGTATACGAAGACTCCTATAAAAATCCATACGTATAGAAGTAAGTCTTTCAGACACCCTTTCTCCAGTCATAAAATCTTTATTTATATCTTCATAGCTTACCTTCTTTAAAACAGTACAATCATTTTCTAACCACAACTTTATAGAAGCTATTACATCTTTATATCTTATTACTCTTTTATCATTTTTTTGATTATATAATATTTCTAAATTCTCTTTTATTTCTTCTTTTATTTTCTCTATTGGTTTTTCAGTTATAATATATTTTGAATTATCCATACTAGCATAAACAGGGTAATCACAATCTGTATATTCTTTGTATATCTTTAAAAACTCTTTTGATATATTATACCAATAAGCTTTATAAGGAGAACCATCACATTCATAACAATCCTCTAATTTACTCTTTATATTAACTATATGCAATTTTATTCACCCTCCCTTATAACATCAAATATATAATGATTACAGGATATATCTCCTATAAAATTTCTTAATATACATTTGTGTTCTTTAATTCTCTTATCTTTAGAATATAGTGTTAACTCATTTAAATTTTTAGTTAATTTATTCATCTTTTCAATAAAATCACCCCTTTCTACAACTGTTCTATTTATTATTTTTATTCGAGGAAAGTCTTCTCCTATATATTCTTTATACACTTCTTTAAAGGAACTCTCTTCCACAGAAGAACTTCTATCCCATACTTGGCATCTCCAATTAATTCTATTGTCGGTATCTATTTTATCTATATAGCATATCATGTTACTCCTCCTTCCATAACATATAAATAATTCTATTTGAAACTCCCCTTTGGATTATATCTATCTCATGAGATACCTGATCAACTCTTCTGTCATGAATTTGTTTCTTTAAAGAACTCATTCGTTCTCCAATAACTCCATTTAAAATTATTAAAACTTCTTCTAATTCCAAATACTCTTCTCTCATTTTAAATGAAGGATAATCTCTACCAAAGTATTCTTTATATAATTTAACTATTTTATCACTTTGTATTCTTGCTATATTATCCCTTATAGCTTCTAAGACAATTTCTCCTTCAATCTCTTTATATTTAATTCCGTATAATTTTTCAACCATATCACCAACTCCTTTATATTTATATTATATCATATTTTAATATTGTTGTCAACTATTTTTTACGTTTAATTATGTAAGTTTGTGGATTAACTTTATTATATTCTCTAATGACTTCTGTCTCTCTTTCATCTAAGAAGCAATATATTGTAGCTAATATTACTATTGGAATAAAATACATTGTACCACCTCCTTCCTAATAGTGTTTATGCCCTATATTTTTATATATAATTACTTAACAATTAGTTTTAAACATTATCTGCATATATAAACATAATCAAGCATTGACATATTATCGCTCATAGCGTTTAAGATATTTAAAAGCTCTAGTATCCTTTTATCATTTCTATATTTTCTAAGTTTATTTATAATTTCTATTGATTCGTTTTGTATATCACATATTTTTTTATCTAAAATTAAATAGTCGAATTCATTTTCACGATATTGGTCTACTATATGAGGAAGTGTTTTATTTAAATATTCTTTACATAACTTATTTATAGTACTTGCTCTATATCCTTTAGTTCTAACAAGAAATCTATACACTATATATTTATAAAGTTTACGTCCTTCAACTTCCTCTTCTCCTATAAACATAGCTCTTCTAATTTCATACACCCCATTACCACCTCCTTTCTTATATTATATCATAAATTAATAATGTTGTCAACTATTTTCTGATTTTATTTCTTTAACTTTTGCTTTTACATAACCGTCCCTCACAGTCTTTATCCCATTAAACTCATACTTAGGGCAAGAGTGATAAAATATATCGAATACCTCTCTGTTTTTCCCTCTTCTTTTTTTACATATATTGTGTTTTCCTGTTTTCAAATAAGAACAAGTCATACAAATTTTTTCTTCCATATTATACCAACAACCTTTCTAAATTTTTTTCTTCTACTTTTAGATTAAGCATTTTAGCAACACCTAAAATACCTGTTGTAGTCCATCTTAAACTTATATACCCTTCTCCAAAGTTGTCTATGCCTCCTACAAGTTTTACAAAGTCTTTATCCATATTTAAATTAGGATACCACTGGTTATTAATTCTACTTAAAACTTTATATTTTCTTGCCAGTAAAATTTCAAAATCAGTACCAGAAGAAAATCCAAATAGATTTCCTACCTGTCTTGAAGTAAATAATTTATTACTATTTTTAAATTTTTGCAACCAATCTAAATCATATCGCAGTTCAACATCAAATTTCTTTTTTATCATACTTTTACCTCCTAGCCACATCTTTTCATTTTTTCTAAAGCCCTTCTCATTATTCTACTAACCTGCATTTGACTTACTCCTATTTGTGATGCTACTTGTTGTTGGGAACGATTATTGTAAAAAATTTCCTCTATAACATATCTCTCTCTTTCACTTATAACACTAAGTAAATATTCTATATATATATTTGTATCAAAATCCTCTTCATAAGGGGGTATTAAAACATCTGCAAAAGTACCTTTTTCTTCACTATCATCGTCAATTCCACAAGATTTATCAAGTGAAGCAACCCCAAAAGAAATATCTTTAATTTCTTCTACCTCGTCAACACTTAAATCTAATTCCTCAGCTATTTCTTCTACTGTCATATGGGGAAGCATAGATTCTATTCTATATTTGTTTCGAGTTATCTTTCTTCCATAAACAATTCCCCTTTTTTTACCCCTAAATTCTCTTCGTATGCCACCCAATATATAAGGAACGGCATAAGATGAAAATTCATAACCTTTACTTTTATCATAAGTATCAACACATTTAATTAGGTTCATAAGCCCTATTTGTTTTACATCGTCATAAGTATAATCATATGTATTAAATAGTCCTAATCTTCTATTTATTACATAATCTACTAATTTCATATTTTTAACTATAAAATCATCTTTTTCTTTTTTATTTTTAAAGTTCATAATATCACTCCCCACAAATCTATAATCTTATTTTTCCAATCTTATTTTTTCTAAATCTTTGTCAAATTTAAACCCAATAGTCTTACTTGTAGTAGCTAAATAATAAAGACTACTAAAGTTGATTTTAATATTTTTACCTTCTATTTTTAAGTAATTATTTAATTCATTTATAACTAAATCTACACTAATATAATAATTTTTATCGGCTAATCCTAAATATCTCTGATACAATATTACTGTAAACATAATTCTTCTTAATTGTTCATTGAATTCTTCTTCTTTTTTAAATTCTTTAGTTGGATTTTTGTCTGACATATAATAATAACCTTCCTTACCTACAACTTTAAGTACTTGAGGTATAGTCATGCCGTTAAACCAACCATACTTCAAAGTATTACTATATATGTCTTCGTATCCTATATCGCCTTTTCTAAGTTCTTCAAAATCATTTCCTTTGACCATAAGCGTCCACTCTTGTGGGACTTTACAATCAAACTCTATAAGGAAATCATCAGTTAAAAATATATTGTCCCTTTTAAATGTACATTTTTTCATAAATAAACCCTCCTATTTAATTATCTTTAAATCACAAGTAGGCAAATCTACTTTTATTTTACCACCCCAACTTATATACTAATGTTGATAATATCACAAGTAAAATACAGAATGTATATCCTTTCATGAAATCTGTTGTAAAAACACCTTTTTTGCAGCAAATAATACTTGTTATAGTTACTACTATTAACCAAATTGTACATCCAATCATATTATCACTCCTTTCTATATTTATATTATATCATATTATCAAATTGTTGTCAAGTGTTTTTCTCATTTTTTTTAAAATTTTTCCAATATGTCTGCTTATATATACTTGATTACAACCATACATTTCTCCTATTTCTTTTTGAGTTTTATTCTCATAAAAATATAAGGTTATTAAATCTCTTTCGTTCTTAGGTAATATATTTAATAATTGTTTTACAATCATTTTGTTATGTAATTTTTCTATAGAATCTTCTGAATCTGCTATCATATCTCCAACAGTTGTATCTTCTTCATCGCTATTAATGGATTGATTTAAAGATGTTAACCCACCTATTAAAGAATATATCCTATTTAAATCCTGTAGGTTTACATCTAGTATTTCGCAGATTTCTTCGTTAGTTATATGGACATTTTTTCTTTTTAATTTATTAATTTCTCTTAATAAATTCATATCAATTTCACTCAATTTATTCATTCTATTCCTAGCAATAGTTTTTTTAGAAACTTTATCTAAAGAAACGATACCATAAGTATAGAAACTCAAATCTCTTTCAGTATCAAATCCCTTGATACATCTTAATAAAGCTAAATTAAGTTCTTGTTCCATATCCTCTAAATCAAAAGCTTGTATTCCTGTTTTCTTTACTCTTCTCATTTCATGCTCTACAATTACTTTATATTTATTAAACAATTCATTTAAAGCCTCATTATCACCATGTTGTGCTTTTAAAAATAATTCTTTCATATCATTTTCTCCTTTCCTTATTATACTTATATTATATCATATTTTAATATTGTTGTCAAGTATTATTTTGAATTTTATTCATGTATTCATTACACAACCTATCTGCTTGTATATTCCCATAATTATCTGAATGTCCTTTTACTTTAACAAATTTTATATCTTTGAATTGAGATTTTAATTCAATTAATTCAATCCATAATTCTTTATTTGCTACTGGATTTTTAGAAGCATTTTTCCAATCTCTTTTAATCCACCCTTCATACCATTCCGTTATCCCCTTTTTAACATAGTTGCTATCCAAGTATACTATTATAGGTATGTTCTTGTTCTTAATAGCCTTTAAACCTTCTATACAACCTGTTAATTCCATTTCATTATTAGTTGTATTCTTCTTACCTCCACATATGCTCTTTGAATGATTCTTATAAACCATATAGCACCCCCAAGCACCTATATTTGAGTTTTTACCGTTACCTCTACATCCACCATCAGTCCAAAGTTCGATAACTTGTTTAAACATTCACTCACCTCCTATTAAATAAAAAAGGAAGAATAATTATTCTTCCTTGTCTAGTTCAGTTTATCTCTCTTATCAAAATAAGCCTTCTGCATATCAAGAGAAAACTGAATTTCTTCTTCCGTCATATCTTTTACTTTATTGTTAATAAAAATTCGTTGGTATAAATGCCCTCTAATGTTTATTTCTTTGTCTAACATTACTTCTGCTTTGTCTCCAAATCTTCTAATAACAGTACCACATATTCCTTCTTCTTCGTCATAGTACACATTACAGAATAATTTAATTTCTAAAGGACTTACATAAACTCTTTCTTTTGTCATTTTCTCACTCCAAATGATGGCTTACACAGGAGTCTAAAGCCATCTAATTATAGTTATATTGACTCCTATGTATATTATACCAAATTTTAAAAATATTGTCAATAATTATTTACAAAAATTTATTATTTCATTATATATTTTTTCAACCATATTGTCTATATTTACACTAGAGGTTTTTCTTTTCTTTATAACATCTTTTATATTACATGATGTTATTCCTAATATGGAAGCATTTCCAACCTCTATAGTAAAGAAATTTGTCGCAGAAGCAGGTTCTATTCCTCTATTAGGTCTTAACTTTATATTACCTAAATTTTTCTTACTTCCTATACCTGAATCTATAGCTACTATTTTTTTATCTTCATTTTCAAACATAACTTTTAAGCATTCTTCTATATAGTTTTTCCCATCAATAGGCTTTTCTACTGTCCCATAAACAGTAAATCCTGCTTCTTTTAATTTACTCCCTAATCTTGGGGCAAAACTATCTAAAGGATATTTAGGACAGCCTATACATAAGAATACTAAATCTTCTTTATTACACAATACCTTTTTTATATCTCCTATTATATTCATATTATCACCTCTTAAATATATTGATATATTAACATATGGAAACCCTTTCCAGTTCTTATAAAATTTTGACACCAAGTTTCCATGTCAATATTTAATTCATTTTCTCCCAACTGTGCTATTTTTATTATGGCATCAGAGGGAATTTCTTCATAAAATATTCTCTCAAAGCCTTCCTTAGCTTTTTCATATTCTTCATTGAGTATTTGTTCCTTGACTTCGTTAAAAAGTCTCTCTGTTTCTTCTACAGCCTTCTGTCTTGCTTTTATACTCTCTGTATATTTTAATAATTTTTCTAAACCCTCACCTTCAACAAACTTTAACTTTTTAGTAACCCTCATATTCCCCTCCTGTTAATTAGTTATACTTATTCTTATATAATAATAGTGTATCCATAGAAAATGCACTAATATTATGTTTTCGCTTAAAATCTCTAATAGTAGAGTTATTCCATATTGTATTATTAGCTATTGTTTCTTCGTGCATCTTGTATATAACTCCCCCTATATATAACTTTTGCGGTTTTAATAATACGTCATATTCTGCTAATGAATCATTTAAATTAGCAATTCTAGTTCTTAACCCATTAAATGTCATTCTATTTAAACCCATACCATTATTCCTTTGAGGTTTGCTTCTTACAATATAAGGACTGTTTACATTTAATTTATAAGCTTCATTTGAAGTTCCGTCTATATCCCCTAATTTATAGTAAGAAATTTCTTCGATAGCAGATTGACAATATTCTCTTAATATTTCATCCATTTCTATTATCTTATTTCCAACAATTATTTCATTCTTAGAGAAATCAACATCAGTTACTTTGATATTTGTTATATCATCAAACCTTTTATCTTTTAACCCATACCAAATTCCATAAACTAGGAATTTATCTTGTGAATTAATAAACTGTTCGCATATAGCAATTATTTCATCTTTAGTATAAATACCTTCATTATCTTTTATTATTTTATTAGGTGGTACATTTGAAAACTTTGTAGGTATATTAAGTACCTCATTAAATATTTTAGTGAAGTCATTTACTCTTATAGTTATACTTTGATAAGAATCTATTCTACCACAATGAATTATTAAAAAGTCGTTTATCTCTTCTAATGTTGCCCTAGTTATATTTTCCCCCTCGTTTACTACAAGTTTACCTTGTTCTGATAAGTAACTTATTAATCTTCTGTAATTAGCCCTAACACCTATTTTTGATGCTTCGTTCCAATTCTCTGTTGCCTTCTCTATTGTCTCATAATTTTTTAAGTTTAACATATTCTTTTGAGGTGGAATACTAACCACCTCACCTCCTTTCTTTATTATACTTATATTATATCATAAACTCATATTGTTGTCAAGTGTTTTCTTGAAAATTTTTATGCTATTTTACTTAATTATCTTTGCAAAACTTTTTCATTTATTGACATAACTAATTCAGATATTTTTTTCTCATTTATCTTTTTGGGTAATACACTATTTTCTTTAGCATACTTAAATTTTTCTTCTAAATTATTTGCTATTTCAAATATTTCTTCGTAAGTATATTTCCCATTTCTTATATCTAACAATAATTCTTTTTCATCTTCTCTATATGTCCTAACGCCTTTACCACTTAATATATCTGTTCCCATTAAATATAAACGAACTAAATGCATCGAATGTTTCAATAGATGCAATTCGTCTTTCTTTTTATTACGATGGTTTAATTTCCCATACTGCTTAACAACCTCTCCCATTTCATTCAACATACATTTTAAATCTCTTAACGGATAATGATTTAAATTTATGTCTATCATTATCTCTTTGTCATAGTCTTCTTTCAAAGAACTATCTATATATAACTTTAAATCCTTATCCATATGTTGGTAAGATATTTCAAATGTATTCATTCTTTTTTGGATAGACTCTAATAAGTGTTGTTCTTTTTCAGATTGAGTATAACTGTCTCTAGCCATAGCGTTTTTCAACCTTCTTAATTGATTCTGTGAATACCCTAAAAATGCATTATAAACTGCATCGCTACTTAAAAATGTCTCTACATTATCTTTTAACATTCTGCCTTCTTCTGTTATTATAAAAATGTCATCTTCTCTTGTCCCTAATATTTCTATTACATTAGGGTTAGAATTACACAATAAATTTATCATTTGTTTCAACGGATATATTACTGTATCTGAATCTGAAGGAGTATATGGCTTATTTTTACATTTCATACTTAATATTTCGTCCTTAGAGTTTAAATATATACCTCTTAAATCAATATCAGAACCTTCTACATTCGTCCCATAGGCATATGAACCACCATAAGTTAGTAAACATATAGGATTTTCTTTTGTAAACCTATCAGTTCTTATAAAGTCATACTCTTTGTTCTTTAATAATAAATTATTCATAATTAACACCTCCTAAAGAATATATTTTTTATCAAAAGTATTTCCGTATCTTTTTAATATCTCCATCTCTAAGTCTTTAGATATAAAGTTATTATTTCTTATACTCATTTTTCTAGCACCTCTATTAACACACTCATTCTTTTTTTGCATATAACTTTTCTTAGCTATATAGCGTTCTAAGATATAAGGATTAGAACTTTTCTTTTTATTACAGTCTTCACAGATTAATCTTAAATTATTAAAGTTCCAACATTGTTCCCATAATTCTTCTACAAGTCTTAAATCATCAACTCCGTATTTCTCTTTAGCCAATTTCTTAAAGAAAGCTTTAGGTATTTTATGGTCTACTGTTATTTCATTTCTTCTTATTTTTTTACCACATTTAGGGCAAATATAGTATTTACCCTTAAATCTATTTTTTACAGTTCTAGTAGTTACCAACTCTTTTTTAACTATATTAGCATAATTCTTGTCATCAAAGACACAGTCTTTTCTTTTAACGATTGTGTCTTCTCCTTCTAATATCACATAACTATCTTCTGTTTCCCCTATTATAGTAGCTGTTCTTACTTCATATCTTCTGTTACTCTTATTAAAAAATACATACCACTTTTTCATTCGGTTTCCCCCTTTAAAAATTTATCTTAATATTTTTCCATTATTAATTGTTTTAATTTATAAGCATTTACTAAATTAATACTATCTTCATTCATTTGATTTATTAAAGAATCGCATTCATTAATTAATAAATCTTTATTTATATTGTTTATTATCATTTCTGTCATGATACCTAATTCGTAAGTAACTTGACATTCTTCTAATCCATAAGCTGAATTATCATAATAATTATTTAGGATATCTCCTGTTATATCGTTATATTCTTCTGTAAATTCACCTCTACTTTGTTTCGCTATTTCAATAGCTTGTTCCCTGTCTGTATAACAGGTAGCACGATTAGAACCAAAATGCATACCTGTTAAAAACAATGTTAGACAAAGTAGCGTACAACCTATAAGTTTTAACCCTTTCTTCTCTTCTTTTATAAGTTGTTTCATAAAATTATCTTTACTCTTCTTATTTGTATTTTTATTCATATAACCCTCTCCTTTTCTTTATTATACTTATATTATACCATATTATCAAAGTGTTGTCAAGTGTTTAATATAATTTTTTCTTATTATTTCGTATTTTTTTAAACTTGGAAACGCTACTACAATTTCTCCAAATCTATCTATTATATCATCTTCATTTATAAAAGACACTATCTCTCCAACTGCATCTTTAGGGACTCCTAGTACCTTTTCACACGCTTCTCTAAGAACAACCCTATCTCCTTTGCTCATTCCGTTTTTGCTATCTATTGTCTTTATAAGATTAAAATGTGTAGACCAAACTTCAAATTTTTTGTGTTTATAAGATATTAACGGTGCTACTATTATATCTCCATCATCTATATCTATGTTAAATATATTTTCATCTTCTCTAGTCATAGTGACAATACAAAGATTGTCACTATTAGTTATTCTATAAACGTTGCGACCACGCCCTATTATTACATCACCTATATTAAACATATATTACCCCTCCTTACTCTCCTAACATCACTAAATAACGATTAACTAAATGTTGTATAAATTTAACATTAGAATTCATTGACGGACAGTTTGACTCATATATAAGGTCAGATTTTCCGTTAAGAAATATTCTTTTAACCTCTTCATAGATATTGCTAGGAATATTTACTCCGTATTTATTAAAAGCTTTATCAAATTTGTCCCCGTCAAATCCGTCTCTTCTTTCAAGAACATACACTAAACTTATTAAAGCGCTTGTTACTCTATTTTTATCTGTCATTGATTCACCTATACTATAAAGATTTCTAGCACAATTTAAAAAGAATTCTTTTACATCAGTCGAATCTGCTTTAGGATTCATATGACTAAATATGTTAAAATCATTCAATGAACTGGCTATATTATAGCTTTTTAATTCTAAGGCTAGTTTAACTCCATACATTTTATCTTCGTTTGACATATTTGTCACAAGGTCAAGTACTGATGGAGCATTTGAAATATAAAATCCTTCATATCTCAAGTAACAATATTCATACATAGTTTTTTTGTCATTATTTGACTCCACAAAAGAAGCCTCTCTATTATTAATATCTCTACCATAAACTGTTTTATATATAGAATCAGAGAATATAAATCCTTTTTCATCTAAGGCTATTCTATTTAAACTAAAAGCTTGATTCTTTAAGTATGTACTTAAAACTCCTTTTCTTAGTCTTAATTTCCCTAATTCTGTTTCTAAGTAATATCCTCTATTATCTCTTTTAATCATATCTCTAATAGGAGTAAAATCTTCTACTAAAAGTTTGAAGTGACTTAAACTTATATCTTTATAGAAAAGGAATCTTCTCACTCCTTTGTCTACTGCATAAGTCTTTGTATAAGGATTTAATTTTTTTATTCCTTTTGATACTACACTCATAATTTTTTGTTCTTTGTTCATATTACCCGCTCCTTCTTCTTTATTATACTTATATTATATCATATTTTAATAATGTTGTCAAGTGTTTATGAAATATTTTTAATTTTTTTATTAAAATATTCTCTACCTTTAGGAGTTATTAAAGTCTGTGTCCCTGCATGATTGTTTACAACAAATTCTCTTATCTTAAAGAATCCCTTTGATATACTTGTAGAATAAGGTTTTAAATTACCTCCATTATCTCTAAAAATATATTTATTGTTTATAAGAAACTCGATAAAATCTTTTTGTTTTATCTCCAATTCTTTAGCTGTATCTCTAAAGTTTAATAATAAATCTTTATCAACTAAATCATCAAAATATTTTGCTTTAGGAGACATTTCTCCGATAGTTTTTTGATGCTCTTTATTTTCTAATTGTAGTTTTTCTTTTTCTTCATATTCTTCAATCCAACGTTTTGCTCTTTCTTTTGGATTTTCTATCATGTAAGAAGGTAATTTTTGTTCTTCTAATTTGTCTATATATTGAATTGTTTTATATCTAACTACGGCACTTTCTTTATTTAGTATTTGTAATGCACCGTCACGATTCAATGAGTAACAAGGTCTTTGTTCTCCTTTAGCATCTGTGTAATCAACGGGTACAAAATTGTGCTCGTTAATTATTCCGGCATTTTCAAGTGTTTCAACCTCATTTCTTATATCTCTCATTAATGTTTTGTGTAATTTTTTAGTGTCATTCCCTTCTTCTTCTCTAAACTTATTAATTAAGTCACATAAATCTACGCTTGTCATTCTTACTTCATTAGAAATTAATAATCCATTCATATTACCACCTATCCCTTTCACTATATTATTGAATATTCAATGCTTTTTGTACATTCATAATATTTATTAGATTTACCACTTGTGTCCTTATAACTACTTTCTATGAAATAATTAACCACCCCAACGTTGTGGTCGTTTAGTGTTGGTATTATTCCCACAACTTTTCTACTTTTACTACCTTTTGAAGGTTCATATCCTTCTAACATTCTAAGTACTTCCCAATGTTGTTTTCCCATCATATCTGCTACTTCTCGACTGCTTATAGCCTGTATATCATTGACAGACTCTTCACCTTTAAACATTTTAAATCATTCATATTATCTTCTCCTTTCTTTATTATACTTATATTATACACTATTTTAATAATATTGTCAAGCATTATTTTATATTTTTTAAAACTTTATAATAATTCATCTATATTCTTATTCAACTTTAACATACTCTCCCTCTTTCTTTATTCTTATATAGATAGATATATAGTTTAGATAGGTCATAAATTTTTTACTTTTATAGGGTAACAATGTAGCATTTTCAACGGTTTGAGGTGCTTTCCAATACTCATAAATTTTTTATTTTTATAAAATGAAATGGCTAAATTTCAACGTTTCTTAAAAATAATATAAAATTAGCACCCATAAGAGTGCTAATAAAATAATTGATAAGTATTGCATAAACCTTTGTTGCCTTTTATTTTGTCAACTATTATAAGTTTAGCGTCAATTAAGTTTGATAAAATTTTAGGTATATTATTTGTTTTTATTCCTGTTAGATAAGATATATCTTCAAGAGTAACGGTTGGATTATTTGCCATTAAATATCTTAAAGCGATAGCAACCTTCAAGTCATTATCTTTTATTAACTTTTGCATTTTAAACACGAATAAATTTGTATTTAAATGCACTATTTCTTTATTGTACTTTTCAAAATCAAAATTATAAGTATAAAGTTCTGTCGGTTTTTTAGAACCGTCTATTTGTTGTTTTGTACTATATACTATATTTTTTTCTTTTAGATTTTTTAAAACTTTAGATATAGTCGGTTTGCTTATTTTTAAGTATTCAGATATATCTTCTTTAGTAAAAAATTTTGTATTACAAACCTTTAACAACGCCATCACAGTTAATTCTGTTCCAGTTAATATTTCTAACATAAGTTTTTTCTCCTTACCTTTTACTGTCTGATAATTTATTATATGTTTTTTTGTCAATCCCATTACTTTATTATCTAAAGATATATCTGGTAACACAAATATATCATCAGAAGTAATATTTTTATATTTACATTTTAAGCTACATAATTTTTGTCCTGTCTTTAAACAACAAGGTTTTATGAAAGAAGGATTCTCATATATACTTTTAACAACTTTTTTAATTTCATTCTTAGATAATCCTTCTTCACAGTTACTATTAAACTCGTAAGCATACTGTAAAGCCTTGTGTTCGCTTAGGTTAGCGTATTTACAAACGCTAGATATAAACATCAATGATTCATTTCTAAACCCCTTAGAAGCTCCATGACGGACTATCTGATTAAAACAGAATAAGTCTTCTACATTGTCAACCGTCATATCAGTATTATTCTTTTTAAATTCTATTACCCTATGATTCTTTAAAGTTTTTAAATCATATCCTCTTATTGGATTTCCATTTGTAACAATGGAAGCATATTTATTTACTTTAAAGTTTTTAGTAAAAGGAACTCTTATTATCTGAGTACTGCTACAAGCCTTTATATCGGCTTCAAATAGACTTGTAATATGCCTATTGACTTCTACTATATCCTTAATAGGGTAAGAACCTTCTAGCTTAAAATATAAGTGCCAACCTCTACCACTATTGACAACCATGTGTGTGAATAATCCTATCCTTTTACACATATAATATATTTCTGATATAGGTAAATCTTCTTCATCTATATCTACTACTATAACATTCCTATTTAATAAAAGCTCTGTTTTATAAGCCTCTGTAACAGTTGTTGCTAGTCCTATATAGCAACTATTGTGTTTATACTTTTCTATTAAAGCTAGTCCTTCCTCATATGTATTAAAAAATACTTGTTTATTAAAATTGGTATTAGGATTATTAATCCAAAGATATCCTTTTTCAATATTATTATTTTCTAATGTTGGAAGAACAAATTTTAAATAAGTTAATATTTTCTTTTCCATTGCCTCTTCTCCCAGTTCGATATTCTAATTCTATTATACCAAAAATTACTAATGTTGTCAAGTGGTTTATTCTTTTTCATTTAAATAAATCTTTTTAAATAATTGTAACATAGGCAATAAATCAACTAAAGTCCCTTCAGTTATTCGCTTATCTTTTTTATATGCTATCAAAATTTTAAAATGTTTTAATAATAAATCCCTCAACTCTTTGTGAGTATATGGAACTTTAATAATATATTCATATCCACCTATATCGTTTTTAGGATTAATTTCTACAATTTTAGCAGTAGGATATTCTTCTCCTATGTATTCTTTATATATTTTTTCAAGCGTTAAAAAATCTTCTGTCTTCTCTACTCTATAATTCCTAATAGTGTTAGGACTTTTATATAAATATTCTCCATCTTCTGTTTTACCTAAAAAAATCCAGTTAGGATAAAATGTTATCATATTATCAACCCCTTTTCTTATTATACTTATATTATATCACATTATCAAAGTGTTGTCAAGTGTTTAAATAAAAAAAATCATGCATTAAGCATGATTAAGTAGATCAGGAATGGTTAAATCTTTAAAGGTTGTATTTTCATTTATATCTGTTTCTAATAAAGCCAAGATAAATTCTATATATTTATATATTCTATCGGCATCTAACGTTCCCTTAAATCCTCTAAATTCTATTGTATCTTTATTGGTTAGGTTTATCATTCTTCTTCTTCCGAATGATTCTGAACCAAAAATTATTTCATTGGCTATTCGTGTATCAATTTTCTTATCTTTATAAGTGTAAAACTCTGCATATGGAGTTTCTCTTCCACAGAAAGCTATAACATCTTTTTTATTGTTCTCTAAGAACATTATTATTTGTGGAAGTTTCTTTACGACTTCATCGGTTTTAGTAACATGAATGTGTAACCCACATCTATCTGATGTATACATTGTCTTTTTTAATTCTGATGTTATTTGTTCTATAATTCCATTATTTTTTATAAATTCATAGCTTAAAGGATTAGTTATTGTTTCAAAGCCATTCTCTAAAGAACCGTCTCTTTCAAAGCAGCATAATGTTCTTGTACTTTTAGAAAACATTTCCTCTATATTAGGTCTTTCATCTTGGAAGGAATCTCCTTCGCTCTCATTTAAAGATGAATCTAAAGAGTATTCAGACTCTATTTCTAATCCAAAGAATATCCCATTTGAAGGATTACCATAGAGTTTTTTAGGAAAATCATGTTGGTTATGATATCCTCCGATGTTCATGTTTTCAACATCTTTTTCCTTCATACAATCTCTGCATAGTTCACTACAAATATCATCTTCGTAAGCTAATTCTCCACATTCACGACATATCATAAATTGGTATGATATACAGTCACAAATAAGTCCTCTAGTGTTTTTTATTTTTGCCATATGGGTAAGTTTCCCTTCTTCATACAATTCGTATCTTCTATGATATATGCACCAATATACTTTATTATCTTTTATAAGTTGTTCTAAGCAATCTATACACACAGGAGAAGATAAGTCCTCTCCTGCTATATAAACCTCTGTAAATACTTCTTTACCACACTTACATTTTTTTCCCATACTAATCACCTCACTAAAATACTAAGTTTTCTTTAAATAAATCAAACCCACTAACTTTTTCTAAGTCTTTAAATGTAGGTCTCTCTGTTATACTGAATAAATGTTCTATATTTTCAACTAAAGCTAAAATAAATTCAATATAACCATAAACTCTTTTAGCATCTAATGTTCCTGCAAAACATCTAAATTCTATTGTGTGTTCATTAGTAAAGTTTATACACATATGTCTTCTTCCTTGAGGTCTTAAACATATTCTCTCGGCTTCATAGGCAGTTAATAAGTTTTCTTCTGTATAGAAGTCACACCATTCTGTAAATGAATCATAAGTTCTTCTTGAAAAATCAACTATATCATTTTTATTGCTTTCTAGGAAGGATAAGATTAACGGCATAGCTTTTACAACTTCGTCAGTTTTAGTAACATGAATGTGTAACCCACATCTATCTGATGCATACATTTCATTACCTCTAAGAGTCTCTAATATATCTTCTACTACGAAGTTATTTCTCATAAATTCGTAACTCATAGGATAAGTTATTGTTTCAAAACCGTCATCTAAAGAACCGTCTTCTTCAAAATAAACTTTGTCTGAACCTACTTTATCTTGTACTGATAGGGCTATAAGATTTCTATCTAAATCACAATTATAATCTCTTTCAGATTCTATTTCTAATCCAAAGAATATACCATTTGAAGGAGTTCCGTGGAAATATAATTCTTGACCATGATGGTAATGATAATATTTGATTATTTTTCTTTCTTCGTAACAATGACTACAAAGAATATCATCTCCCATAACATATTCGTCTCCCCTTCTCATAGGTCTACCACATTCGTCACAAGTTATATAGTTTTCATCGAATGCTTCTTGACACATTACTCTACAATTATCGTAAACATCAGTTATTTCAACTCTATTTTCTATTGGTTCGTAATCTCTATGTTCTTCACAATAGAAGTATCTTTCATCTAAACAATCTACACAGAACCATTCTCCGTTTAATTTAACCATTTCATATCTATTTTCTTCTTTCCCGCAAACTGAACACATCATTTTATTTTCCATTCTATCCTCTCCTTTTCTTTATTATACTTATATTATATCACATTATCAAAGTGTTGTCAAGTGTTTTTCTTGTTTTTCTTCTTTCCTACAAACTTAACATATCTATATCAACAGGTAAAAGTATTTTATCCATATCAAAATCATATTTAAAGAACCAACTTACATCACCTCTTGTTTTTGTTATCCTTTTATCGTTTTTATATTTTTTTATTTCTGTTGCTCTTTCTTTGAATTTATCAGAATATGCTTGTAAATCATTTATTGTCATATTTTCAATTACATATGTATTATAGATTATTTGCTTCATTTTTATTAATTTTAAATCTTCTCCTATGTATTCTTTAAATAATTCTTCAAAGGTATTCATTGCTTCACCTCGTATCCCGTAATTATAATCCCACTCTTTTATGAAAACATTGTTCCCTTGTTGTGTTGCATTGTATAAAACGATTATCATTCAATCACCTCCTTTTATATATATTATATCATATTATCAAAGCGTTGTCAAGTGTTTTTTAGATTTTATTCTTTTATTATTACAGGTATTATTATTGGTTTTTCTCGTGCAAAATAATCTATGAAATAACCAACATTCCCCATAATCCTTTTATCTTTTTTATATTTTTTTATATTTTGTAAATCTTCACAGAATGCTTTAGAAAGCGTTTCTATATCTTTTATTTCTTTATTTTTTATTGTATAAAAATCAGGATTTTCTTCTATTATTTCCATTTCTAAATACTCTAAATTCTTATCTCCATATTCTTTATAAAGTTTTTCTAATCTTTCTTCGTCTTTCCAATTTAAAATATGTCCGTACGCCCATTTGCTAATTATTATTCCATCAGTAGGTAATCCTATTTTTTGAATCGTGTAATCAAAAATTTTAATTATCATATTATCAACTCCTTTATTTCTTATTATACTTATATTGTATCATATTATTATACTGTTGTCAAGTGTTTTTCTAAAAAAAAATTATTTTTTTTCACATTCACATTTAAGATTATTCTTTAGAACATTATTAAATCTTGTTATTTTCCTTTGTTCTCCACAAATATGCTCCAATATACAAGGCTTCATATACCCATTAAAAGACACTATCTTCCATTCATCATGGTATTTATCGGATAGTTTTTTACGAGCTTTCTCAAGCCTTATATCGTGTTTATATTGTTCTTCTTTGAGTGTTATTTTTTCTTTTAATTTAACAACTCTATCTTTTTCATCCTTGCATATATGGTTAACAAAGGGCAAAGTAGATATATATTTAATATTTCTCTTAAATACATACTCTTTACATTTAGGACATTTAAACCAAGCATAATAATCTTGATTATACTTTACTTCACTAGGTTTTAAATCATTTAATTCATTATCCCACCAAGTAGTCATTGAGGGATAAACTCCCTCAAAACTATTTGAATATTCTATCATTATTATCACCTCACAATTATTATATCATATAATTACATTGTTGTCAAGCTAAATTACATCAAATAATGGATTAGAATTTGATAACTCTTTAAGCTTATCCTTATCACTATTGAAGTAATGATTAAGAGTAGTTGTACTGCTAGAGTGTCCCAGTTCTTTTCTAACAACGTCTAAGTTCTCACTTGAACCATTTATCATTACTGATGAATGACAGGCTCTTAGGGCATGGGTATTGATTTTATCAAGTCCTGCATTAGTGGATACTTTGTTAATAATTCTAAGGATATCTCTTGAAGATATTTTTCTACCTGTTTTAGATAAAAATAATATATCCCCATCTTTTGAAGTAGGTCTATAATTATCTATATAGTAATTTAAGTCTTCTAGTATCTTATTATTAAGATAAACTATTCTAGTCTTAGAAAACTTAACTCCACCTTCTTCTGTCCATCTAGTTAATATTGTTTCTCCTGTTTCTAGGTTAACATCTTGTATTCTTAGATATTCTAACTCTGAACATCTTAATCCATTAGATAATAATATAGCTACCATTAAATGATTTCTAAAAGATAATTTACTATCATTTTTATGACTATTTGTATACTTTAAAAGAGTGATGGCTTCACCCTGATCTACTACTCTTTTATCTTTAACATTTCCGTTACTTCTAGGTATTGTCCTAGCAGTATTAGTAGTGCAATACAACTCTCCTATCATATAAGTGTACAATCTGCTTAATACGGCTATTCTCTTATTTATAGTAGCCGATTTAAGTCCTTGTTTTTCTAGTTTAGACAACCATTTTATGGAGTATTCACTGCTTCTTATTTTGGCTATGTTCTCAAATGTAGCCTTTTCTGTATCTCCTTCAAACATATAATCTATCATTTCTTCTAGTATTGTTTTATAAGAAGATACAGTTAACTTCTGATTAGCACCTTGAATTTCTGCAAGATACTCTAAAAATAAATTTAAATCTTTATTCATTTTACCACCTTCTATACCACTTTAATATAGATTATCATTTTGTCTTCGTCTATACAGTCATAAACCCAATTAAAAAGACTTAATCTTTTATCTTTTTTATAATTCCTTAATTCTTTAATTCCTTCTCTTGTTTCTTTAAGATAATTGAAAATCTCTTTTCCATTTATATTTCTTAAATAATATCCGGCAAGAAAATATTTTTCAGCTTCTATGACTTTTAGTTCTCCTATATATTCTTCATATAAGTCTAGCATTTCTTTTTCTTTCCAAGAATAGCAAGGACTTATTATTTCATTATACCAAACAAATGGGCGGTCTCTTTTGACAGTCAATCTGTTTATAGCTATAAACATATTATCAACTCCTTTTCTTATTATATTATTATTATATCATATTATCATAATGTTGTCAAGAAATATTTTCTATTTTTTATAATAAAAACCTAGCAATAATGCTAGGCTTTATTAATTATCCTCTTAGTATTACATCAAATAATTCTGTTAAAGGTTTATCATTTAAATTTAATCTCGTAACCTCTTTAAATAAAGGTATAAATTGTTCTAAAATAGCTTCCTTACTCTCTTTGTCTTCGATAGAGTATTCTATATTAGATAATCCATCTACTAATACAACTGTATTCTTGTCTTCAACCTCTGCATATTCATCGTAACAGTTGTCTATAGCCTCTCTAAAGCTATTCTCAAACTCTTTAGATTGAAGTTCTTGTGTTGCTAATGCCCTTTTAGTTTCTTCTGTCTCATGAACTGCTACAGCTCCAAAAAGACAGATTAAACATATTGTTATTCCCATTACTGTAAAATATTTATTAATCATATTACCATCTCCTTTAGTCTTCTAATATAAAATTTATTTCTGATATTGCCCACTCATAGCTAAACCACGCTAATTTATTTGCATCTAATTCTAATAATCTTGATTCTTCTTGCATGGATTCATTTAATATATTAAATATTTCATCCATATGTTTTATAAAGAATTTCTTTGTGTCAGTGTAGGATATAAGGCTTGTCACGATACCACTAGAACATCCATACATTAAAACATCTTGAATATATAATTTAGTCTCTTCTTCTCCTTCATCTTTTATTTTATCAAGAAGTTCTTCAGTAACCTCTTTTAGTAAAGTGTTGTCAGTCTCTTTTAATATTTTATTTAATTTTTCTTTTAACATATATCAAAACCCCTTTCTTAAAATAATATCTTAATATTCCTAATACTCTATATAATTAGGATTTATTACTTTTTGTAACTCTTCTAGCATATTTGTTAAAGTTGTTCTATTTATTCTCTTAGCACTTTCTAAATAAGTTAATATTTTATTAGCACATTCAGTTCCATTTAGACAAGCTTCTTCTAAATTTCTTATTCCGTCCCAAGCTATATCTCTTTCATATTCAACTGTTTCCACACATTTTTCTGCTTTTCTTATAGGTTCTTCAACTGCTTTTCTTACATCATTACCTAGATTATCTTCCACATAATCTAAAATATCCTCTTCACCTCTAAGTACCACCAATTCATTATTAACAAATATATTCATATTACCGACCTCCCTTTATTTCTTATTATACTTATATTATATCATAAAATAATAGTGTTGTCAAGTGCTTTTTAGAAAATAGCTAAGAGATTTTCTTAGCTATCTAACTCCTATACCGTTACAGAATGGACAGTCTTCGTCTTGGTATATTCCAGTACCTTTACAGGCTTCACAACGTCTCTTAACTCCTAATCCTGCTTCATTTAGGTAATAAGTAACTCTCTTACCTGTTTCTGCATTACAGTTATAGTAACTGTATTCATTAGTCCATTTTTCTAATTCTGCTTCACTAGATATAGTTAACCATGTAGGCGACATCCAAATCCCTTCAGGGTTCATTTTAGAAGGTAACAAACCTACTCTTACGCTACCTTCTTTCTTTATTAATCTTTTTATATCTGTTTTAGTTATTTTCTTCATATTACCAGCTCCCTTATTTTTTATTATATATATATTATATCATATTTTAACAATGTTGTCAAGAGGTTTTTAATATTCTTCATTATAAATATCGTACCAAGTGTTATACGGATAATATCTTTCAAATATATGATACTTCCAATTATACTTATAGTCCTTGCCTTTAACGTTGTCTTCTGTTATAACCATTAACTCCTGTTCTTTATCAGAAGTAGTTATACCCATGATTCTTATAGCTTCACTATATCCTTTCCAGTATCTATCGTCTTTTATCTTAATTAACTCTATCTTCGTTACTTTGCTACATAAACAACCGTATTCAAACCCTAATGGTTTAGTTTTATATCTTGTTAACCTCTTGCTTAAAGCCTCGTATTCTTTTCTTATATCTAACATATTATCACCCTCCTATATTTTTATTAAGGGAAGTTGCCTTCCCTTATCTCTTATTATACTTATATTATATCATATTATAAGACTATTGTCAACTATTTTTGAAAAAAATCTAATATTTTTTGTGAAGTTTTATTTATAACATCTAAAGAATCTTTTAATTCTTTAAGTTCTTTGCCTCTGCTCCAACTTGCAACATAACCAAAGCTATAATCGTCTGTATTAAGTCCTAACCCTCTGCAAACTATATAAGCTATACTTTCTGCTTGAACTTCTTTAGTTCTTCTATCAATCCCATCATCAAGGTTACAATGTAATATACTGTGTGCTAATTCATGGATAATTGTTTTTAGCTTGTGAATATCGTCTAAAGATTCTTTTATATGAATATCGTTCATAAGAACATCGTAATATCCATTAGTAGAACCTTCATTTAGGCTTTTATCTATTGTTATAGCAACCTCTGTATTATTTAAAGCATAATTGATTAGGGATTTAATCTCATCACTATTCCCTTTTAATTCTGTTGCTAAAGAAGGTTTATCTCCTTCAACTTGAGTGATATCAAATACATTTCCTAATTTAAAGTATAAATGATTTTTTACCACTTCTTCTCCGTCTTCTTCTACTATTGTATTATATTTAACTGGGCAAAGTATCTTTAAGGCTTTAGCACCCTTCTTAATCTTAAACCCTAGTCTATTCCAAGTTGTAAAACTAGCAACTTGACCTGCATTAGGATTTTGTAGCATTATTAAAATTATATTTCCATAACTGTAATTATGGAATTTGCTACAGAAGTCTAAGTATTCTTGATATTTACCACTTTCAAATACCTCTTTAACTCCACTTTCTAAATCTTGCATGAATTTATTAACCTCTTGTTTTTTTTGTCCTGTTTTTTTATATTTCATATTATCAACTCCCTTATTCTTTATTATATATATATTATATCATATTATAAGGTTGTTGTCAAGTGATTTTAGAAAAAAAATAAAAAAAATATAGTGGAATAAATCCACTATACTGATTGAACATCTTCTTCTTTAAGGCTTACATCTAGTATTTTACTTATTTCATATATCCCTTTAGGAGTAAATTTTAATTGACTATAAGAGTGATTTTCACTACTTCCTACAATTAGCTTATACCAACTTTTATCTGTAGATACATAAGGAAGCCAAGACTTCCCTTGACGGTATATAATCTTTTCTTCGTTCAATATAGTATTTAATTTTTTAGCAGATGGTATGTGTAATACTTTAGCAACTTGAGTAGAAGTATATAAACCCTCACTGCTCATAAATTTATCAAACCAATTTACTCTAGGAGTCATTTCTTCAATAAGTTTATTTTTCTTCTCTATCGTTCTTTGAGCTATTAAAAAGGCTTTTGCTAGTATTGTTTCTTCATCGTCCTCTTGTGTTGTTGCTATATATCCACCAGTCATTCTTATTTGTGGTAAAACTTCATCAGTAACCCAATCTTGAAATTTTTCTGCATCAGGTTTTCTTGATTTAAATATCAATTTATAAATTCCTGCCTCTTTTAAAAATTGTTCTCCTGTGTTATGTAATTTTCTAAAGTGTATATTATGCACTTTTAAATCATTGTTGCTTAATTTTATCTTTTGATTACTATTAAAATTTCTTATAACACTTTTAACATCGGCTATATCTAAGCATTTACCTACATCTTTTGGATTAAATAGAATTTCTCCATCATAATTAAATATTTCTACTTCATTCCCATCAAATACAAATAATTCATTCATTTATATTTTCTCCTTTCTATTATAATAATGTTGTCTACTTATAATAAATAGTGGATTTTACTCCACTATTCACTTAACTCTTTTATTTTATTCTCTATTATCTGTTCTATAGGAAGACTATTATTTTTGCTTATAATTGTTAATTCTATACCTTCATTTACTACAGGTTTATTATCTATATAAGGTATAACGTATGCTTCATCATCTAAACATAAAACATATTTTATATCCTCTGACCCAAACTCTAGCCCTGTATAAAATATATCATACATGGTTATAATTTCTTCTCTTATCACTTCATCTTTTAGTAGCTTTATATATTTATTCATTCTTATTCACCCCTCTTGCCGTTTTTAAAGCAATACTTTCTTCATTGTCTATATCTATACCTTCTGACCTTAGAACGTCTTTAACAAGGTTCGTACCGTTTCTAAACTTATAATCCTCAAATAAGACTTCTGCATCAACTCCTGTTATTATTCCCAGATCATTTATCATATCGTATATTAGGTTATGTAGAAACATAAGATGTTCTTGCATAGATAATTCATTCGGGAATATTATTTCCTCTTTGCACCTTATCATGCTATTACCCTCTTTCTCTATATTCTCTTAAAGAATTTCTTAAACAATGGATATTTTTCCAAGCTATATCAAATTCACGACTTCTTTTAAATATCCATTCGTTCCCTTCTTTTTCACTCTTAAAACCTAGCCAAGTTAAAGCACTGGCTAGATTTTCTGATTTAACTACTTTTATTTTCATGTTATCTACCTCCTTTAATAAGGTTAATTTTCTTTCTTAGATTTATTCTTTTTCTTAATTCTATCATACTATTACCTCCTTCTATTTTATAACACTTTAAGGCTGTTGTCAACCCTAAAGTGTTATTATTCTTCCAGTTGCTATTTCTTTAGCAACTAAGTGAGCAGTTCTATGACAAGTAGGACGATATCTTAAAAGTAAACTCTTATTTAGTCTATTTCTTTTAGCTACCACCTTACCACATTCGCTACATATTATATGGTATTTATAAACTGGAGCAACAGGTACATTAACTACGCTATTATTAATAGCAACGACTGGATTAGCTTCTCTGTATTTCTTCATATAGTCTGTAGTTTTAGTTCTGTTATCTCTTACTCCATACATTCTACAAAATCTCTTCCAAGTATCATTGTGTCCTACTGGTTTTCCGCAGTATATATTTGCTAATACATGAATTACTTCATGATGAATAGTATCTATAACATCGCTTTTTTCTCCGTATTCAAGATACTTTTTATTGAACGTAAACTTTACAGGCTTCCCGTTAGCATTTAGATAACTAACTTGCCCCAAAGTTCTAGTCATTCTGGAAGATATATTTATAGGAGTATTTTTTATATACTCTAAGATTAAGTCTCTATGTTCTTTATTCATGCTATTTACAAAATCCACCATTTCTTTTCTTATCATTTCTACCATATTATCAATCCCCCTCATTCTTTATTATACTTATATTATATCACAAATTAATACTGTTGTCAAGTATTATTTTTAAAGATACTAAAATTTTTATCATTCATTTTATAAAGATGCTAAAACGATTATCATTTAATAAAGTTACTAAAATAGTCATCATCTCAAACATTATTTAACTATACTTAATATATTATCATTCTAAGTCTATTATTATTCTGTAATTTAATGTATTGTTGATATATATAGATATAATATTGTTTAAGTGTTTCAATATACCTAAAATACCTCCGTATTTAGATTTTAAGCATATTGTAACACTTAAACAAGTAATTACATTAATACCAAAGGCTATGCTTTTACATAGCCCTTGATACTTGTAATTTACCGTCTCCGTTCTCTCTTGTAGTTATACTTATAATCTACCATATTTTATATACCTTTTCACCAGTCATAGTAAGTCTTCTTTCATCATAGTTAACTCTGTATAACCAACAATCGTTATCAATAACGTATTTATCTTGATAAGCGTTAAGATACATACCACTTACTAATTCAACAAATACATCATTTAATGGAGTTTTATCTGCTAAAGCCTCTATGAAGTCTAACTTATCCATACGTTTATTTTCTACAAAGAAAGCTTGGAAGTAGTCTTCAAAGTTATCAAAGTAAAGTGCAGGGTCATCAACTATATCGTCATAAGAAGGTGATAAATCTTTTCTTACTTTTTCAGTAGATTTATAATTAAATTTTACATATTTTTTTGTGTTTGTGTCCCAATAATATCCGTAGTCATCATCCCATTCATCGTCATAACTATAAGGATTAGAAAAACTTTTATTATAGTAATATTTATCCCAACTTCTAGGTTCATAAGATTCGTTAGAGAATATCCAACCTTCTTCTTTTTCTATGAAGTCTCCATATAATTCTATTTCTCCATTAGATTTAAGGATACAGAATTTACCGTTGCCCTTCATTTCTTTAGCTAAAACATCTTTATTATTAAGTCTCCATAAGCTAAATACATCATCTAATATAAATCTTTGTGTGTCACTCATTTTTTCTTCCCAAGCATATTTACCTATAATACCATTGTGAACGATACCTGATCCACAATTTATTTCAGTTTTTCTTAATTTTTTCAATTTGTTAGTTATTGGGAATGGATGGCAAGTTTCCTTGCTTATTCCACCACTTGTTGAAATTCTAAAGTGCATTACTAAATTCTTTTCTTCAAGATGTTTATTATCCCAAAGTTCTTCGAGTCTTTCAATGTATTTATCTACATCAAAGAACCCTTTTTCTATGTGAACCTTATTATTGTCCACAAACATGAATCCTGCTCCGTCAGAATTATGAAGGAAACAGTTTTTTACATACTCTTCATTTAATTTATACCCTTTTTCTTTTACAGCTATTATACACATTCCACATCACTCCTTTTAATATCTCATTTCTTATTATACTTATATTATATCATAAATTAATACTGTTGTCAAGTGTTTTTTTGATTATTTTTAAAACTTTTTTATTTTTTTATTGACTTATAAATATAATATAGTATAATAATATATGTAGTAAATAACAAGTGTACTTAATGTTTCACTTAAAGACAAAATTAATATTCCTTAAATTATATATCAAATTAATGTTACACTTGTTATTTATTCATTCTATTTATTATTGTTTATTTTTTTTGTATTATTTTTACATAAAGTCGAAGGATTTTTTGAGTCCTCCCCTCTTTGTGCAAAATAAAGTCGAAGGATTTTTAGGGTCTTACCCCCTATTCATACTTATATTATATCATAAATTAATAGTGTTGTCAATTACTTTTTTATATATTCCTATGATTTTTTTATTTTCTATGGAATTGAAAAAATTTTTCTATATGATTTTTTTTATTCTTATATAGGAAAATATTTTTCTTTTTAATTGAACACTTGAATATATGTTCATATATTCAACTTTTCATATGAACATATATTCATATATTGTCGACCTTAATAAATAAAGTAAATTTTAAAAATACTTAATTTTATTAACGTTCTGTATTCCATTGTAAAGAGTTATAAAAAAGAATTGATATAATATATCATTAAGATATTAACGCCTCTTAAATTGGCGCATAGAAGGTATTTTAGTTATATTCTATATTATTAAATTAAAACATTGAATTGACTTTATTTTTTAAATTGACTAGAATTATTTGAATTGTTTATACAAACGTGAATTTTCTGACAATTCAAAATGCTCTTATTCTTTCTATATATATTATAACATTTTTGAGCTAAAAAGTCAAGGAAAAGTTTTTGACGCTATTCGACAATATTATACAAAAAAACAACCGTCCTATTTTAGCGTGTAAAAGGTTTTATAAAAGTCTTAATATAAATATATGCTTAAAGGTTAAAACCTCTTAAATTGGCGTATAGAAGGTATTTTAGTTATATTGGATATTTTAATATATTGTAAAATACGATATTTTATATATGTATATTGTATACAAA